CCACCTGTACTTGAGCCTCCTGCAGAAGAGCCACCTGTACTTGAGCCTCCTGCAGAAGAGCCACCTGTACTTGAGCCTCCTGCAGAAGAGCCACCTGTACTTGAGCCTCCTGCAGAAGAGCCACCTGTACTTGAGCCTCCTGTACTTGAACCTCCTGCTATTGAACCTCCTGCTATTGAACCAGAGGCGGGATCAGAAGAAGAAGTAAACAATACAGTTAATGAAGCATTATTAGACGGGCAAATAGATAGCACAGAAGTAGAAGCAATTGCAGAGTCTATGGCAGAAGATGGTGAAATTGATGCAAAAGAAACTAATCAATTAATTGAAGCATTAGCAGAAGATGGAAAAGTTTCTACTGCAGATCAAGAGGCTGTACTTGAAGCACTTGCATCTGATGGAGAAGTTTCAAAAGAAGATGTTGCAGCAATTGTAGCCTTAGTATCTACTGATGGGAAAATGTCTACAGCAGAAAAAGAAATTGTTGCTGATGCATTAATTCAATCAGTTGCACCAGGAGAAAGTCTTACTAAAGAGCAAGTAGCAGATGCTGGAATTAAATTAGCAGATTTACCACCAGAAACACCAGTTGAGATTCGTACAAGCGAAAGTGGTCAAGAAGTAGTTATTACAGCAGAAATAGGTGCACAAATTGAGATAGTAACTGATGTAGCAGCATTTGCAGAAGAACTATTTAGCGATCCAGGAGCAGCCATTGCTGCACTTGGAAGTATAGGTGCAGACATGACTGAAGAAGAAAGAGAAGAAGCAACCAAGATGGTTGTAGCAACAGTAGTTGCAACTGGAGCAGCCCTAAATGCTGTAACAGTGGCAGGAGCAGCAGCAGGAGCAGCGACTAATGCCGCAGCCTCAGCAGCAAGAACCGCAGGTGGAACAGCCCCAACACCTGGCGGAGGCTCAAGTGGTGGAGGACCTAGCGGGGGAGACCCAAGAATAAGGAGAAGGAAACCATGAAAATAATAAAGAAAGTAATGCAGGATATGATTGATCAGTTATGGACTTTACTTGGTATGTTTATTGCATATGTAGTACTAGACGGATCAGCCAAGCAAATTGTTGGTGTAGCAATTATGGCAACAATGTTTGCATGGGCTATTACTTATCCAATTAGAAATAAAGACTGGAAGGATGATGAATGATGGCAACTAAAAAAATAGTAGAACCCCCAAAAAATGAACACCCACAGAAGGCAATAACAAATATCTTAATGAGAATTCTTGCGGTATTCGCAGCATCAGGACTATCAGTCTTGGGTGCAGGAGCAGTAGTAGGAATTGAAACTGTACAAGCAGTCATGCTTGCAGGACTCTTAGGAGTAGCAACAGTTATTGAAAGGCTGGCTAGGGCTTTTTTGGACGATGGAAGACTATCATTGGCAGAAATCAATGATGCGTTTAAATCAGTAGACAAAAAGGCTAATTAGTCATATTTTAGACCTTTCTTGACACCCCTTCTTGGCAATGGTATACTTAAATATACCTAGTCTGGGAGGGGTTTGTCGTGACTTGTATTGCTGTAGTTCGCCATGAAGATAAAGTTTATATGGCTGGGGATCGTGGAGCATCAGATGATGGTACCATTCTAGCACTTGAAGCGCCAAAGGTTTGGAAGATAGGCCCCTATCTTATTGGGTATGCTGGAGCAATGGACGGAGAAAGAATCCGTTATAACTTTAAACCAACTGCACCTAATATTAAAGACACAGATAGGTTTATGCAGACAAGGTTTATTAAAGAGTTAAAAGAATTCTATAATGAGTTCTGGGTAGACACATCTAAAGACGGGGATCTTGGTTTAATTATCTGTGTTCGTGGACAAATCTATGAGCATAGTTCTGCAGATATGTCTTTATCTAAATATACCCTGCCATATTTGGCTATGGGTTCTGGAGCAGAGTATGCTTATGGAGTTCTATATGCAACAGATAAACAAAAAAATGCAAGGAATAGAGTAATGCAAGCAGTAAATGCTGCAATTAAATTTAATCCATCATGCATGGGTCCAGTTGACATCGTAAGTCTTTAGGGGTATACTTATAATATGTCTAAAGAATGGGAAGAGATTTTAAATAATATACAAGACAAAGACGCAAACTATAAAGAGTTTGAGATTTGGCTTGAAAACGGAATTGAACGGGGATGGGTAACTGAACCGTTCTGTAATACTCATGATGGTGATCCATACATGAGCCAAGAAGAAGAACAAGAGTGGGAAGAGGGCGGAGACCCTTGCCAAGTAGTAATTAAAATCAAAGAAAACTAACAATGCCAAACCAGCAATGCGGATATTGCATAGTGATAGTGCGTAACCTTGCCAAGGTTAATGTGCGGGTTTGATTCCCGCTATTCGCTCCAAGGCCCTATCGTCTAGTGGTTAGGATACCAGGCTTTCATCTTGGTGGGCAGAGTTCAATTCTCTGTAGGGCTACAAAAAGTTTGATATAATAGACTTATACCTGCCGAATGGGGGTATATTAACTTATTCGCTTGAAAGGGGAATAAAATGGTAACAACAACACTGGATCTATTCAATGATCCTTTTTTTATTGGATTTAACAGAGAGTTAGTCCGCTTAAATACCGCACATAAAACAAACTCACAGACATATCCTCCATATGATCTTCTTAAGTTAGATGAAGATACATATAGAATTTCTTTAGCGATTGCTGGATTTTCAAAAGAAGATATTAATCTCTCAGTAGATAATGGAACACTCATCATTAAGGGAGAAATTGTAGAAGTAGTAGATGCTGAAATTGTTCACAAAGGAATTGCTGGTAGAAAGTTTACTCGTACATTTGCTCTTGGAGAATATATGGAAGTAACTGGTGCAGAAATGAAGGATGGTATGCTACACATTAAGGTAGATCGTATTATCCCTGAAGATAAAAAGCCAAAAACTATTAAAATCAAGTAGTACAATATAGGTGTCCCACACAGGACCTTAGTGATGGATTAGTTACCCATTGGATAAAGACCGTGGCGCAAGTCAGGTGAATTGCCTGTGTGGGGCATAATATTTTGCGGTATAATAATACTAATGACTGACAAAGAGTTGGACCATTATAAGAAGCAAGAGTTTAAAAATATGCTTGCTAAAATAAAAGAAAACTCTGGCTGTGTAGACTGTGGAATAAATAATCATATTATATTAGATTTTGACCACATTAAAGATAAAAAATATAACATATCAAGAATGATACATGACGGATTTTCTTGGAAAGCAATTAAAAAAGAAATTGAAAAATGTCAAGTTGTCTGTGCCAACTGTCATAGAATAAGAACACATAACAGATTGACATCAAAAGCCTCATAGTGATATAATAGAGTGTAATACCTAAAAGGGGGAAACATGGCAGCAAAAGGAAGTTTAGAGGCAATCATTGAGGTTGCAAAGAAAGAAATTGGAACCATTGAAGGTCCAAAGGATAACGAAACAAAGTACGGAGCATGGATTAAAGTTAACTTCCAACCATGGTGCCAGTCATTTGTTTCTTGGTGTGCAATGTCATCGGGAGTTTCAAAGTTCCCAAAGTCTGCATCAACAGTAGCAGCATCAGATCATTTTAAAAAAGAAGGTCGTTGGTCAGATGCACGTAATGATGATCCACAAGCAGGAGACTGGATTTATTTTGATTTTCCAGATGATGGTGTAAATCGTATTTCCCATGTTGGTCTTTGCATTAAAAACAATGGCGATGGAACCATACAAGTTATTGAAGGAAACACTTCGGGAACTGCAAAGGGAGATCAGCGCAATGGAGGAATGTGTGTTGAAAAGACTCGTGGTTATGTAAAAAACAACAAGAAGAAGTTGCTTAATGCTGTAGTTGGCTGGGGTCGTCCAGTTTATGCTGGTGAAGAAAATGAACCATTATTAAATAAACTAGCAGCAACTCCAGTAAAGGCAACATCTCCAGATGCTGCTAAGAAAACAGCAAAGCCAGAAATAAAGAAGTCTTCTGGTGGCAGTAAAGTGAATCAGGTTTATTAATTGCCAGTTTACGAATACAAATGCACAGGAAAATGTCCTAAAGTTGTAATCAAACAAAGATCTATTAAAGATGCCGATCCAGGGTATGAGTGTGAAACTTGCACTCTGCCATTGGAACGTGTATACTCTAATGTAGGAGCAGTATTCAACGGTAGTGGATTTTATTCCACTGATAATAGAAAGTAGCAATATAATATGAATATGACAATTACAGAAGATGTTGCAGAAAAAGAATGGATATTAAAAGCAACAGATCGTTGTGATTCTTGTCCATCAGAAGCACTAGTTAAGGTAACTGGAATATCTGGAGACTTAATATTTTGTGGACACCACTATAATAAGATTATGAATGATGCAGGTGGGTATAAAAAAATGATGTCTTTTGCATTAACTGTAATTGACGAACGAAATAAACTAGTTTAGTAAATTATCTTAAATGGATAAAACCTTCTATTTTCTTTCTGGGCTTCCTAGATCTGGAAACACATTGCTTTCTAGTATTTTAAATCAAAACCCTACCGTTCATGTTAGCAGTCTAAGCCCAGTTGTTGATTACTTGTGGTCTGCTTATAGCATATCTTTAAATGATCAAAATGCTCTTAGACTTAGTTCACAAAACAACAATAAAACATATTTAAATAATATAATTAATAGTTATTATTTAAATGTAGAAAAAAAAATAATTATTGATAGAAGTAAGGCTTGGACACAGAATGCTAACTTTAATTTAATTAAAGATTATATTAATAAAGATCCAAAAATAATATTTACTGCAAGGTCAATAATTGATATTTTAGCATCTTTAATATCTGTATATGATAAAACAGAACTTATAGAACAAGATATGCTTTATTATAACTGGAACTATAAACATAACTTATCTTTAACTGATAATAAGTGTGATTTTTTAATGAGACAAGGTGCCGCGATTGATCTTTCATTAAGTTCACTTTCAGAATTACAAAAAAATAATAGATTTTCAAATATTCATATCATTGAGTATGAAGATTTAATAAAAAATCCAGAAACAAGTATGAAACAGGTTTATTATTTTCTTGAAATGGAAAACTATAGTCATGATTTTAATAATATAACAGACATTGAAATTGATAGTGCTATGAGTGATTTATTAATTGGACTTCCTGAAGATTTGCACAAAGTAGAAAAATCTTTAAAGTTGTCAAAAATTAACCCACATGATATACTATCAGAGTACGTTATAAACAAATACTCAAATTTAGAATTTTGGAGAAATAAATGATTACACAAATTATGAAATTGCCAAGTTCTAGCAAAACTAAATTCAATGTTTTATCTGATTATGTAATAAATAAATATAGTTGCACACTATATTCACTAGCAGAACACTTAGAAAGGTAAACATGAGTAAAAAATCTCAAGAATTATTTCGCTACAAGTATCATAAAAATTATGATGTTCAAGCAATAAAAGATGAAGTGCTTAAACTTGAAGAAGAATGGCTTAAAGATACATCACGACAAGAGTTATTTGCGGTTCATAAAGAAACTGTAACTGTTTTTTTAACAGATTATTCTCTTGAATGGCAACTTTATAAAAGTTACGCTGGAACTATTAGAGAACCTGAATCTGTGCTTTATAAGTTAGTAGAACCAATCATTAAAGACTTAGAAAGATTGCATAATGGTAGAGTTGGGCGTGTTATTTTCCCTAAATTAAAAGCAGGTAAAAAGATTGACGAACATACAGACGGTGGAGATTATTTAAATGTTTCTAGGAGACATCATATTCCAATAGTTACAAACAACAAAGTATTTTTTGCAATAGACCAAGGACTTCTCAATATGCATGAAGGTGAATGTTGGGAAATTAATAACATGCGTCCTCATGAAGTTACTAATGATAGCAAAGAAGATAGAGTTCATTTACTTATTGATATCATACCTAATGAATACATAGGAGAATAAATGATAATACAAATTATGGGGCTACCAGGTTCTGGCAAGACAGAATTAGCAAAAGCACTTAAAGAACGTATTAACGCTATCCACCTAAACGCAGACGAAGTTCGTGCAACTGTCAACTCTGATCTAGGATTTACCCCAGAAGATAGACTAGAGCAAGCAAGGCGCATGGGCGAAATGGCTAGACTAATTGCTAAGCAGGGTGTTGCTCCAGTAATTGTTGATTTTGTATGTCCAACAGATTTAACTCGTGTAGCATTTGGTAAGCCAGACATATTAGTGTTCATGGATACAATTGCTGAAGGTCGCTTTGAAGATACAAATAAAATGTTTGAACGACCAACAGATGTTGATGTATCTTTTATTAGTCACGGTCAAGATTCTGAATCAAAGGCATCTTACATTATTAATAAGTTTGGCCTACACGATTGGTCTGCACCCACAACTCTTATGCTGGGTAGGTACCAGCCTTGGCACGAAGGCCACCACGCCCTCTATAAGGAAGCAGGAAATAGAACTGACCAAGTACTACTTGGAGTCCGTAATACCTATAACACAAGTGAGAAAGATCCACTTAAATTTGATCAGGTAAAAGAATATATTGCCAAAGATAAGTTTATGGACGGGGCATTAGTATTAAGATTACCTAACATTACCAACATTATATATGGTAGAGATGTCGGATATAAAATTGAACAAGTAGATTTGGGGGCAGATATTCATGCTATTTCGGCTACTGAAAAACGGAAGCAACTGGGTCTTTAAACAAATGGAAGAGGCAGGCAAGTTAATAAACGAAGCAGAAGAAAAACTATATCTTAAAGATAGACATGAACGTAAGTAAGCAAAGGTCTGCTTTAAAGTCTATTATATGGCGTATAATTGGAACAGCAGATACTTTTGCTATTTCATGGTTCATAACTAAAGAGCCAGTAACAGCAGGAGCAATAGCAAGTTTTGAGGTAGTTACAAAAACAATCCTTTATTACTTCCATGAGCGTGGTTGGAATAAAATAAACTGGGGGAGAGAATAATGTATGAATACTATGTAAGAAAAGTAGAGAACGTAGTAGATGGAGATACCATTGACGTTCTTATTGATTTAGGGTTTGATATTTTATTTGCATCCCGTGTAAGACTGGCTGGTATTGATACCCCTGAGTCTCGCACAAAGGATCTTGCTGAGAAGGCTCTTGGTCTTGAAGCCAAAGAGTATCTAAAGAAGTCTTTAAAAGACGCCAAGTCTGTTATTATCAAGACTGAAAAAATGGACTCATCTGAAAAGTATGGTCGCATTTTAGGCTGGGTATATATTAATGGAGATACGGTGTCCCTTAATGACATGATGATTAACGATGGGTATGCATGGGGATACCTTGGAGATACTAAGGTAAAAGATTTTGAAGCACTTAAAAAGGCTAGATTAAAATCTAAAAAATGAAACACATCCTATACTTTACTGCAGACTGGTGCAATCCTTGTAAAAAAACAAGGCCAATAGTAGAAGAGTTAAACCGTGAACAAATCATGGCTAAATTTTTTATCATTGATGTTGATGTTGAAATTGAAATGGCACAGGACTTTGAGGTTCTTTCTATTCCTACTTTTGTTTTAATCAAAGATAATATTGAAATTTACCGTGTAACTGGTGCACAGACAAGGCAGCAGTTAGAGGAGTTGATTGTTTATGAAAAAGATATTCAAAATGATATTTAATCCTGATGGAAAAGACATGATACCAAAAGATCAAGACGCTATAACACACCTTATTCTAAAAGGCGCCCTTGAGGTTGCTGGGGTTAATAGTTTAAATGGAGAACTTCTATACACAATAACCCCTAAAATGAAAGAAATAATGCCAAAAATTTATGAAGATCACATTAGGCAAGTAAACAAAGAATTATTAAACCTATGGGAAAAAGGTTATGTAAATATTGATTTTTTCTCAGAAGACCCCCTAGTGACCGTATCTGAAAAGGGTCTTGATAAGCAAGCCATTTCTGAGTTGACCATAGAAGAAGTCTGGGCACTAGAAGAAGTCAAAAGACTGTTAAAGAAGTAAAATCTGATATAATGAATGTATAGATTGAGAGGTTTATTTTGAACCATATTAAAGAAGGCGATTTTGTCATGGGGTCTACCTCTGAAGGCATGATCCACGGCATAGTAGAGCACATTATGATTGAAGGTGGAACACTAGGTACACCTGGATCAGAGTATGCCCTTGAATCAATGCCACCAGAAAATCCAGCAATGTCTGTTAGAATTTATAAAGAAGAAGATGGCAAGTGGGAAGCAACAGCCTATAGTATTGGAATGATGTATATGGATGCAAAGGTTGCAGATATAAACAATCATATGATGGAAGACGATAGCGAAGAAATGGATTCAGAAGTTGCAATGGCAATGTATGATTCATCAATTGGCAAAGCAAAAAAGCCTAACTATGGAGAAATGATTCAACCACGTCGTGGTGGGTCAACACCGTCTAATCCAAAACTTTATGCAAGAGTTGTGCAGGCAGCAAAAGATAAATTTGATGTGTACCCATCTGCGGTTGCAAACTCTTGGGTAGTGCAAGAATACAAACGTCGTGGTGGAACATACAAGTCTAAAAAAGAATTGGGATCAGATAATTTTTGGAATGGATTTTTAAAATAATGCCAAAGAAAAAAGCACAATCATTTAATGCAACACAAATTAAAGATGGAATGGTTGTTCGCATGAATAAAAACGGTACAGTTAAATCTGTTCTTGGTCCATATGAAGTAAAACATATAAAGAAGGATAAGTAATGGCAGAGACATACTCACCTAATGCAGGTATGAAGGCTGCAGCAAGACGTGCCTTAAAGTATAAAGAAGATGGCAAAGCAAGAGGTGCTGGGACTCCAGTAGGTTGGGGCAGAGCAACTGACATTGTAAATGGTGCAGCCATGTCTCTTGATACTGTTAAAAGAATGTACTCTTTCTTTTCCCGTCACGAAGTAGATAAAAAAGGAAAAGATTTTGATAATGCAGAAAACCCATCTAATGGCAAGATTATGTGGTTAGCCTGGGGTGGAGATGCAGGGTTTGCTTGGAGTCGGGCAATAGTAAACAGAGAAAAAAGTAAGACAGAAAAGATCTGGGACGGAAGTCCATTTAGCATCAGGGGGAAATAAATCATGGAAGATTTAACAGTTGAAGAAATAAAACAATTAGTTACGTTTTATAAGCAAAGAGCAACAGAGATGGAGTTTAACTTGTTGCAATCACAGTTAAAACTTAATAGGGCTTTGTTTACAGAACCAGTACCAGAAAAAAATAATATTAGCAAAAAAAATAACTAAATAGTTAGGAGAAATCATGGAGATTGCCTTAATTGTTGGCTTGACATTGGCCGTGTTTTCCTCTATACTTGTAGTCATAAGTAAAAAAGAAAAAAGATCTTTTAATAAAACGTTATATCGTCAAAGCGATATGCACAATATGTTAAAAGAGTTTTTCTTTAGAGATATTTTTGATAACAAAGATGTTTCTTCTCAATCTAAAATTTGGAAAGAGAAAAAAACAACTAAGTTTCTTATAATAGATCAAAAAGCATATTGGGTATCTAATAATATGTTCTATGTTGGTGATACGGACAATGGTCAGGTTAGACCAGAAACTGGAAGACCAATAGACATATCAACGATGTCTCCAAAAGAAGTAAACAAAATGTTATTCATCCTGGATAACTTAAATGGTGGGAGAAAAAATGATAGTGGCGGTGCAAGGAACTAACGAGTTTGATGACTATAACTTGTTTCTTCGTGCAATGAGCGTTGCATTATCAGGAATGAAAAATGATGAAAAGGACTTTACAATTTATTCTGTTGGTCCTGCAAAAATTAATTCTTTTGTTTCAGAATTCTCAAACCTTTCAGAACGAGGCATGAAAGCCAGGGGTCGTAAGATAAAGTTTTATAAAGTTCCAGAATCTTGGGTTCAAGAAAATATGGAGCACATAAACTATTTTGCATTCTTAAGTAAACCAAAACAGTCTGTATCAAAATTAGTCCATTCTGCAGAATTAAAAAATGTAGAAGTTGGAATATTCCGTTATTAATAGAAAGAGTATCATGATAATTAATTCATTAGCACACATGGAAAAAATTGTTTCAAAGAATAAAGAACTAGCCTGGATAGGCTGGGATGTTGTGGAGCGTAAAAGATCAGATCTTGCCAGAACATCACCAAGCGGGGTACGTGTAAAAAATGCATGGTACCTACAAAAAACCTTTAACCTTAATCGTAATGGTTGGGATATTCCAAACAAATACGGTCAGTAAATGAAACAACATTTGTGGAAAGATGAAGCAGCCTGCCTTGGACTTGATACTAATATATTTTTTGATAAGTATGAAGAAGTTCTTGATGTCCGTCCAATTGTAGACTCAATGTGCCAACGATGCCCAGTAGCAAATATTTGTTTTGCCAACGGTGTTTCTGGCAAAGAGTATGGTGTTTGGGGTGGTGTATTCCTTGAACTGGGAAATATATCTAGAGAGTTTAACAAACATAAAACAAAGCAGGACTGGGCCAATACCTGGCAGTCACTGACAATGGAGAAATAATATGTGGTCATTGGTAATTATTTATGTTAAATCATTTATCTATTGGAGGAAAGATGTCAATTAATGTATATTGGGCGTGTGCAGAAAAAGAATGGGCTCGTGCAGAAAAACCAGTTAGCATATCTAAAAGGTTTTATGATTTACATAAGTTTGATCCATCAGAAAAGTCTACACCCATAAAGTGTCCAGCAGTAGTTCCAGAGTTAAATAACCTGTTTGGATTAAAGTCTTTATATACTTATGAATTTTCAATAAAAAACGATAAAGTTGACTCTACATTATACGATCAAGAGTTTTATGATAAACATGTAATTATAAGAGATTTAGAGAAAAAATTGTTTTCTTTCACACAAAATTACATATTATTTACTGATAAAGAAAGTTTAGAAGTAACAGTGCAGATACCTCCATATTTTGAAAACAGTGATTTATCAAAAAATACATTTTCTTTGCCTGGGACTATGGATATAGGAAAGTGGTTCAGAAAGTTAGATCATAGTTTTTATTTAAAAGATAATGTTAATTCTTTTAACATTAAAGAAGGAGATATATTTTATTATATAAAGTTTCATACAGATGAAAAAATTAACTTTAAACAGTTTATGGTAACAGATAAAATAAATACTTTTCATGATCACTTAACAAGTTCAACAGTAAACAGAAGTTTAAAGCATAGGAAGTTAAACGAGTTCTACCAAGCCTTTAGGTATAAAGACAAAGTATTAAAAGAAATTAAGGATAACCTACTAGATGATAGATAAATGTTAAGATTGGCTTGGTTTTAAAATATTATGTACACAGATCAAATGCGTAGAGCATTTCATTCTATTATTCCTCCAAAAGGATTTAACATAGAGTTGATTGATAATGAACATTTTTTAACAATTAAACTAGATGAATATGTATTTGCAAGAATGGTTCATGATGATAAAATACAGGCATTGCAGTATGTGCTAAATGCAAAAAAAGCATTAGAAATGGAAGGCGCAATAGTGTTAGTTACAAGAGAGGCTATTAAATGACAATATTTATATCTATAGCATCTTTCCGTGATCCAGAACTTCTCTACACTATTAAGAGCGCTATTGACAACGCAAGCAATCCAGAGAACCTACACTTTGGTGTTGTTTATCAGGGCCTGCCATTAGAAATGCCAAACTTTGACTCAGTTCCAAACCTATCTCTTGTAACTATGCACTCTAAAGAAGCCAGAGGTGCGGGGTATGCAAGAGCAAAGGCCATGGAACTATACAACAACCAAGACTATTTCCTTCAAATTGACTCACATACAAGGTTTGCAAAAGACTGGGACACTATATGTATTGATCAACTAGAAAGGGCTAAGAATATTTCTGGTCATTCTTCAGTTATTCTTTCATATTTTCCTGCTCCATATGAGCCAGAAAGTAATGGCGGTATGCATTTAATTAAAAAACATCCAAAGATAAAGTCATACCCAACTAGACAAAAGATAGCATTAAACAGAAAAAATCAATGGACTGCAGAAAGACTTGAGTTTATAAATAGAGTAAAAGAAGATCCAGAAATATCAGAGACTGTCCTTGGTGGTTTTATGTTTTCTTATGGAGCAATGGTTGGTGAACTTCCATACGATCCAGACTTAAGTTTCTTTGGTGAAGAGATTTGTTTTGCTATGAGGGCTTGGACTAGAGGCTGGGATATTTATTCCCCTGCCAAAAATATTGTTTATCATTTTTATTCTCGTGGTGGGTACTATAAGATCTGGGGAGATAGAAATCTAAGAGGCTTATCTTGGAAAGAGTTAGAAGAAATATCATACAAGAAACAAAGAAAAATCCTTTGTGGTGAAGAAGAGGGAATCTTCGGTGCTGGAAACGTTAGAACCCTTGCAGAGTATGAGATCTTTACTAATACTAACTTTAAAGATTTTTATAGTTTGACAAACCCACGGCATTAGGATATACTTAAAACATGTGGACTGGGGATATGAAAGACATTTTTATTATTGTTTTTGCAACACTGTCAATTTGCTTTGCAGTGTCATATTTGTTAGTGTTAAGACAATCCGTTAAACTTAAAAAAGACATTGCAAGATTGTTTATTGAAAATACTTTGCTTCAAGAATATGTTGATCTAACAAAATCTATAAAAACAAAAGAAGACTCAGATGAATCAATACATAAAGAAAACTTTATTAAATTTCTTTCTGACTCACGAGACTGGGCATTTTTATATATTGAGAATGTACAAAAAGGATTAACTAAGTTTGTTAATGATGTTGATGCAGATGTATCACACTTTGATGAATATGGAGAAGCACTATCTATGTCAAGGCCTGACTATCCATCTATGAAAAATATTTCAAAAGCATATAAAGAATTAAAAACACTACTACCAGAGGATGAATTAAAATAATGAACAATAAACTTAAAGTAAATTTTATGTTAAATAAAAATAAAACTCCAGAGGTTAATTTTGTAACAAACATATTTGGTTTAAATTTGCTAGAAGACTGTGTTCCAAAACCAGCAAAAGAATATATTCCTCAATGGTGGAAGGATACTCCAACAATAAAAACAGAAAAACATTGGGGTGGTTCAAATCATGGCAATATGAAAGTTTGTCCATCATTTTCTGATTATTTTACAAAGGGATATATTGTGCCAATGTGGGTTGATTCTCATCTTTATTATGATTCAAGCACTGGAGAAGGCAAATGGGTAACAGCAGATGGAAATTTTATTTGGGAAAGTCATTCAAATGAGCAATATTTAGATTACGTTGATCATAAATTTTTAAATAAAGAATCATTTTTTGTTTTTAAGATAAAGTTACCTTGGTTTATTTTTACAACAAAAGGATATTCTTTATATCAACTACCAACATTTTTTCATTTTAACGAAGACTTTTCAGTAGTTCCTGGAGTTAGAGATACAGATGTTTATCATGAAATGAATGTTCAAATTTTAATCCATAGTGATAAAAAAGAAATTTTTATACCAAGAGGAACACCGTTGGCACAGTATATTCCTTTTAAGAGGGAAAAAACTAATTATGATGTTAGAGAAGCCACTCAAAAAGACTTATCAAAAATATCTGCACATAACCTAAATTTATCAACAAAGTTTGTAAAGTTAAGTTCTTATTTAAAAGATAGAAAAAAATAATGAAAGATATATTATTGTCAATACTAACAGGTTTTGGATGTGGCGTAGTCTTTGCTGCATTCAAATTGCCAGTACCAGCACCACCAGTTTTTGCGGGAGTCGCAGGAATTGTAGGGCTATGGGCTGGATATGCTATACTAATTAAGGTTCTATCCTAGGAGGAAACATGAACACAGAACAACTAAAGGCACTACTTGCATCATACGGACGTTCAGTCCTTGCATCAGGCCTTGCACTATATATGGCAGGAGTGACGGATCCAAAGGATCTGTGGACTGCCCTTGTTGCAGCAATCGCACCCGTAGCAATTAGAGCAATCAATCCTAACGACAAGGCTTTTGGTCTATTGCCAGATGCTAAGGCCGTAGAGATGGCTCTGAAGGCTGCTAAGGCACCTGCAAAGAAGAAGGCACCAGCCAAGAAAGCAGCGCCAAAGAAGTAATATTTACTTACAGAATTGCCAGTCTAGAAATAGGCTGGCTTTTTTGTTTTATGAGTTAATAATGTCTATATATTTTTCTTTTAATGACTCTCTTGAAAAATGTTCAAACCCTAAATTAAATGCTTTTGTTTTCATTGCTTCTTTATTACTAATAATATAGTTATCAATAAGTTCAGCAAGCGATTTAGGATTAACTGACCAAACATTTACAGTTGCTTTTGCCTTAAACTTATCAATTAACTCAGCCTCCAGTGTCCATTCATCTGGCAATACCGTTGTGTTTGGAGAAACTCTGGGCATAAATACTGGTAGACCACTCATCAATGCCTCATTCATTGGTAAACATAAACCAGCATATCTTCTAGGCAATACCATTGCATCATAGCCAAAGTACAGATCTTGCTTGTTTGCAACGTTATCAGTTTCTATAATAATTCTTTCATCTGTTGATTTAATCTCTAAAGGTGTTTGTGTTTTAATAACTAACTTATAATCTTCCTTTGAATATTCAAGCATCTTAATAACGGTTTCTGTACCGTTGCGATCTTTAACGGCTGCCTTGCCAGCAACATGCAGAATCCTGTTATGGTCTTGTGCATTTATACTTCTTACATCTTTAAATAACTCTGCGTCAGTTGGTGGCGGTAGATGAATAACCTCACATATATCACCATACAGTCTTCTAATATCATCTATATGCCAAGTACTTGGAGCCAATAATACATCTGGTAATGACCAGTCTGGATGTTGTAGGTTACCTAAAAATTCATAGTTATATTGAAGGATGGTTTTTATACCAGCCATTCTAGCCATATCAATAAACTGTTGTGAGTAAAAGGTTTCACAACTAATAACAACGTCAAGGTTTCGTAAAAATTCTTTTATTTCCCCATGTCTAGGAAAACCTCTGTCTGTTGTAATGCAGTCATAACCTGCATACCACTCTGGATGCTGTTTGTTTTGATTAAAAAAACTTGAGTTAATTAATAAAATTTTGTCAGGGTTTAGCATGTTTACTAGTTCTCTGGTTTGATTACCCAGGCCAGTGTTGTCAGATCTTGCTATGATTCCTAATCTCATTCTTTATATCCCCAAAAATTATCATCTGTCGTAAATTTTTTATGACCATCACGACCATCTAAATGGTAAGATCTTTTAATGTTTATATCAGGATGATAGATCCATAACTTATGCATATTCCAGCCATCTTCGTTAAAAATATCATATGGCAAAATATCATCTTGAACCTTGCCGTGAAAAGTGTCTTCTATAAAAAAGAATTTGTCACATGATGGCAAGACAACATCTCTATAATAACTTTTGGTTGTTAGGTGTGGACGTTGGCTCCATTGAGCAGTCTTTAAAAACCCATCCTCTAAATCAAACATTAAATGTTCGTGAGGTTCTGGAATAAAGGCCTCAAAGTGAAAACGAATAGTATTTGCTTTGCCATACTCAATCATGTCTAAACATTTTTCCCAATCAATAGGATCAGTTGTAAGAGGAGCATCTCCTTCAATATAAAGAAGCAATGATGTTTTTATTTCTGGCATTGTTAGTCGCATCATTCCTGTTTGGTGGATATGACTTTCAAAAACCATTGGCAGAACATTTTTATATTCATGTAAGCATTTCCATAAAATACGATTTTTATATTCATCATAGCCTGACTTGCGGTGACTTTGTTCTCTTCTTAATCCATCAATCTGCATAATTATTTCATTATCTGGAAAATGAAATCTAATAGACTTAATTGTTTCATCTATGATATCTGTATTAGGATGAGATGGCAAAACAGAAGTTACCAAAACAATAGTTATATCTCTTTTATGCATTTAGTTGCTCCATTATCTTAATACCCAGATCTCTTTTATATTTAATCCACCAACCAACAACCCTGTGCATGTTATTTGGATAGTTGTCTAGTAACTCTGGAAGAAGTTTTTCAATATTATTCCAATTATCTACAGATTCAACAGGAAACTCAGGACCAAACATTTTTTTATAAAACTTTGTTTCTGTCATGCTTGGATCTAGTTTATCTGCAATCGGAAGGGTCAACAACTCTATTGATTCAAAGAATCTAAATGTATCTATCACTGCAGCACCAGATGGGCATGGAGCAATCTTTGCACTTGAGAGTTTAGCGTAGTAATCTTTTGGTTTATCTCCCAGAGAGAACCCTCTTGTTGGCCCATAGAGTGAATTTTTTAGGATTGGCATAACCAATGCTAACTCTTTTCTTCTTGAGTGCGTTATCTGTCCACCAAAGTACACATCATATTCTTTTTCTTTATATTCTGGAGCGTTGTCCTTTAGGTGTTGTGGAACTCCAATTGGCATCTTGTTATATTGATCATGCTTTTCATGAGGGTATTGAATCCATATCTCAATATTATTATGTCTAATTTTACTTACATCAAACCTAGCATTCTCATCTCCATTAATAAATAAAACAACTCTAGAAAGTTTATTTAATTCATTAGATAGTTTATCTTCATTACCAGCAGTCTGTGGTCCAGGGATTACAACAAAGGCTTTATCTCCTTTTGGAATTTCTGTAACCCTTATTTGATCTACTTCATGCTTATCAAATATTTCTTTTAATAATCCATAATCCCATTTGTCATTTGCATAATCTTGTCCATCATGAGAATATAAGTATGCGCTATATTGATTCATAGTATAAATGAACCTCATGCTGATAGTCTAAAATTATTTCAGTGTATCCTAATCCTTTTATCCATTGTCTAAGATTATATAAAGATTCATTCCATTGCTGTAGCATAAACTCAGGGTGTCCAGATAACCAAATCTTTGGTTTGTGCTCTCTAAGCACCCTCTCAGCCCCTCCTAGGACCCTCCACTCACTACCCTCTACGTCCAAGGAAATGGCGGTAGGGGCTTTAATACCATGATCATATACACAAGAGTCTATAGTAATCTGACCATAGGTTTCTCCTTCAAGGTATAGTTCTTTAAACCCGTGGGCTGCTTCAATTACATCGTTAACTTCTGGTGGCCATTCATCGTAATATATTCTTGAAAGACTGTTTATCTTATCAGATGCAAATCCAGGAATACAAACCATTGGAAGATCTAAATTATTTGCACTCCAGAGTAGTGGAAAGTGTGACCAGACTTTGGGGTTTGGCTCAAATACAACTACTTCCGCACCCCACATTTGACATAGTGCAGCAAACTCGCCCTCTTCTGCACCAACATAATACATAACATCTCCAGAAGAAATATTTTCAGACATGTGTTTTAGTCTTGGCTTTTCCCAACCATGTGGTTGATACCAATCAGGACGTGCAGCACGATGCTCTGGCAAAGTAATCTCAAACTCACCATTAATTATTACTTTTCTCATCTCTGTCATTTCTGCAACCATTCTATTAATGATACCTTTGGTGTCCATCCAGTTAAACCTTTAAACTTTTCATTAGACGCAAGAGTTTCTTGTACTTCCCCAATTCTTGACGGGATAAACTTAACATCATTTGAAATCATATTAGCAATATCAATTATAGAATAGTTACTTCCATACCCAATGTTATACACCTCACCAAAACCATGAGTTACTTCAGATGCAAGGATGTTTGCTTCTATTACATCAGATATATGTGTAAAGTCTCTGCGCTGAGATCCATCTCCAACAACTGTTAGCGGTTTGCCTTCATGGTATTGTTTTAAAAACAGTCCTATTACTGGTGCATACTGCCCTTTTAGTGGCTGTCTATCTCCATAAACATTGAAGTATCTAAGTGATATAGTCTCAAGACCATAAAGATTATAATAAACTTTTGCAAGGTTTTCACCAAAGACTTTTGCAGCAGAGTATGGTGTTAGTGGGTCAGATGGTTGTGTTTCTATGTTTGGAAGTATTGCTTTCTTACCATAGGCAGATGATGTACTAGAATAAACAAACTTCTTTACTTTTGCTAAGCGAGATAGTTCTAATACATTGGCAGTTCCCACTGCGTTAGACTCAATAGATTTTCTAGGGTTTAGTATTGCTGGTTGAATTCTTGCATCAGATGCAATATGAAATACATAGTCAATTCCATTAAACAAATGTTCTATCTTGTTATAGTCACATATATCATATTTATAATTATTTGCTTTTGGGTTCCAGTAAAATTGCTCATGACACTCTGCTGACTCATTATCTATACAGATAACATTATGACCAAGGTCTATAAGTTTATCAACAAGATTAGATCCAATGAAGCCTGCTCCTCCAGTTACTAAACAATTCATTTAATACCCAACTCTTCTAAGATTGCAGTCCATCTATGGACATAGGTATGTTCTTTCTTTGTACGGTTGTGACCGTTGACTCTGATTCTTTCTCGTACCAAAGAGTTTTCAAGATACTGATCTATCTTATCTCTTAAGTCATTAAAGTTTCCATGCTTATAAAATACAACTTCATCAGGCATAAAGTATTCATCTAATCCCTTAATTTCTGGGTAGATGGTAAAACCACCACGTCCAGTAGACTCAAACAATCTATCACTAGTGTAGTAAGGATAATCAAATCCTATGTTAAGACTATCTCCAACTGCAATCTTGCTCTTAGCATAGATGCGATTTAGTGCATCACCACGAATAGTTCCAGTGTCGCCATCTCCACCAACGTGAAGGAATCGTTTGCCGTATGTCTTTCTTAAGAAGTCAATTAGTTCTGGGCGATACTTATGTTCATGGTGATATCTTCTACTGCCAACAAAAATAACATCGTACTCAAAGTTTTGTGTGTCATAGTCTGGGTGGATGTAACATTCTTTATCATATACCCCTGCAGGCATGAAGTGGCCTTTTACGGCGGTATTGTGATCAAACCAATCAGCCATAAGTTTATCTACAGTAAAGAAATGACCAATAGTTCTATAGAAACTGTCATGCTTAAGATCATTTTGTCTATCAAGGCCAAACCATAAATCTAAATGATATGTCATAGTAGGAACACCAGCAGATTTAAGTTTATTAAGAACGTCATCCATTGAGATGTTTCCACCAGTTTCCCAGCCATGTGTGTGCACCCAGATAAACAGATCAGACTCTAATGCTTTTTCTAGGATAGTTTGGGTCTTGGCCTTACGCTCCTGCAATTTTGTGACGGTATTGCCTAAAGACTCTAGACTACTAGCATGATGATTCTCACTGCTATAAGACACTTCAAAATTGCCAAGAAAAACTATATTAGCCAAGACTACCCCTTTTGTTTTATCTATTATAGCACCTCTGGCAAGAATTGAACTTGCGACACCAGGCTTAGAAGTCCTGTGTTCTATCCACTGAACTACAGAGGTTTGGCTGGGGATGCAGGCATCGATCCTGCGACATCCGAATTAACAGTTCGGCACTCTACCATCTGAGTTAATCCCCATTAGTACACCAGGTAGGACTTGAACCTACGATAGCCGAATTATGAGTTCGGTGCCTTAACCAACTTGGCTACTGGTGCTTAAGTAGTTAATTGCTCTTTCTAATCTATCAATATTATCTTGAAATACACCAAGGCCACGGTTACAGTTGTGGCAGATATGTCCTCTAAAACTATTTGTTATGTGGTCATGATCTACTACCCAGATGCTGGCATTTCCTCCAGTACCTTTTAATTCTTCCTCATTCTTTAAACAAATAGGGCAGATGTGATCTTCTTCTGGATATCCCCAGACCTTTCTTAACTCTAGCCGCTGCTTTGCCAATTTGGAAGCACAAGACCTACACTCTGGCCTTAAATATTTTCCACCAGAAGATGGAGAAAACTGGGACTTATCTAAATCAAGCCCACATTTGCTACAAACCTTAATTTACTTTACCTTATAGGTCATAACAAAATAACATGCTACATACCCAGCAATAAATGCAGGGATCAAAAATAAAATGTTAATCATCTTCTTCCTCAAATTCTCTAAGGGCATTGTTATTATCATTACAATAATTACAATCACCGTGTTCTAATCTGTTACCACAATAATTACAAAACATACTTCTCCTAACATATCTATTCTATCAGGTTTGAATGTTTATTGCAACAAAGTAATTAGTATCCACCTGTGCATTCATTCCTGCTATGGTATAGCCTAATTTTTGTCATAATTTTGCGGGATGGAGCAGACATATTATCCTTACAGGCAAGACACCTATAAGACCATTCTCCAGTAAAGAAATCATGTACATACCCTTTAGCCTTAGAATACTTTTTGGCTACAAAGGTTTGAAATGGATCTGGAATTTCTAGATTAATCATGTTCTTTCATATGTCTAGATAAAGATTCATTAGCCATAATACCCCAACGAAGGTCCCATTGTTTTTTACACGTAGGGCAGGTCAAGGTTCTACTCATCTTTGTCCCAATATGCTTTACCAAAAGCATCATAATCATCCCAACCTTCATCTGCCATATCAATTCTCATTTGATTTAACTCTGTTTTCCAGCCGTCCAAGTCTATAGTGTAGTATGTTCCCCATCGCTCATAAGGTTTATTAAGATACTTCCACATTTTTGCGTGGTATTTAAAGCGTAGCCCTAACTGACTATCTAAAGACTCATCCAAATCAATAGCCTTAACTAAATGATTACCAGCATAACCACCAAGAAAGTTTCCTATCCATCGTAATGGCCAGATCCTAGTTTTCTGTATCTTTGTTGAATGCTTCAGCATCTTTAGGTACCCACACTTTCTTTCCATCTTTCCATACTGGCCAATAGCCAAGGCTACGCCAATCCATTTGAGTTATCTTAGGCTCTTTCATCCATACCCCTATCCCAAATTACCAAACACTTACTACATTGTATCCCATCTTGCCTCATATACCAAGTATGGCTACACTCTTTTGCCATATGCACACCAAATTCTTCCATCTGTCATGGTTTGATGTAGATCCCAAAACAATGGATCTTTCTGTAACATTGCACATTTTCTACAGTCTTGAGGTTTCATAGTTTAGCAACTAACTTAGCAGCCATCTTGAGTCCTTTTACTAATCCGTCATGGTAGTCTTGATTCTTAATGACCTTAGTAGTATCCCAAATGCGATAGGATTCTTGGTCTAATAGTTTAGATATCTCTTCATTACTCAAAGTCAACCTGACTTTCAAACATGTTAGTCATGTAGTTATCTTTTCCTCTTGCAACCTTTGCTGCAAGCATACGCATACCCAATGCATTAGTAGTTGAATCCTTAATCTCAATGGCTTCAATAGCACTGGCAATCTCTTCTCGTAATGTCATTTCGTCTATGCTCATGTACTAAGCATATCAGATTTTCAACGGTATGTCAAGAATGTTCCTTACACACAGGCATAAGATTATTGTGAACAGATAAGGCAGATAAAAGGTTTATCATTAGATTTAATAAATATCTGTAAACATTTACTACAGGCTACTTTATAACCCATAAACCTACTACAGGATGATTCTAACTTGTTCATATGCTCCACCATGATGGGTTTTGATTAAACAGGCCATACTTTTCTATATGTGCTTGTCTTAGTGCTTCTTGATGTTGTGAGTTATTTTCATGAGTATCTTTACCGCAGTATGGACATAGGTCAGAGCCAACTAATTCATAGACATGGCTGCAGTGCTTCATTTACAAGCCATGCAGTAAAAAGGTGATCTAAGATTATCTTTGTGAGTTACTATGTTTTGAGCACACTCAAAGCACTTGGCTCCAACTAAATCATGTTTTTCTAAATCATAGATTGAGATTTTTAGAGTCCTGGTGTAATATAATTTAGTTAGATACCACGTTAATAATATGAGAGTTAATGTTAGCATAACTCTATTCTATCACATTAGGGTTTGTCATGTCATCATCCATAGCCCCGCAATTAGAGCAGGTTACTTGACCATCAAGGTCTAGTTGATAGTCGCATCCATATTTGTTACATAAGGCATCAGTCATTTTTTAATCCCCTAATAAATTCTACCAATTGATCACAATCACAACGATCTAATCCATGGTGGTTTGACCACTCTTTATTAAAATCTGATCCATCATCATGTCTTTTTTGTACGGCTAGGGCAATTCTTTCTCGCTCTTCTATGGCAGAATTACCACAAGTCCAACAGGTATCTATGCTGCTCATTTTAGATCCTTAGATACTAAATACTTGTCCATAAGTTCATTAAATACTTTTTTGCATTTCTCATCATTCCAGCCATTTTCCATGCCAGTAGTTGATACCGCTTCTCTTAATTTACGGCTGTACCAGAATAAGTCGTTCATATATTTTTTTCAAGTTTATCAAGACGGTCTTTTAAAGGTTTTAGCATATGTAAAACCATAATAAAATCTAAGCCTAAGCCTAGAAATAAACCAAATAAAAACCATAGTAATGAGTTCATATATACATCATACCATTCGGCGAAAAAATTGTCAAGTCTTTAAAGTTCGGCGGAAATAGAGTAACAAACCTTCTCATGCCCTACACGGGCACTATTGGTTAGTATCCCCAATATGCGATACTTCTACAGGAAAGACATACTTAGTCTTGTTTACAATTGCAGCAGAGACCTTACGGCCACCCACTCTGATTACAGGTTTAGACTTCATAGGCTTGCGCTTACCTTTGATCCTAGGGCCTTGCCTATGCATGTTCCTAGTAGTAGGCAAAGATGTCACAAATAGGTTAGGCTCTGACATTATCTTTCTTTGCATTTCTTTTTGCCCAAGCCAGTTTATGTTGTTTTTCAAGAGCACGGTATTCATCTGAAGGTGGGCACTCATTACACCAATGATAACTGGTAAAGTAAGGCTCCCCACGCTTATGGGCACACATTGAACTTTTCATAATATCTCCTTTTAATAGTTTCTATATTTCCAATTTAGCAGGGTATAGACAAACTCTCCATACCAAGTCTTACTACAACGCTTAATGCCATCTTCCCCATAATGATCATACATAAATAGGATTAGTTTGGCTTTATCCCTGGTTCTAGTCACCTTACCGCAAGAGATGCATGATTCAAAGATATACTTGGGCAAAGGTTTGTCAAAGTCTACATCGTTTTTCTTCATTATATTTGTTCCTTAGCATACATGATTTTAAACTCTAACTCATCCCTATTTTCTGCAACTGTTCTGGCTGTCCAGTTAATCAGAGATATGGTTCTAGTTATATCATTATGAGATACATGCTCAGACTGAGCAGCCTCAAGGTATCTGGATATGTCATTTTTGAGGTTTTCTAAAACAAATGCGAAATCCTCTTCGTATTGATGAATTTGCTTTTTATTTTTTTTAGTAATCATAACTCAATCATATCAAAAAATTCGGGGAAAGTCAAGAAAGACCCCATTATCCCTAGTATAAACACATCATGGTATACATAGCGTACAAAAACAGTTTACTTCGTGATAGTGTGCTGGATTACATCTAGGACATTTGCTTGTTGGTTGCTCAATATAGTAGGCAACCTTAAACATTAAACCACAGTTAAAGCATAGGATATTTGCCATGTATCCAGCATATCACAGATAGCCAGAGAGATCAATACCGTTTGAAATATGGGATGGTTTGACATAGTTATCCACAGGTGGGAGGCGTGGTTTGATAGAGTTATCCACAGATTTACTATAGTTATCCACAGGTTAAATGTTACTGATATTTTTTAGATTTATCTTAAAGTGGAGCAAAGTGGAGGATAGTGGGTTATTGGGCGTTTATACAGATGGCGTCGTAATGTCTAACAGCGGCCAAACCTCCTATCATAAAACCTTCACATTGTCAAACCTTACAAACCTTGGCATTATACCCCCAAACCTCCCATTTGTCAACTCTAAAACCCTACACAAAATGGCAGAAAATGTCCAATAAAATCATATAAAGGTTTGATAATATTGATAATATCTAGAAAACCAGGGAAAAATATATAGTCTTCGTAATGTCTTTTAACCTATAGGGTTTGGTATATCTTCTGATCCCCGCCTGCAAATGTGTAACAGGATTAGGACTTATGCTGGCGCCGCAGGACCGCCAAAATGCGGCGGTATAAAGAAGGATACGATTTACTCCTAGTATAACTACGAGAGTTACCAAACCTTGCAAAGTATCTTTTAGGCATACAATAATTATACACTGGTTTGAAGGTTTGTCCATGAATCTGGAAAAATTATAAAAAGATCGTAATGTTTTTTTAAGGTTTTACTGCTGCTCGGATGATGCGATCTCAAGCAGTTCATCAAGGGTCATGCCCTCCATGATGTCATCAGGATCTACTTTAAGGGATCCAATGAACATATCAAAGGTATCTATAACATACCTGCGTCCATCATCTGATAACTCTACTATCAAACCTTCACTTGTCAAAAAAGCCAGGGGAAGGCCAAGATCATTAAACTCTACAAAATCTCTAAACTCTTTACTATCACCATAGTTAGCATGTAGTTCACCTAATATTCCACATACCGTTTCAAAATTAACCATAGTTCAAGTATAGCAGATTCCCTGGTTCTGGGAAAAATAAGGTTTGATCGTAATAAGGTTTGAAGGTTTGGCTCGGGCCTCGGGCCCTGCCATTTCTGGCAGCCCCCATTCCTAATGGATTGCTCAGCCCCCGCAGGGGCATTGCGTTTTATAAAATCTTATCGCTATAATAACCTAGCCTGTTATATTCCACAACTTCTTTATTATATTCTGCTGCCTCTAATACTTCAAGTGCTCTACGATAAATTAAATATGGTTGAGCAACTGCAAGATATTTTCCTACTGCTTCAAGGTCTAGCGAATAATCTGATAACTGCTTGCCAATAGCAATAGCAACTTTTTCCTCTTTGCTTATACCTAGTTTAAGACCTCTCATCCTCATCCCTCCATTGTATCAAAAAAAGAGGTGGAGGGCAACCCACCACAGTTCGCCCCCCACCATAAGTGCGAGAGTGACCCTACTCCCCCACTAGCGCAACGACAGGTTTATAAGCCTGTACAAATAGGTCCCAGTCAGCCTTAACGTTTCCGTCAATAACAACTTCCTGAATAATGTCAACTATAACGGTTTGATCACCTAGGTCAGATGATGTATCATTAATAGCATAAATTCCAAAGCCTGTCTCACTTAGGACGGAGTCTTGAATAAGATAACTAATAATCATACGTGTTACATAAGACTCATCGCTCCAACGTGGACGTGCATGGTCCAGCGCCATTGCTAGGTCTCTCTGCCATTCATCCTGACCCCAGTGACTGTAGAGCACTACTGCAGGTTTGTCTTCTCTGTCTTTAAATACAAAGTGAATCCGTGCTCCCATTTTTATATCCTTACTTTGGTAGGCACTTAGTGATTCGCCAGTACTTCCAGCAATCCATGCCCTTATGCTCAAAGTACTTAGATATTGCAGGCATGTTTAAACGTGTAGGAACAACAGGGTCTGCAGCAAACGTTGGTGTTGCAGTCAGTGTAAGTCCTACTGTAATTAATACCGCTACTACTTTTTTCATTATATTCCATTCTCTAGTTTGTGTGTTGTTTAACATTACTCTGCTTCTTCCTCTTCTATGTCTGTTACTTCTAGTGGATACCAATCATATGCATAGTCCTCAACATTTTCACTTAACTCTATGCGGTTCATCTCATCAAGTGCTTCTTGCTCTGATTCTGCCTCAATTTCAAACTCATAGTGAATTTCTCTAGTGGCAGTTATTCTGTATAGTGACATTTACTTCTCCAATCCTACTAAGGTCATTTCTTCAATGGTAGCACAGTTAGGGCATTTTTCCAAATCGTGCTCTTGGAAGGCATCTCTGATAAGATTATCAGGGTCTTCTAATTCTGAATCACAGTTCTCGCAGTAATACCACGGTATACCAACTTGAATCTGTATAGTAGTATTATCAGGGAAAGGAACCTCAGTGACAAAGTATCCTATTCGATTAACAAATCCCCAGCCAGACCAGATGTACAGGCCACCGTCGTCTCCGTCACCAAGCATCCAGATACGGTTTTCATCCTGCGTCTTGACAAACTCTACCTCAGAGCCATAGGTCTCAAACATGTGGCCATCAAATGAAGAGGTAACGTCAATGTGATTCTTGATAGGCTTATAAGTGTTAAACCATTCATCTTCTGTAAGTTCAATAAAGTTATCAGTCATTGTCTTCTGCTAACTCTACCGTGCAGATATAGTATTTGCCTAAGAAAATATTATATGCTGCTTCAAGGCCATCTACAAACCCTCTGGCCTCTGTACGTTCCATGGATAGCATTGCGTCCCCATAGTCGCCGTCTTCTTCTTCCTTGGCTATCTCTAAGAAATCTAAAGTAGCCTTGTCAATCATCTGTTCTAACATTTCTTGCGGGGTCATCGCTTCTCCTCTATGTTTTTGCGGTCTATAGATAAATTATAGGTCATGCAGTATACATTTGTCAAGGCCTCTAGATACCCTTCCAAAAACCTATCGTCATTGTCTCCGTCCATAACTTCTTCTGTCTCCAGCATTTCAACCTTTAGGTAGCCGTGGATAACATCAATTAATGGGATAGTTATATCTTCAAGGGACTTAACTAAATATTCAGGGATAAAAGGATACTTATCACTCATCAATAACCTCCAGTATATGGTCTAGACAAACGATTGCTCCAGTTAAATAGTTATAGGTTGCGTCCTTGCTTGGTAGGTCTTCAAGGCTATCCCTATCCTGTACTATGGATATGCGGTGTATCTTGATATATTCTCGTAGTGTTTTTATGTTCATATATTAATTATAGTGGTTTGGGCTGACAGGGTCAAGTTCTACAGGTGTGATGTTGGTCACTTCCCTGGACAGTTCATGTGAAAGTATACTATTAGCATATGCTCAGGATCTGTTGTGGTTGCTCCACATGTGTTACAGGACCAAGATTGTTTAGCCATTAGCAGTCCTCACATAGTACATCGCCATAAGGAATAGATTTGCCACACTCACAACACCAAGACTCATCTTTCATCCCCATTAATCAAAGTACCCTTCTGCCCATAGCCCCTGGAGAAACTCTCTAGTAGTAACTAGGTAGTTATAGATAGCAGGGTGCTCATCAGAGTTGATTAATAGTATAGCGTTATCAACACCATATGTCATGTTGTTTAAGTCTTCTAATTCATAGCCTAACATTAGCCTACCCCCAGTATTCTAAGATAGTTTGCATGGTAGTATGTATTACGCAGTCACAGTCTCCACCCATGTTATCCATGAATTCAAGATGTGAGTAGTTGTCGTTGTAGATTTCATCTACGAGTTCGCTTATTGTGTATGGTTTGAATGTTGTTTGAGTCATGTATTAATTATCGCATGAAACTGGGAAAATGTCAACTCTTCCGTAATGAAGATTTGAGAAAAATAACACTGTTACGTAATAAGAGTTGTAACAAAATGTTATAAAACCCGAGCCAACCTTGCGATTCCAACGGGACTTGAACCCGTAGCCTCTACCGTGACAGGGTAGCGATCTAACCAATTGATCTATGGAATCTTGCGAGCAGTTTTAAATCTTGCTCAGGATTTTTTACTATGCGAGTTGCATTACATTCTGTACAACTTTTAGCAAACGATTTTTTTCTGCATTGATAGCAGGGTCAAATCCGCTTGCACTTGCTAGGATTGATTCATTAGAACCACCACGAGCAGAACGATACCAATCAAGACGCTCAGTTAGCGCATTGAAAGCACCCCACGCATTACCAGCAATCATGCCGTTATATTCGCCAGTGTAAATGTCATTGATAACATCTATTTTGTTTTCCCACTTCTTTACAGCACCCTTAGAATCTTTTTCAGGTTTTGCATAAGCAGCAAGAATAATATCGTTGAATTGCTTGGCAGAAACTTCTTTTTCAATCATAGCCTTAGCCATGATATCAAATGCGTCCATGTACTTGTTAGCCATGCCAAGGGTCTCACGAGCAACTTGCACCTTACCGCTTGCAGTTTGTGTGTGACGAATCTTGAATGATTGCTTTACGCCACCCTTGACTTTTTTCTGATTAAGTGCAAGATTGAGAGTGTTAGCGCATACTACACGAACAGGTGTGATACTTGCTTGAATAGCGATAGAACCATCGTGTGATGTATTGATAAGCAAATAAGTCTTTACCTTATCTGCAACACCGCTAGGGTCTAGAATTGTCTCACGCTCTAGTGCAAGAGAACCAAATACAACACGTCCACCCTTGATTGCGCCAGCAGTTTCCCAACGTCCACCACCATCTAGAATGTTATCACCAAATGAGAATAAATCTTCATTCTGCATTACATGGTAACGCTCACCAACAACACCAAGAATGTCTGTCTGTGAATTATCTGTAGGGTTAGTACGCAATACATATTGATATTGTTTATCACTTGTTAAGTGTGATGGAGTAATCATATCCTCTAGACGAACATTCCAGCCATTAAGATTTGCTGCTTCCAGCATTTCGATAGTAGATTTTTCTTCTGTGAATACGGTACCCAATCCATGCCAAGCAGGCTCACGGAAAGAGGCGAAAGATTCTTTTCCGTTTTGTGTTTCTATGTCATGTGCCATGAGTTTTTTCCTTTTCTGTTGATTGTTTATACTAAGTTTAGCAGACAGGGCTGACAAAGTCAAATCGTCCTAGCAGACAGGGGACAATCTGGACATTTCTTAAAGTGTCGTAAATCACATGTGATCTTGGTCACACCCCCCGAGTTTTTTATGGCAAAAAAATTAAGCAGTTTACATGGCCATGCTCAGGGCCCTTGCCTAGTTTAAAGACATTCGGCATGTCTATTAGTAGCCCCCTACTAAATATCTATTCTGTCAACACTGGCTGACAACCAAGAAATATTATCTGAGTTATATTGAACGGTATCAAAATCAATATCGTGAATTGTATTCTGTGCAGACTCCTCATCACGAGCATTAACTGTAACTGAATAAAGAACTGTAACTTCTAGTTCAAATTCTTTAGTTAGTTCAAAGCCCATAATTTCAGCAATTTGTTCTGCTTGAGATTCAGAGATATCTTCATTCTCTAATTCTTTAAGGGTCCAGTCTTGCATTCCCTCAACCATACGGTTACGGTCTGCAGAATCTGTATATGAACGTTGTGTTACTTTTTGGATGTGCTCTTCAAGATTAGCAATGCGCTCATCCTTGATTTGAATCTGAGACTTAAGAAAGTCTTCTGTAGCATTTATGATTGTTACTGATGTTTCTGCTTGGTCCATGAGGGGCCTCTTTCTGTAGTTGGTTAGTTTAATTATACCGCTGGCCACTGACATTTGTCAAGGGCCCTGGATCCTGGGAAAAGGGGTAGATGGCGGTGTGCCGTTATGACTCAATACCCTTTGGTTAAAGGGTCACACTCTTACCTATGCCGTCGGAACGGACAGACCATCATTTAATTGTATGAGCAGTTTTGATACTTACTCAGGTAATTGCACTTCTTGCAGTTGGTGCGAACTGGCTCTATAGTATTTCTATTATCGCCCTAATCAGCCTGGCGAAAGTTGAGGGAGGTTTTTACGCCTCCCCCAATTTCATTTATAGGTATTGTGCGATTGCGTTGTAAGTTGAGGTATTTACTGTTTCCTCATCTGTCATCTTTAACAGACGAATTGCATTTGAGATTTCTTTCTTTGACTCACGATAAGAGTGTTGATGGATTACTTCGTATTCCTTCTCAGGCTCTTGTGGCAAATCTTTTTCTGCAACTGTCAAATCAAAGTCAATGTTTAGATTGTTTGAGTATGAGCGATAGTTAGTGCGGAAGTTTTCTGCCTTCTCTATGTTTGCTACGGCATAAGAAATAAGTTCTTTCTTATACACATCATAAGCCATCTGATACTTTGCTTCTTTTGCGTTTTGTGTTGCGTAGTCTGCTTCTAGTGTAGCAAGTGCTTGCTCTAGTCCTGCGATTACACGAACTGTTGGGATTTTTACATTTATTGCTTTTGCTCTAGCCATCTGTTTATCTCTTTTCTTTGGTGGTTTGTTAGTGGGGGTGGTGTGAGCAGTTTTGCACAGACATACTCAGGTCTTTTGTTTTAGATTACTTTGCTGTCCAAGTTGTGTAGCGAGTGTTACCTTCTACATTTAACTTAACACGAACATTTCCGTTAGCAAGAGTTGTGATTTCCTCAATGACTCCTGTTACCTTTGACTTTTGAGTTGTGTAGGTATCTCCTACGCGATAGGTTGCGGTTGCTACTGACATGATTTCCTTCTTTCTGTTTGGTTGATATTTAAGTATAACATTTCCTACTGACATTTTGCAAATCCTACCCTAACATTTCTCACTATGTGAGATGACTAGGGGTGTGATTTGGGTCACTTTTTATGCCCCATGCCTGCGAATAGAATAATGATAAATAATACAGTTAAGATTAAGATTTCCACTTAGCCTCATTTCTTAGTTGCAGAAAAAACTATGTCTGCTTTAGAGTATACACACAATGAGCAAGAAACGCAAGCGGAGCCTTTTGTACTGATTAGAGGTATCTGCCTATTATTCTCAGGACACTTCGCGGCAGGGCGATTAGTAAGTGCCTTCATGTCTGCTTGTCCTATTAGAAAGTTTTTAGCAAGGTATGCAAGACGAATGCCATGATCATTTTTCAGGGTAACGCCAATAGACTTATTCTCACTATCTGTGGAATAATATAAAGATAGATTAGCAATGTCCTTAAGCATAACAGCGGCAGACTTAACTCTAGTGTATACCCAGAATTGTATATTAGTATTGTTAAGGATGATATTCTTCCATGCTTGTGTATAAGTATCATTGAAGAAATCTCCGTCCCAGTGGATACGGAATAGTTTTGGGGCATTGCGTTTATCACAGTCAATAATAAACTCATCTATCATTTGAGTTAATAACACCTGCATGGTGTCAAGGTCTGCGTCTTTGAGTAATTCCCAGTTATGCAATAAGTTTTTCTTTACCGCTGGGAAGACCTTTTCCAATTTGCCTGCATAGCAAACAGTCTCACAGACAGTAGTTGCGCCAGGACATGAATAGGCCTTTCCTGCTGGTAATCCGAAAGTGTTGGCGATACTTGCTTGTTTTCCATTTGGTGTGACGGCATTGGCTACTTTCCTATCTTTGCTTCTAAGTAATTTAGTCATGGTGGGTTACTCGCTTTCTTGTTCTAATTCTACTACAGGGGACTGACAAATATTCTTTCTAGAATAAGTTTTCTTTGAAGGCACAGCCGTAGCAGCGTTAGACCTACGTAATTCCATAAGTCTACGTAATTCTTCAGGTGTTTTCTTCATACTTAATTTTAGCAGAAATGGGAAAAAATGTCAACTTACGTAAACGACACGCCCAGTGCGCCCGAGGTTTTTTATGCGGGGAAGTGCATAAAAACTTTAGTAATTATTATTCTTCAAAAAATACATACCACTCAATAGTTTCATCATCAAATAAATAAACATGACCCTCTTCATTAAAATCATTTCTAGTGTAAATATTAAATCCATCTGCATTTTCTGTAATGGTTTCAATAGTTACACATTCATCATCAACCTTAATTAGATCGCCTTCCATAAGTTGAGAGGGCAATAAGTTATCAGCAAATCTAAGTTCCATGCTGTTTATTGTATCAGACATTTCAATCCTCATCTACTGGGTCAATGAACCAATTAAGGTGGTGTTGGTCTACAATCGCTCTTGCTGGTGCGTGACTCATACCCTTATAGAATACGCCTTCAGGCATAGCAATAAATCTTTCATAGTCCTCATCATAGTAAGCGTCAATAGCCTCAATACAAGGCTGAACCATAGAAAGTGGTACTGGTGGATAGTGATTACCCCGTAAGTGATACGCTAATTGCGTTTCTAAATCTAATACTGTATCTTTGATACCTAGTGCTGTTACGCTTCCCATTATTTACTTACGACCTTTCGTCCTTCACGATAGAAAGTGGTGGTGTGCATTTTTCCATTAGGCTCTGATAGATTAACTGTTGCGTATTCATCAGCCATTCCCCAATCAGTAAACGATAGATAAGACTTTACTGCATCAAGTGCGTTGTCATAGCGACCAATCCAATGAGGCGACCTATCTCCGTCATAGGTGTTTGTTACTGAATATAGATATTCCATTATGCATTCTCCTTAGTGTATTCATTCATTTCATTCTCAGCATACCATAGGGTGTATTCAATCGCAATCGCTGTACCCTTTTCACAATCGTTGCAAAAATCTGTAATAAACTCATTCTTCATTATGAGTCCTTCATCATAGCAAGTGTAGCAAGTGCCAATCTCATCAAATAAGTTTCCCATTATTTATACTCCTTAACGCAATTAGTGCAAATAGAATAGTTAGTGCAATAGCATGATTTCGCATTAGGGCGAAGCATATCTGTTTCATAGTAGTCATCATAGAAATCCATATTAGTCCCCTACCTTTACTGCAATCGTAGCATAAAAATCTTCCTTGGGCAAATCAGGGAACCCACGATAGGTAGGGCGTACTGTTACAAGATAGGCTTCAGCATTATGAAAATAAATATTTTCACGCTTTTCTGCATACTGTATAATTCCTTCCAAGCCTCTACGCTTTAGAGAGTGTGAGCGATAATACTTACCTTCAAGTAAATCTGTTATTGTGTATTCTGTAGCCATAGGGGCGACCTCTTTCTTTAGTTAATTTATTATTACTCTGTAATCCTACCATGGCAGGCTGACAAAAATCTAATTACTAGCCAGTAGTCTTAAATAATGAGACGCTCAAGGATTGTGAGAAAAATCACATCGTACGTAAAGTTATCCACAGCCTGTGGAAAACCCCCCGAGAAAATATTGAGCAGTTTTATATCTTGCTCAGGATTTTATTTTATTTGTTGCGTTCATCTCGCAATTTAAGTTGCAGCCTGCGAATTTCTTTCTGTTGTTCAATGTTGTGTTTCCAAAATACAAGCATCATTGAAAGAGATCCAGCAAGTGCAATTACAATTGCAATAAGTGTTCCAGTGTCAAGAATCATACTGTTTCCATCTCCTTAACGCAAGCATCCCAAAATCTTGTTTCATCAAATCTTGGATTGTCTGCACTAAACCACTCGCTGAATTCAAAAACTAAATCTTGAAATACGTGTGAGTCAATAGTATCTGCAAACTGGTTTAGAATTTTTGCAGTTTCTACATAGTCTTTGCGTGTCATCATTAGTTGGCCACCTTTAGAATTGCATAAGAGCCATTTTCATTTATTTCATCAAGGGCTGGCTGAATTCTTGGCGCAAGTAAATCTTTTAGCATTGACTCTAGCATTTGAATTTGCATTGACTCTGAAAGTCTAAGCAGTTGCATTCCTACTGGGTGAGTTTCGTCAACCTCTGTTACGAAGTGAAGTGAGTGAGGTATTTTTACCATGTTTTTTATTTCCTATTCTTTTAGTTGGATTCAGGGGTATTGAATAAATTAAGGTCTTGCTCTAGTGAAAAATCACATTCGCAAGTTTCTACATCAAAATCATTAGCGTTACCAAAAAATAGTAACCCTGTTGAATTGCATTCCTCGCAAGGAATTGTTAGGACTGAGTTTATCATTATACTAAGGCCTTCCCTCTAAGTGTTCCACGAATACCAAGCAAGTCGCATGATACTTTTACAGATACGCCAACAGGTAGCGCATTAGGATAGTTAGAGATAAAATCTGCAACCTGTCCTCTAGTTGATAGGGGAATTGTTTTTACTGAACCTGAATAGGTTTCTAGTTTTATAGTGTAAGTCATTTGGTGACTTCCTTTCGTTTTAGTGATAAGACTATCTTACCATTAGGGGCTGACATTTTAGGGCATTTATTCGCTAGGCTCATTGTGATACTGGTCACACTTATTTGCTAGGCTCATGCCCTTATTTAATTGTTATAAGGCAAGTATAGCAAAAAAATATCAAGAAAGCAAATCGACACGCCGTAAATCAGGGGAATAGTAGTGTGATCTTAACCACATAAGTTATACACAGGCTGTGGAAAACCCCGAGCAAAAATTGCAGAGTTTTTATTTCTGCAATCTTTTTTATTTATGCTCCGTTATGAAACCAAACTACAAGAGCAGTGCAAGTCATAGCAATAAGAATAACTATCATTTATTTATTCTCAATCTCATCTAATAGTTCCCAAAGTATTGGCTCTAATTCTTTAGCAGCCAAATCTAATTTATCTTGTAAGGTTTTCATTTATTTAACTCCCTTGTATAGAAAATCCCAAGCCTTACGGCAGATTAAAATTGAACGGCAGTTATCACAACAGATAACACCATGGGGGTTAAGGTCTAAGTCATAGACATCAACAGAGGCAGAAGACTTACCACATACAGAAGCAAGGTTTAGAAATGTACTCATTTAGTTAAATACCAATCTGTCCACATAGGTAGACGCTCAGGGTCATGGTCGCCATAGTAGCGCTCAATATTTTGTTCACAATCTTGGCAGAAAGTAAATTGCTCATCTCCTACTGAGGAGATAGCGGAAAGCATAGGATTATGCTCTTTACATATTGTTGAGATAGTCATTACTTGACCCCCTCAAACAATTCTTTACACTTGTTAGGATTTTCCCACCAAGTGAAACCTGCGTGATACTTAGCAGGGGCGAGGACAACCTGTCCACAAGGGCAGAGGTTCATTACACCTCTAGGGTAATCGCTAACAGTAGCGAACTTTTCAAACAATGAATTCATTTTGAATTCCTTTCTTTAGAGGATTTCTTTACCTCTTGTTTTTCTTTATACTGTAATTGTAGCAGGGGGGACTGACAAATTGGGGGGTTACTGGCCAGTATTTTAAAACTATTTTTGTGATACTCGTCACATTTACCCGAGCAAAAAATCGTAGGTTTTATTCTACGATCTTTTTTTTATTTAGAATAACTTCCAGATTTTATTAGCAAGTCTAACTTTTTTGCTAGTGGGTCAATGTATTCATCTTCCCAAAAGTTTTCTATTTCTAGTTTTTCTACATAGTCTCTCATTTAGTTCTCCTCTCTTTCTAGTAGGAATAAATTGTTTAGTGTTTGATTAGCACGATTAAGAGTGTTGAGCAATTCACGATTAGCGAACGCTTGGCGTTCCTCAGCATACTTAGCCTGTTGGGCTAGTCGCAATTCCTCTAAGCGAGGGGATAGTTTAGGGTTAGTCATTTACTTATTCCCAACTTCTACTAGTAGCGTACACCTTGCGATTGCTAGGTGTGTAGTTAGGTAACTCAGTTAGAGCAACCTCTAGGATAGTACCTTGTAAGGCTACTATGTCTAAGTATTCGTTAGCGTAGACTTCGCTAGGTACTACTAGAGTAGTTGTACTAAACTCTCTTGAGAGAGGATAGTTTGGGTTAGAGTTATACTCTACCTTGTATTTTAGTGAAAACATTTTGTTTTCCTTTCTTTATCAAGAACCTTTCTTGATTTTCTTTATACTAGTATTATAACACCTACCACTGACATTTAGGGGTGTACAAAACGGACATATGGTACATATGCCACTGTGACATACATCATGTGGATAACTTGAGCGTGTTTTAAGGGTGTGATGTGCGTCATGTGGATAACTACCCGAGCCAAAATGTGAGGTAGATCACATGCAGGATACGGCGTGTCGCCTTGACTTTTAGGGGTATCTATGTTATACTTCTAGTATTAGATAGTTAAAGTATAACTATAAAGAAAGGTTCAAAATGAACACTATAGAAAAAAATGAGGCTCTCGCTCAGACACCTGAGCAGACCCTAGCAGACTATGCTAGATTAGACGCACTTATCGCTAAGGGTACCTACTCAGATAAGTGACCTATATCACACCACGCCAACGGCGTGTCGCCTTGACTTTTCAGGGGATATAGGATACCCTTACAGGTATAACAATTAAATAGTAACACAAATCCTAGTGAGCCCTACATAGTAGGCAAATAACTTAGGTCAGCAAAAAGGTTAGCAAATCGCTAACAGTTAAAAACGAAAGGTGTTCACAATGAATACACTAAACAGAATAAAAGCAGAGCAAGACCTTGCTCGCTCAATCGCTCATGAGAAAGCAATCGCTAAGTCTCCATGGATACGTGAAAGCGTAGAAGCCTATCGCTCAGCAGATGAGGCACAGATAGCCACAGTAGAGGCTATACGCAAGCAATGGTATGGTTTCTAACATGACTATACTACTCATCATCTCTCTAGTATCTTTTATCTTTATCCCTATTGGAATCTACCTAACTAACGAAGGACACATCTAAAAATGACTATCACATACTCAATTTGGCAAGGCTCAAAACTTATCTCTATCGACAACGTTGCACATGAGGTTAAAGCAATAGACCACCTCATTGCATCACTCAACGCCAGTGAATTAGGCAAGGTAAAAAAGTTTACTGCTAACGTTATGCACATCAAGGCAGGTGAATAAATGTTATCAGCGATGTATGCACACACATGCGAGACCTGTGGAGATACAGGTATTATTATATTTGATGAAAGCAATACACATATAGACCCTTGCAGGTGTGTATAAAAAATATTTGTCAATAGTATAAGATCTTTAGCGGGTACCGTGTGCTCACTGTTTTATCTATATTTATTTTATTTATCTATGTATCATACACGTATAGAAAATATTCAGATTTTGGTCAAACCTCAAATACAAAATTTTTCAGATTTTCACGGGATATGATAGAATAATACTATGGCTATATTAAACAACCTAGATAACGACAAACCACTATTTGAAACAGAATCATCTTCTCTGGCTATAAAGGTTTTTTCAGAAACCTGTTGCAATGGATGTTCTTGCAAATCTGAATCAGATCACAAACCAGTATAACTATTTGTTACATTCAAATAAATAACATATAATTAAACTATGAATTCTGAAACGGTATTGGTTCAAGACAAATCTAGACCTATCCTGGCTATTAACAGATGTGATTACTGTGATGCTCCAGCAATGGTCAGAGCAACTCTTATAAACGGAGAACTATATTTTTGTGGTCATCATGCTAGAAAAACAGGGAATAAACTCGTTATACAATCAATAAATGTTTTTGATCCTGAAGGCGTATTTAATTTCGGTAAACAAGGATAAATCACCATTTCCCAACGGGACACTTAGCATTTTGTAACATAGACTTAGCAGCCATAAAGCAACCACACTTCTGACATGTTTGTGTTCTTGGTCTAAAAAATTCACAGGTTTTACAAATTTCTAGTCTTGCTGCTGCTACTTCCTCTGGTGATCTGGGGGAACCATTAAATAAGTCCCAAGGCCTAACATCTTTTTCTTTATCACTCATATATCTATTATAGCCCATACGGAGATATCATTCCAGTACTTGACACTAGTAGAGTATATTACTCTTATGTTGTCAGGTGGAGGTTTGTACTCTATTTTCGGCTTAATTCGTATCCCGCCGAATTTGAAATAAAAATAATGTATAATGGGATACATGACGATTCAAGACTGGGCTGCGCTAATTCTTTCGATTCTTTCAATTATCGCAGTACTCGCGGGTGGCATCAAATGGTTAGTAAAACATTATTTGAGCGAACTTAAACCAAATTCTGGATCATCGATGAAAGATCAAATTTCAAGATTAGAAACCGCTTTAGAAGATCAAAGAGTTGACTCTATAAATTCTAGAAATCGACAAGAGAAAAAACTTGATGAGATGTATAAAATTCTACTTGATCATATTGCTAAATTAACTAAATAGTATTTACTATATATAAACTATCTTTAAAAACCTTAACTACAGTATTCTCTCTTCTTATATATATTTAGTATACACTATTCAATACCTGGCATATTGGACTTATAGTTACAAAACGGACATAGGTAATTATAACGATTTGATAACTCTTTTTATATACCTGGTGTTATATGCTTAATTATGGCTTATATAACCTTTTGTTATAAACTTTTATATACTGGCATAAAATAATGTTATAATGTTTTTGCTGGCACTCTAGGTTGCTACCCCCACCCTACGGCGCCTAGGGTGTCCAGTTATGAAATTATGGTATAATCAATATTATGTGTACTCCTACAACCGAAAAACTTGGTGCCACACCTGCCAACATTCAATGGAACGTTGTTCGTGGAGATACGGCAACGCTTAAGGTAGAGTTTTTTGAAGATGACGAAGTTACCCCATATGAGACTACGGCTTGGACATTTATAGCAACTTCTTATGATCCAGTAGCCGATGCTTTAGATTTATTAACGGTAGAGTCCTATGAAGACGGTGTTATTTATATTATTGCAAAAGCAAACATTACAGCAAACTGGGGACTTGGAAAATACAAGCCAGTAGTTTCAGAGTTAAGGTTTGACCTTCAAGCCACACTTCCTGGAGATGGAGTATCTGGCGGTGGCGGAGATGAAGTTACTAAGTGGACTCCAGTTATTGGAACAATTTGCGTAATGGGTGATGTGAGCGGTACGCTATGATAGTTGTAGTAACTCCAGCCCAAGTAAATATTCCTCCAGTAATTAAAGTTGGAACTAAGGTTTATAGAACACAGTCTAAGTGATAAAATAGTCTATGGCAAAAAGCATGGACTCTCCACAACCCCTTAAAAGAAAAGGGTATTCTCAAGCAATTCAAGAATCCTCTGTTCAGCAAACTACAGATTTAAAAGAATATATAGCCGTCCCTGGACTAACAGGAATTCAAGGCGAAAGAGGACACAAAGGGGACAAGGGAGAAAAGGGTGACCAAGGGCTTGAAGGATTAAAAGGTGATATAGGTAAGACAGGACCGCAAGGGCCCCGTGGAGAACCTGGAAAGGGTGCTGAGGGCTATGATTCAGTTTCTGGACAATACCCAGGATGGGTTTATTATAAAAATGGATCAGATAGGTCAGTTAATTTAGGTGCTGGTAGAGGAGATGATGGCTGGGTGACTCTTAATTTCATCCCAGATAAAGAAAAAAGCAATAGGGAATATATGCCAAGAGGATCAGAAGACCTGTGGCTTCCAGAACAAAACTTATTTAATTTTAAATCTTTAAAGATTGGGACAAAGGTAGACATAAGATATGATTTTTCTATAGCCACAGAGTCAATGAACACGGACCTTTGGATTAGAACATTTAATGAAAAATATTTAAAATCTCCAATCTCACATGTTGCAAATCTTAAATACCAGTATTCCTACGATATGTCGTTTTCTCAAACCTTATACATAGACGAGTCAAAAATTAAGAGTCATGGAGCAAGGCCACAAGCCAGAACCGACACACAGGCTTCCTTGTTTTTAAATGGTCTCTACATATCGGTTTCTTAATGGTATAATAAACTTAGGAGGAATAATGGCATTTCCAGGTACATATAATTTTAGTTACTACCGTGGTGACACGTATCAATTTATCATCCGTCCAAAAAATGCAAATGGGACAACTTTTTCATTAGATGCCTATGATGGCAATGCCTTATTTACAATAGCCAATCGGCGTGGTAGCACGGGTACACAGGTCGCAGCAACAGCAACAATAGATACTTCAACCGATATTGTTACATGCACAATTACTCCTGAACAAGGAAGAGAACTTGCTGCTGGAACCACATATGTTTATGACGTTCAAATTACAAATACAACCCCAACACCAGATGTGATCTTTACGCTACTTACTGGATCGATTACTGTAACTGATGATATTACTGGTGCCGCTTAATGACAGATGTAGTATTATCCACAGATGACTTAACTGTTTTATCTGGACCAGAGACAATTGAACTTCTTGTTGACATTGGCCCAACAGGAACACGTGGTAGTAAATTTTTTGTCGGTATTGGAAACCCAAACTCAGATGACACTTTAGACCCACTATTAAATGACCTATATGTTAACTCAGCACCTGGATCAGATTACGGATACTTGTATCAATATGTTTCAGAGCCTGGTGGAGATACTTGGGTAGAGGTTTTAAATATTACCCCTGCAATTTATTCAAAAATACATACTGTGACTTTTGCATCAGGAACAGATGCTGATTATGGAAGCGGAACAATTGTAGTTCCAATAACAGACATAACCTCAGTTACTGGTTTAGAGGCAGATAATTTTAGTGTTCAATATTCTATTGTTAATGCAAAACCATTAGCAACATCTCTTTCTTTAGTTTCAGTGTCTGGAACAAACCTTGTTCTAAACCTTCAAGCCTCAGAGTATGATGGAACTTGGGCAGCCCTTGAAACAGAGGCTTCTGTTCATCTATTTGTTTCGGTTGTGCTATAATGAATGAGGTGAAATGACATGGCATCTGAATCTATAGGCTCAATTTATCCCACAGAAATACCTGGGTATGCAGACAATGCTGACATTCAAGCGGCATTTAGACTCTACCACTATGGTTCTACAACATATAGCACTGCAAATTCAAATACCGCAAACCTTGAACCCACATCAATTGCCTTTCACCTAAATGCGTTACAAGAACAGATAACAACACTAACATCTCCAAGAGAAACTGCAGCAATATCAGCAACTGCTGCTACTGGAACTGTACACCTTAATATAAGTACAGCATCCGTTCATATTTACACATCAAACTCAACTGCAAACTATACTTTAAATATTCGTGGAAATTCATCAACTACCCTAAACTCATTAATGGAAATTGGTGAATCTATTACAGTTACTTTTGAACATCCAAACGGTTCTACGCCATATTATGCCACTGCATATACTATTGATGGTAATGCCGTTACTCCTAAATGGCTGGGTGGAACAGCCCCTACAGCAGGAAACGCTAGTGCGACAGATGTGTATATGATCCAGATTAGAAAAACTGCTTCTGCTACCTTCACATGTCTGGCATCTCAATCTAAGTTTGCTTAGGGGTTAACGTGCCACTATTTCGTAATCCCAGCGCAATTGGTATATTTTTAAAGTTAGCACCAACACCAACTCCAACACCAACTCCAACGCCAACACCTACTCCAACTCCGACGCCAACGCCAACACCTACTCCAACACCTACTCCTACTCCAACGCCTACTCCTACACCTACTCCTACACCTACACCTACTCCAACGCCAGAGCCAACTCCAACACCAACCCCGACCCCAACTCCGACACCAACCCCGACCCCAACTCCGACACCAACTCCGACACCAACTCCGACACCTACACCAACACCTACACCAACTCCAACTCCTACACCGACCCCTACTCCTGCACCTACAGAAGGAATAGTCTATCTTTCATACTGCTATAATGGAACACCAACACAAGATGGATTCTTTGTTGATGCTAATAATGCGGTTGTACAAAATATTAACCAAGCCTGTGCTGCCTACACCTCACTTCTTCAAGGTCTTACTCCACCAGCCACAAGTATTGTTTGTTCAATAGTATCGATGCCTGATTTGCCAGCAAGTTGTCCTCCTCCACCAACCCCTACTCCAACACCTACTCCAACACCTACTCCAACCCCTACTCCAACACCTACTCCAACTCCTACTCCAACGCCAACTCCAACACCTACACCAACGCCTACTCCAACGCCAGAGCCAACTCCAACACCAACCCCGACCCCAACTCCGACACCAACTCCGACACCAACTCCGACACCTACACCAACACCTACACCAAGTCCAGTACCACCAGGCAACTTCTGTGGCTTTGATTGCTTTGGAGAAGAAGTCGAGTCTTCATGTGCAAATCCATGTCCGTTCTAGTAGTCATGATAAGATATATGCTAAACTTAGATATCAAAAGGAGAAATAATGTACGCCTGTGTAGTAAAAAATAGCGAAGGAACTTGGGATGTGTTTGGATTTCTTGCATATCCAGCAAACCAGGAAAAGCAAGATAGGCTACAGGCTGCAGTGGCAAGCGGTCTTCCAATTACTGGAATGATCTTGACTCCTTATAAGTGGTCAGCAACAAATGGTGCAACTTTTAACGGTACAGAATTTACTGGAGGAAGCCAATCTCCTGTTCCACAAGACAATGATTGGTCATCAGTTAATACATTTGGGTATATTTGTGATAATGTGATTATTGGTGCATTTATAACAAGCACTGGCACTGTAATGTGTAATCAATATAATGCAATATTTGATGATGAAACAACAATAATTAAAGTTCCAGAAAGCCAGACAGCCAACATTGGCGATATCTGGGATGGCGAAAACATAATTAATAGATAGTAAAAGTGGGGGTAGATATGTCAAAGTGGGAAGAATGGAAAGAAAGTCTTGGGGAAACAAGACCTTGGCATTTATTAGATCATAGCAAGTTGGTAGACGACAAGTCTATATCTGATGCTAGACTAAACATATGTAAAACATGTCCAGAGTTAATTAAACTTACAACAACATGTAAAAAATGTGGATGCTTTATGGCAGCAAAAACAAAACTACAAGGGGCAGCATGTCCAATAGGGAAATGGTAAAGGGGCCAAAATGATAAAAGAAGAAATAGCACCAGGAATAGCCGTATATAGCGATGTAATTCCAAATAGTAATACACTATATCAAGACATTGAAGAAGGAATGGCTTCTGCGGGACTAAAATGGAATGAAGCAAGTGTTAAAGAATCAACAGATCCAATGGTAAACAAAAATACAAGAGACACAAGTACTTTTGGAGTTCAATATGCAGGACAAATAAAAGATCTAACAACAACAGATCCAAGAGAAGTTTTTGGCTTAAGCCTAAATAATATCTTCTTTGAGCATTTTGACCCAGTAGAAAAAGACTACATGGCAACATATGGAATAGGCTCAGACTGGCATGATGTTTACGGAATTTTAAAATATGGAGCAGGCCAGCAATTTACTAACCACATTGATGACCATCCAAGTTATCACAGACGAGTATCTACTGTCTACTATTTAAATGATAACTACACGGGTGGAGAAATTAACTTTCCTCGTTTTGGAATTACCTTTAAACCAAAGGCTAATCAAATGATTGTGTTTCCTTCAACATATGTTTATAATCACTCAGTGTCTCCAGTTATTGAAGGTGAAAGATATGCCGTAGTTAGTTGGTTACGATGAAAGAGCCATTGCTAGTTAATGATGTTTTAAGTCCAGAAGACTATGCAATTCTTACTAGTGCCGTTTCAAATCCAAAATCTTTTGAATATCAAGAAGGTTTTTCAAGATATGTTGTTGCAGATAATAATCTTGCAATACTGGCAGAACTTGCAAATAAATTAATTCCTACCGCAAGAGAAGCATTTGGAAGCGATACTTTACTTCCAACATATACATTATTTGCACACTATGAAGGACAGAACCCTGCTCCAAGTCTTTATAAGCACAAGGATGATAATGCTTGCACATACACTTTAGACATGTGTGTTTATCAGAATGAGTCTTGGGATCTGTTTGTTGAAGATAAGGCTTACACGCTTTATCCTAATCAAGCCCTTGCATACTATGGTAATGATCAGATGCACTGGAGAGAAGAATTTCCTAATCCAGAAACAAATCATGTTGCAATGGTCTTTTTTCATTTTGCAGAACCAGACCACTGGTACTTTACAGAAGGTCCAGAGTATCTTCACACTCATATTCGTGCAAATAAAGATTCTATGGCTAAAGTCATGTAATGAAACCTATCTTTTTTAAACTTTGGAATGCTGGATTGTTTAACCAAGTGCTAAGTTTAGAGTTAGCAGCAGGGCTTGCTCACGAAACTAAAAAACCAATAATAGTTCATTTTTTTTGTCATGATCCAAATAGAAAAATATATATCTCTACACCAAGTATACATTTTAATGATCAAAGAAATAATTTTACAGATCGCTCTTTTAAAAATAACCCTCACCTTTTAGACTTGTTTGATGTTAGTGCAGATCTAATTATTGTTAATGAAAAAATAGATTCATTTAAACAAGAAGAATTTGTTATAGATGAATTAGCAACTAAATATTATTATAGCAAAGAAAAAGAAATATCTGATGATGAATTATTGTTTGCAGAAGGCAGAGAAAGACTTACTTTTAATAAAAATATACATTTAAAAGGTACTTTAGGAGTCTATTCAAGATTTTTTTATAATAGAAGTCCTGAGTTAAATGAAGTTTTGTCTTCAGTTAAGCCTAAGCAGATCTATCGGGATTTGGCTAAAAAAATATCAGAATCTCTTGGTAATTTCCAAGGAATGCATTTAAGGTTGTCAGATCATCTTGTAAGCACAGACTATCACAAAGAAGAAATAGTCAATGAATGGATAACAAAATATGAAAATAATGGTATTCCTATTGTTTTATCTACAGATGAACCAAGTCACCGATTAGTAAATAAAAATAAGCATAGGTTTATTTTATTGGATGAATACATAGTCAATAATTTTAAAGATGATTTTATGTCTTTGCCGTTTCAGGATGAGGTAGTTTTTGGCCTTATTTGTAATTTAGTTTTACATGACTCAGTAAATTTTGTAGGAAAATCAGGAACTACTTACACATCATATATTCACAGAAACAGGAATCAAAAAAATATTGAAACTTGGGATTTCTTTGATAATCCACCAAAAGCAGAAGGTCTTCCATATTCTTGGAATAATTATCCTAGACCAAATGATCAAAAAATGTGGTGGAGAGAGTGGCCAGAATCAAAATGCTAAGAAACAAAGTAATTATAAATGCCTGGACAGGAATGTTTGGAATTAGAATGCACGAATATGCATTTGCTAAAACTTATGCACACAAAAACAATATGGACCTTGAATTATTGTCAAACTGGGAAGGTTCTGTTATGTTTAAAAATGCAACAGAGTCCTTGATAGAGTTTCCAGAGTTACAAGAATATTTAAAAAATGGCGGAAGACCATTAGAAGAAAGAAATAATGAAACATTAAAGTATTATCCAGGATCAATATACTGGAACGGTAATTGGCATCCAGAAGATCCGTATAAAAATAATAACTGCTCGATTGTTACTAATGACACCAACGCATATCAGGAGTCTATATTTGACCAAATGGAACTTTCCTATATAAAACATATTTTTGAGTTAAGCGATTTAATAAAAGAATCAGAAGTTTACAAGCATTGGGAATCAAAAGCAGGAACATACGATGTTGCTCATCTTCGTAGAGGAGATATTGCAGATATTAATTATAATCTTAATAATGAACAAGGCTATTCTGTGGTATCAAAAGATTCTTATTTTTCTGCTTTTGAAAAGTTTGGGTATGACAAAGATAAAATTGAATGGATATCAAATGATCATACTAAGAAGTGGCATCAAGATAGACCAGACATGATCTTTTTGCCATGGTCTTATCCACAGGGTGCTCAGTTTGATGAAAAACTAGGCTTTGATTTTCTTGATGATTGGTTAAAGATGTATTTTGCTAGAACAATATTTAGAGGAAATAGCAGTTTTTCTTTCTGGGCAGGACTACTGTCTCCAACAGCAAAGGTTTATTCTCCAGTAGTTGATAAACAACTAATCTATGGCCGTGATGGTTTAACAGAAGAATTATTCTTAGATTTTACTGAGGGCAATGAAAATCATTGGATGTATTCTGGCACAGATAGAAAGATAAGGATAAGATAAAATGAAAACAGCACTAGTTTTAGGAGCAGGAGGCTTCATAGGAAGCCATATGGTAAATAGGCTTAAGTCAGAAGGATATTGGGTTAGAGGTGTTGACTTAAAACATCCTGATTTTTCTAATACACAGGCAGACGAATTTATTGAGAGAGATCTATCTGTATATGAAAATGTTGAAAAAGTTATTAAGTTTAAAGGATATCAAGGAAACTTTTACCACGAGATTCCATATCGTTCCATAGATTCATTTGATGAAATATATCAGTTCGCTGCAGATATGGGTGGAGCAGGATATATTTTTACTGGTTTAAATGATTCTCAGATTATGGAAAACTCTGCTCTAATAAACCTTAATCTTTTAAGAGCACAGTCAAGACTTAATGAAAAATATGATATAAACAAAACCAAAATATTCTATTCAAGTTCTGCCTGCATGTATCCTGACTATAAGCAGTTAGATGTTAACAATCCTGGATTGAAAGAGTCTGATGCATACCCTGCAGATCCTGACAGCGAGTATGGCTGGGAAAAACTCTTTAGCGAAAGAATGTTCTTAGCATTTAACAGAAACAATAAGATTCCTGTAGCAATTGCCAGATACCATAATATTTATGGACCAGAAGGAACTTGGGACGGTGGAAAAGAAAAGGCTCCTGCTGCAATGTGTAGAAAAGTTATACAAGCAGATGGTTTTATAGAAATTTGGGGGGACGGAGAACAAACCCGCTCATTCCTATATATAGACGAATGCATAGAAGCAACAAGAAGACTTATGGAGTCAGACTTTACTGGACCTGTTAATATTGGATCTGAGGAAATGGTTACTATCAATCAGTTGGTAGACATTGCTTGTAGTATTGAAGGCAAGGTTTTAAGCAAGATGCCTATTCCTGGACCTTTAGGAGTTAGAGGCAGAAACTCTAATAACGATTTGGTTAGAGAAAAGTTAGACTGGGACTATTCAATGTCTCTTAAGGATGGAATTCAAAAAACTTATGATTGGATTAAAAATCAAATAAATGAATAAAACTGAAGTTGTAAAAGAATGTTTTATGCCAGATGGAATTGGCGCACAACTTTGGAGAAAAATTTATGTAATGTCATATGCAAAATATTATAATCTATTGTTTGAAGACACACCAATTACAGATTTTTTAATTCATGAATCTGATAAAGTTTACAGCGAAGAGGAAAAAATTAAATTTATTGACAAGTTTAATACAATATTAAAAAATCCTTGGAAAGGTATAGATTTTTCTAATAAGGATCATTTTTTTCTTTCTGAAAAGGTAGGCTTGGGCTATTCTAACCTATATGGACACGCAGGGCTAATAAACCCCCCACATCCATTTTTAGAAGTTGCAAAAGAGTTTAGCACTATAGAAAAAACTGAAAATAATGTAATTATTCATATACGAAGAGGAAACGTGATTCCAGAAAACCCCAGGTGGGTAGAAGAATCTGTCTATATTGATATGTTACAACTTTTGCCACATTTTTTAAACAAGTTAAAAATTGTACCAGACAGAGTAATAATTTTTACAGATGCTTCAGATACAAATAAAAGATATAAACCCATAAATCAAACCCAATTAGATAAATGGCAACAGGGGCATTTGTATAAAGACGAAAACGATTCTTTTGAAACTACTTCTATAAATTTTGAATTATTTAGAAATTCGTATCCAGGTATTGAGATTTTAAATAATTTAGATACTTATACGGCTTTTAATATGATGGTTATGGCAAAAGTGCTAATAACATCAAAATCTGCATTTAGCCAGGCTGCTGGATTGCTATCAAAAAACACTGTTGTGCCAATTGATAACTATGACAGTTGTTTTAAAAATATATAAAAAATACCCCCAAGGATTTCTCCAAAGGGGTATTTTATTACCTAAAATTACTTAGGAAATTTGCTCATCCACATTCTGGTCTTAGGCGTAATGCCTTTCCAAGAAGACCAGTCGTTTCCACCATTGGACATGTAGTATGCAATCTCCGCATTTTTGACGGGATTGAATAGTTCAGCGTTAGAGTCAAGATCAAACTTATCTCGTCTATCTGGACCCAGTGTATCAATCATATTAATTTGGAACATCCCGTAGGAGGAGTCCCCAGTCTTATGGTTTCCGTTAAATGCTAAGGGACGACCATTAGATTCTTTCTTAGCAATAGCCCATGCTACTACTAAGTCGTTGCCTTTGAATCCCACCAAAGAAAGCAACTTCTTTAATTCAATATCTGTAAGATTTGTTTTGTTTTCATAACGTTCTAACATTTTTGCTTTAGAAACAACAAAAGCCACCTTGTGGGTGGCAGCAGAGTTTTCAGCGTGTTTAGTTAGTAAGTTGTTTTCCGTAGTTGATGCATTGGCAAAGTTGCTAAAGGGTGCTACAACTCCGACCATTGCGAGGATTCCAATCCAAGCCTTCTTGTCTCTTCTCATAATAGTAACCTCCTAGAGAACAAATGCTACCTGTTGGTAGCATGTATTAATTATAACACGAATTTGCCATCAAAGTCAAACTTTAGATAACATTTTGGTAAACTTTTAGTTTTTACGGGGGAAAGTGGTATAATAATAAGTACTATGGCTACTGGTGCAACTACAACTTATGATCTTCCTTATCCCGTTTTAAGTGACCCTGTAAATGTCCACGAGGATATTCAATCACTTGCAGAACGCATAGAAGATGTTATTTCAAACATTGGACTTCCTTTTATTTCACTAGAAGTTAGAAATATAACTGTATCAACAATTGCAAAAGGAACACCAGTTTATATTTCAGGGTATACATCAAAACCAACAGTTGCAAAATGTGATTCAAATGACCTAACAACATTTCCAGTAGTTGGAATAACACAAGCAGCAATGACAAGTAATTCTGATGGTGTAATAATTATCTCTGGCGTATTTGAAAATATAAATACTGCATCCTACACTGCTGGAGATATACTTTATGTTGCTGATGGTGGAGGTTTGACAGATACAGTTCCTACTGATGGATCAGGTGCTGTAGCAGTGGTTGCTAAATCAAATGCCTCAACTGGTGTTATTATTGTTGGACAGCCAAAAGGTAATGGATCTTGGGGGGCATTGAAAAATGGACTTGCTTAATGGTATAATTTAACAATGGCCGTATATAGAAACCCTAATGAAACCCCCCTAGAAGGAGTAACTGCTCCATCTACCTATAACATTGGAAATAAACCTCCACTTGTTAACTGGACCGTTGTAATTGGAGATAGTGCTTCTTTTAGAATTTATGTTGAAGATGATCTTGGAAATGAATTAGATTATACATTCCCTGTTAGTGGTGACGATGCTGGTTGGGATATTTCTGGAGAGTTTAGACGATACTCTGATAATACTGGAGATGATCTGTTGTTTACGATTTATCCAAATCAAGTACCAGGGCTTGATGAGCCTGGAGAGTTTACAGTTACAGTATCACCTGCACAGTCTAAGATTTTAAGAACAGGCGATGTCTTTGATATTCAATTAAGAGATGGTGCCACTCGTGTTTGGACTGTTTGTCAGGGTGAGATGACTATGATTGGCGAAGTCACAGAGCAAGATACAGTAAGTTAATTATGGCAACAACCAATATAACCAATATTGGCAGAAGCCAAACCATCTCTGATATAAAACCAACAATAACAGCAGAAAATATATCTACCCACTCTTCAATAATTTCAAGCATTGCTTTTTTAGTTACAGCAGCAACAATTGCAATCTCTCCAACAATTGAAGACATATCAGGCTCTGTCGGATCTTTGGTAACTGCAGACTATCCTAAAATAACAACGGTAACAGAGATACTACCATTTAGACTAACCATAACTAATATTGGCATTGAGGGGTACAGTCCTTCAAATCCCCCAGGAATTGGAATTCAAATGATTGGTTTTTCTAACTATATACTTTAACAATATGATATAATTCAAACATGGCGAAAATATCATTATCAAGCGTAAAAGCCCTGTTTCAGACAGGCGACAGACCAACTCAAGAAAACTATGTTGATTTAATTGATACGGCGTCTGCTCAGGCAACAGATTTGGGTAGTGCAGGTAGCAACGAAGACACAAATGAAATAACCGTAACAGGTATTGAGAACAGCACACTCTTTGATAGTTTTTCAGCCACAGAGTGGAGATCCATTAAGTATGTGGTCTCATTAAAAAAGAATAGTGGAGATAAGTTCTTTACAACAGAATTGACCATAGTCCCTGACGGTACAAATGATAATGTTAGTGAATATGGAACAGTAGACAATAATGGGAATATTGGCACCATTAACGTCTCTAGAACAGGAAGCACAGTCTCACTAACTGTAGTTCCTGTGTCAGGTCAGACCCCCATCACCTTACGCTATATGCGTACAGGCTTGAAGGCTTAACCAAGGAGATAACAAATGGCAACAATAACAAAAGATTTTAGAGTAAAGGCAGGACTGGTAGTTGAAGGATCAACTGCGACTGTCAACACACATGATATAGTTACAAAAGAAATTTTTGATGCAAAAGGTGATTTGCTGGTTGGAACAGGTTCTAATGCTGGAACAAGAGTTGCCGTTGGAACAAACGGACATATTCTCATGGCAGATTCCAATGAAACAAATGGACTTAAATGGACATCACCACCTGCAGTCGGTGTATTCGATACACAGATTAGTTTTGAAGGTTCTACAGTAGATACTGCTGAGACAACACTTACAATAGTAGACCCAACAGAAGACCGCACAATTACACTTCCTAATGCAACTGGAACAGTTGTTCTTAAAGATTCAACTGATACACTAACAAATAAATCAATTTCACTAACAACAAATACTATTACTGGCACAAAAGCAGAGTTTAACTCAGCAATGTCAGATGCAGATTTTGCATCACTTGCTGGTAGCGAAACACTAACTAACAAAACAATTAACTTATCAGATAATAGCCTAAGTGGAACGGTTGCACAATTTAATACTGCTCTTAGTGATGACAACTTTGCTACCCTCACAGGTTCAGAGACTCTTACAAATAAGACACTTACATCACCAACAATGACTTCTCCAGCACTTGGTACTCCAGCATCAGGAACTTTAACTAACGCAACAGGTCTTCCAGTTAGTGGAATCGTTGACTCAACATCTGAGGCTCTTGGCGTTGGAAGTATTGAATTAGGCCATGCATCTGATACAACTATTGCTAGATCTGGCGCTGGTGTTGTAACTATTGAAGGTGTTGAGGTTACTACAAATACCGCAACTCAAACCTTAACAAACAAAACTTTAACAAGTCCAACAATGACTACTCCAGCACTTGGAACCCCCGCTTCTGGTGTTTTAACCAACGTAACAGGTCTTCCAATCTCAACTGGTGTAGACGGACTTGGATCAGGGGTTGCAACTTTCTTAGCAACACCTTCTTCAGCAAACCTTGCAGCAGCATTAACCGATGAGGCAGGATCTGGAACAGTAGCATTTACTACTAGCCCAACTTTTGTTACACCAGTTCTTGGTGTGGCTACTGCTACATCTGTTAATGGTACAACTATCCCGTCATCAAAAACACTTGTTGTAACAACAGATACCTTAGCAGTTCACGCTGCTACAACTTCTGCTGAATTAGCAGGAGTTATCTCAGACGAGACTGGTACTGGAGCACTTGTTTTTGCTAATACCCCAACACTTGTAACACCAAACATTGGTGCAGCAACTGGAACATCTTTGGTTCTTTCAGGGGACCTAACAGTTAACGGTACAACAACTACAATTAACTCAACAGAAATTACAATTGATGACAAGAACCTTGTTCTTGGTGCAGTAACATCTCCAACAGATGCAGGCGCAGACGGTGGTGGTATTACTCTTAAGGGTGATTCAGACAAGACTTTCTCATGGATAGATGCAACTGATGCATGGACTTCTTCAGAACACCTTAATCTTGCTTCTGCCAAGGTATTAAAGATTGCTGGAACTGAAGTTCTATCAGCAACACAGTACACTGGAAATGCTGCAACAGTAACAAATGGTGTTTATACAACAAGCAAGATTTCAGCACTCGCTGCAACATCTTCTGCAGAACTTGCAGGAGTTATCTCAGATGAGACGGGAACTGGTGCTCTAGTATTTGCTAACACACCAACTCTTGTTACTCCAGTAATCGGAGCAGCAACTGGTACATCTTTAGTTCTTTCAGGCGTACTAACTGCAACAGCAATCACACTAAATGATTCATCAGTAGGTTCTGCAACAGCAACTGCTGGAACATCAGCAACTACAATTGACTCATTCCCATCAGCAACATATTCTTCTGCTAAATACATTGTTCAGATGAAAAAGGGAACTGACATTGAAGTAATTGAAGTTCTTGTTACAGTTAACTCAGCAAATGACGTATATCTAACAGAGTATGCTAACGTACAAAGCAATGTACAACTTGGAACAACAAATGCTGTCCATGACGGAACAAACGTTCTTCTTCAGGTAACTGCTGCAGCAGCAGATACTGCTGTTAAGATACACAGAACTTATATTGAAGCATAACTAATAGAATAGAGTCTGGGAATGGCAACTGTAAATAAAGACTTCAGAGTAAAGCATGGGCTCGCCGTAGCCGAAGGCGCTACTTTTGGAGGAACTGTTACAGTTGCCGCCCCTACTGAAAACCTACATGCTGCTACTAAAGCATATGTAGATAGCCAATCAAATGCATTGGAAGTTTCAGCAACTGCTCCAGTATCTCCAAGCAATGGAGATTTATGGTTTGACACAGTAACAACTAGAGTCTATGTTTATTATAGTTCTGAGTGGATTGCTTTGGCTACCCTTGCAGATGCAGAGGTTTTACAAGAGCATATTCACGATACTACTCCTGGCGGAACAGGCAAAATTGCAACTATATTTGTAGATGCAGAATATTATTATAGTGCAGGAAATCTTGTAAGTGCTGGATTTTATAATACAGCAAGTTGGGATTCCACCTTTAATGATGAAGATTGGTACATACTAGAACTGCAATCTGAAACTGTTGAGATTGCTCAACACATCCACAATACATCAATTGATGGAACTGGGCTTATTGTAACTACGTTTGTTGATGCTGGATATTATTATGAGATCAGCCCATTAGAAGACGCGGGTTCTTATAGTACAGAAAGTTGGAGTTCAACGTATAACGGTGGGCTTTCATATGACCTGTATAATTAAAGATATGATATAATTTGTTTATAATGCTACCGAAGGAGCAAAAATGGCAACAAGAATGCAACAGCGTAGAGGCACTGCAGCGCAGTGGACCTCTACAAATAGCGGCGCTGGTCCAATCCTAAATGCTGGAGAAATCGGCTGGGAATCAGACACCAATAAATTTAAAATAGGTGATGGAACAAACACTTGGGCTGCCCTTGACTACTTTATAGACGCCGACTCAACTGTAAGTCCATCCTTTGGAACAAGTATTACCTTTGAAGGTAGCACTAACGACGGTAATGAAACAACGCTAATTGTTGTTGATCCAACAGCCGATAGAACAATCTATCTTCCAAACGCATCAGGTACAGTTATTACAACTGGTAATCTTTCAGATATTACAGACATTGGAGTGTTTACTTCAACAATCGTAATGGAAGGCTCTAGCGCAGACGCCTCTGAACTTACGCTATCAGCAGGAAACCCAACAGCAGACCGCACAATTACATTCCCTGACGTAACAGGAACTGTTGCTTTAGCAGAAACAGTAGCCTCTTCTCTTTCAACGGCTTTAGAATCTTATGTTTTAACATCAAAGGTTGGTGCGTCAACAGATGGCGTTGCAGGTCTAAATTCAGACTCTAACTTGCTTGTTCCAGGAACAAAGATTATTTTTGAAGGTACTGTAGATGGATTTGAAACTGAATTTTCAGTAACAAACCCTACAGCAGATGTAACTTTAAGTTTTCCAAATGCTACAGATACAATAGTTGGAAGAATAACAACCGACACACTTACAAACAAAACTCTAACATCGCCAAAAATTAATGAAGATGTTATTATGTCGGCAACCGCCACAGAACTTAATATTCTTGATGGAGCAACACTATCAACAACAGAACTTAACTATGTTGATGGAGTAACTTCTGCAATTCAAACTCAAATAGATTTAAAATCTCCTCTTGCATCACCTACTTTTACAGGAACAGTAAATGCAGCAGCAATTACTACTTCTGGAGATGTAGTAGTTGGAGACCAAGCATTTGTAGGTACAGGGGCTTCAACATTCTCAGGTGCTGGAGATGGAAATTTAACAAATCCAGCAATGGTAGTTAGATTTGCTAATGGAGCAAGTGAAGCCTCATTTGCCCAAATGGCATTTCAAAACAATGACCCAACATCTTCTACTGACATAATTGCTTATGCAGATAATGGAAATGACACTTCTGGTTGGACCGATATGGGTATGACTGGAAGTACTTTTAGTTCTGCAGACTATACAATTACAGCCGCAAACGATGGATACATGTTTGTTCAAGCACCACTTGGAAACTTAAGGTCTATTAATAACAAAGTACTTGCTAGCAACGTAGCAACACTTACAACATCTGCTGCTCACGGATATGCTATTGGAGATGAAGTTGTTGTAAGTGAAGTAGATGCTACATTTAACGGTACCTTCATAATTACAGCAGTAACTTCAACTACTTTTAGTTATGCAAAATCAGCAGGAAACGTTGCTTCAGCAGCAGTTTCTCCAGTTGGATCAGCAAAGGTTGCAACAGGTAATGGAAACCTTGTTTTAGCAACAGGTGAGAATGGTACAAGAAATAAGATTGTATTTGCTGCTGGAGGTCTTTCTACTAGCAACACGCAAATGGAAATTACACCAGATGAAAGTGTGCACATTGAAATAGCAACACCATCAACATCACCCACAACAGGAGCACTAACAGTAGTTGGTGGAGTTGGTATTACTGGAGATATGAATCTTCAAGGAGACCTAGATGTAAACGGAACTGTAGACTTCTCTGGAGTTACAACTCTTCCAATTGGTACAAATGCTAATACATTCTTAGCAACCCTTACTAACCCAGTCGTAGTTGTTGATACAACAGCAAACGACTTTGCACAAATTGCTTTCCAGAACCGTAGCGCACACGCAGATGCCTCTACAGACATCATTGCTTATTCAAATACTGGAAGTGATACCGCTGGTTATATTGACATGGGTATTACATCTTCAGCATTTTCTGATGTGGACTTTACAATCACTGGACCTGGTGACGGATATATATTCGTAACTGGTGCAACTGGTGGATCAGATGGAGGTAACTTAGTCTTAGCAACAGGTGATACAGGTTCAACAAATAAAATCATCTTTGCTGCAGGTGGATTAGCATCTAATAATGAACAGATGACAATTACTCCAGATGACAACGTTAAGATTTCTATTGCTACTCCATCAACTTCTGCTACTACTGGTGCTTTACAAGTAGTCGGCGGCGTAGGTATTCAAGGAGACATGAACGTTGATGGTAATGTTAATATTGAAGGAACAATCACATTTGGTGGAGCAGGAACTACTGTAGAAACCGCAAACCTTAATGTTACAGATCCTGCAGTCTTTGTTGGAACTAACAACCAATCAGATATTGTTGACCTTGCTTTTATCGGAGAGTATGCAACAACAATTGGTACAATTACAAAGACTGTTTCAAATAAGGCTCTTACATCAAATGTTGCAACACTTACAACATCAACAACACATACTTATCTTGCTGGAGACGTTGTAGTTGTTTCTGGTGTAGACGCTACATTTAACGGTACTTATAACATTATTGCAGTACCAACTACAACAACATTTACATATGCTAAGACAGCAACAAATGTATCCTCAGCAGCAGCCTCTGGCTCTGCAGCGGTATCAGCCAGACGTAAATTTGCTGGTATTGCAAGAGATGCATCAGATGGGGTAATCAAAGCATTCAAGGATGCAACAACTAAGCCAACTAGCACAGTTAACTTCTCTGAGGCTGGATTAGCATACTCTGATCTACAGGTTGCTGGAATTACAGCATCATCAATTACTGTTGGAGATGTAACTAATACAGAGTTTGGATACTTAGATGGAGTAACTTCATCAATCCAGACTCAAATTGGTACAAAGTTAGACTCAACAACTGCTGCTACTACATATGCTCCTATTGCAAGCCCAGTCTTTACTGGAATTGTGTCTGTTGCAACTTCAATTGAATTTGAAGGCTCAACAGCAGATTCTTTTGAGACAACGTTAACTCTAACAGATCCAACTGCTGATCGTACAATAACTTTGCCAAATGCTACTGGAACAGTATCTTTGGTTTCAAATGCCGAAACTCTTACTAACAAGACTATGGCATTTTCTTCAAACACAATTACTGGAACAATCTCAGACTTTAATACAGCGCTAACAGATCAAGATTTTGCAACATTAGCAGGTACAGAAACTCTTACAAACAAGACTCTTACACTTGGAAATAATACTATAAGCGGTACTATTGCACAATTTAATACCGCAGTAACAGATCAAGATCTTGCAACTCTTGCAGGCACTGAAACATTAACTAACAAAACCATAACAGCACCAGTAGTCAATTTGGCTATTAATGCTCAGACTGGAACAACATATACATTTGTCCTAACAGATAACGGAAAGTTTGTTACTGCATCTAATGCATCGTCTCAGACTTACACTATACCGCCTGCTGCCTCAGTTGCCTATGCTATTGGTGCACAGATCAACTTAGTCCGTAAGGGTGCAGGAGCGGTTGCTTTTGCTGCAGGCGCAGGTGTAACTATTCGTTCTACTGGTGCAACGCCTGCCGCACCAACATTGCGTGTACAATATTCAACTGCTACTTGTATCTATGAAGGTTCAGATATTTGGTATGTAGTAGGAGATATTTCATAAATATAGCGTTTTAACACATGCTATAATTATATAAGAAAAGGAGTCTTAGATGCCAGTACTTGGAATTGTTTCATCATCAGCCAAAGGTGCACCTGGAACACCAATATCTGTATCTGCTACAAATGTCGGTTCTGGTCGTGCTTTCAATGATGGCAGAGCAGATGTTTCCTTTACTACAGGCCCAGGCGGATTGGCCACTTCCTTTACTGTTACTTCTAGTCCAGGCGGATACACTGGCACTGGTTCTTCATCTCCAATAACCGTTACAGGCCTACAAAGTGCCACTGCTTATACATTTACAGTTGTGGCAACTAACGCTGCTGGATCATCGGCTGCATCTTCAGCATCTGCCGCTATTACAGCAACAACCGTTCCAAATGCGCCTACTGTTGGAACATTTAGTAGATCAAGCAACACCGTAGGTTCACTTACATTTACTGCACCTTCTACGGGCGGTACTGCAATTACTTCTTACGTAGCATCAACAAATCCATCTATTGCTATAACTACAGCCAATTCATCTAGCCCAGTGACCCTTACTGGTTCGTATGTTCAAGGCACGACATATACAGCACGTCTCCTTGCGGTCAATGCAAATGGTTCATCTGCAAACTCTTCTTATTCTAACGGAGTTATTATAAGTCCTACTCCTGTTACCGTATCATATGTAATAGTTGGCAGCGGCGGCGGCGGCGGCACTGGCGGCGGCGGAGCAGGCGGACGAGTTGCATCATCATTCACAGCATCTGGAAGTTATGCAATTAGCATCGGCGGCGGTGGCGGTGGCGGCACTGGCGGCACTGGAGGTGCAAACGGTGGCACAGGAAGCGCAGCCAGTATTGCAGGAATTAACACTGGCAACGGCGGAGGCGGAGGCGCCTCTGGCGGATCAGGCGTAGGTGGAGGTTGCGGCGGCGGCGGAGGTTACACTTATCCAGGCTCCACATCAGGAGGCGCAGGTAATCAAGGCGGCAACGGCGGCACTGGTACTGGAAATGATGGCCGAGGAGGCGGTGGTGGTGGTGTTGGCGGAAACGGAACAAACGCTGGTGGATCAAATGCTGGCAACGGCGGTGCTGGCATAAGCGGTGTTGGCGGCGGTGGCGCTGGAGGCGCTGTTTGGAATCCTGGTAGCCCTGGCCCAGGCGGAGGCAGTGGAGGCAGCAGAAACATTGGCGGAGGCGGCGCTGGCTCTGGCGGAACTGGCGGCGGCGGCGGTGGCGGCGGCGAGAACGGCGGCGGTTCAGGAGGAAGTGGAATAATTATTTTAACGGCATCGGCTGCAGCAACAAGTTCAAGCGGTGCATCGGTATCAGGAACAACTTACACATTCACAGGAAGCGGGAGTATAACTTTCTAATGGCACACTTTGCACAACTAGATGAAAACAACAATGTACTTCAAGTGCTTGTTGTTAGAAACGAAGATATTGATTCTTCAAACGAAGAAGCCTCTGGTATCGCATATCTGACCGATATATTTGGTGGTATTTGGAAACAAACCTCTTATAATAATAACATTCGTAAAAACTATGCAAACATTGGATCTACATATAATCAAGATCTTGATGCATTTATTTCTCCACAACCCTATCCTTCTTGGATATTAAATGAAATTACTTGTAAATGGGAAGCCCCCATCCCTATGCCAACAATTGAATATGATGATAGATTTACCTATGTGTGGAAAGAAGAAACTGTTTCTTGGTTTAAAGTTAATTTTGAATAAATACAGTAGACTAAACAAAAAACAAAGCACTTAACCATAAACCTAACGGTTAGTGTACGTTTTATGCGTATTTATATTTTATAAAGTTGTGATACACTAGTACTACTTCCGATTTTCTGAAGTACTCACTTAATTTTATGAAAGGTAAATAAATGTCAGATGTTTTTTCGTTTCGCTTGCTAGAAGATTTTGTAAATAAATATAACAATGTTCCAGCACCCTTTGGTTTCTCAGATGCTGGATCTAACTCTTTGGGAGAGGTTACATTTATACGCACATACTCACGCATGAAGGAAGACGGTACAAAAGAACGTTGGCACGAAGTTTGTCGTCGTGTAATTGAGGGTATGTATTCAGTACAAAAAAACCATGCTAAAGATAATCGTCTACCATGGAATGATAACAAGGCTCAGAAATCTGCACAAGAGGCATTCCAAAGAATGTTTGAATTAAAGTGGACACCACCAGGCCGTGGTCTATGGGCATTTGGAACTCCTATGACTATGGAGAAACGTAATTCTGCTTCCCTTCAAAATTGTGCAATGGTTTCAACTCGTGACATTGATCGCAATGATCCAGGTGCTTTATTTGCTTGGGTAATGGATGCATTAATGCTGGGTATTGGGGTTGGATTTGATACCCTTGGAAAAGACAAGCAGATGTCAATTTATGCACCTACAGAGCCAGCAATAGTTTATGAGATACCAGATACTCGTGAGGGTTGGGTTGAATCTGTTAGACTTTTAATAAATTCATACCTTCGTCAAAACCAGCCTATTCAAGAGTTTAACTATGACCTTATCCGTCCTCTAGGAGCACCCATTAAAGGCTTTGGAGGGGTTGCCAGCGGTCCAGCACCATTAATTGAACTACATATACGTATTAGAAATGTAATTGGCTCTAGAGCAGGGCAAGAATTTGATTCTCGTGCAATAGTAGACATTGTTAATCTTATTGGTACCTGTGTTGTTTCTGGAAATGTTCGTCGTTCTGCTACCCTTGCACTTGGGGCACCAGAAGATGAAGGTTTTATTAATTTAAAAAATCCAGAAGTATTCCCAGAACGTAACTCCTATGATCCAGAAAAACCAGGATGGGCTTGGATGTCTAATAATTCTATTTCAGCAACAGTTGGAACAAAATATGAAGACTATGTAGATTTAATTGCAGACAATGGAGAGCCAGGATTTATTTGGTTAGATGTTGCAAGAGAATACGGAAGATTAAAAGATGCACCAGATTATAAAGATTCAAGAATTATGGGATTTAATCCATGCGCTGAGCAACCCTTAGAGTCTTATGAATTATGCACACTAGTAGAAGTTCATTTAAACCGTCACGAATCTAAAGAAGATTTTTTGCGTACACTTAAGTTTGCATATCTTTACGGAAAAACCGTTACTCTTATGCCTACACACTGGCCACAAACAAATGGCATTATGCAACGTAATCGTCGCATTGGCACATCTCTTACTGGTATTGCATCTTTTGCAGATACTAGCGGTCTTCCAGCATTGCGTGAGTGGATGGATGAGGGATATACTAAAATTCGTCACTATGATCATAAATATTCAGAGTGGCTTTGTGTTCGTGAATCAGTTCGTGTAACTACCGTCAAACCTTCAGGATCTGTTTCTCTTCTATCAGGTGCAACTCCTGGAGTTCACTGGGGACCTGGTGGAGAATTTTATCTTCGTGCTATTCGTTTCGGTAATACCGATCCAATGATGTATTTATTTAAAGCAGCGGGATATAAAATTGAAGACGATGTTGTATCAGCAAATACCTCAGTGGTTTATTTCCCAGTTGCATCAGGACACAAACGTTCTGAAAAGCAGGTTAGTTTATTTGAAAAAATTGGTTTGGCAGCAACAGCCCAAAAGTATTGGTCTGATAATGGCGTTTCCGTTACTCTTTCATTTGATAAAGAAGAAGAGACAAAGTTTATTGCTCCAGCCCTAAACATGTATGAGGGTCAACTAAAGGCAGTCTCATTTCTCCCAATGGGTAACAAGACTTATCTTCAACAGCCATATACAGAGATTACAAGAGAAGAGTACAACTCTTACGTTGGGACAATTGGCAAGATTGACTGGTCTGCAATTTATGATGGCAAAGATAATTTAGATGCAGAATCTGAGAAGTACTGCTCAACAGATGCTTGTGAGATTAAATTATATTAGGCCGTATCCTGCTATAATAAGGGGATAGGAGAACCATGTCTAACCCATCCAATTTGTATGCAGAGAAGATCTTTAGTGAACACCCTCTGGTTCTTTGGGCACTAGACGATAAACTTGATTATATAAGTTTAATCTCAGAGGCACAAAGAAATATTCTTGGTCTTTGGTCTGCAACAAATTGCACCGCTTACTCTGGCACCTCTTTTGCAGGGGAGCCATTTCCAGCCAGTTATAATACAAAGATTAGATGTACCGTACCAGTAGGACTAACAAATGAGGCAACATTAATAAGTCCTGACATTATAAATTTTCAAGATCTAGATTCAAGCCTTAAAACATTTTCTATAGGTACTCATTTTTATTCAAATAGTCCATACCTTGAATCAGTCTCTATTGGATACGAATACACAGATACAACAACTTCTCAAATAATTCAAAATTTAAAAACATTTCAAACATCTATATTCCAGCAATGGGGTTTTGTGTCAGAAACATTTCAAATTCCAGATGAAAGTACAGGTTTAAGAATAATCATAAAACTTGTAACAACTGATGGAGGGGCTGTTGCAGCAGACTACGAATTTTATTTAAATGGAATAACCCTTGGTCAGTGGTCTGAAGAGTTTAATGTTTCATCTTTAGGTGTTGACTCACAGCCTTTCCCAGATGATATCACTTTAGAAACAACAAGCAGAGTTGTTCCTGCATCAGCCTATGGAATTTCATCAGACACTGGCTACTACCTTGTAAACAATAAATCCTTGGTTGCAAAAAATACTGGCATCCCACTAGTCTTTGGTGCATCTGGAATTACAAAACTTACACCAAATAATGGTAGTCCGTCAGTTATTTTTCCTGGAAAAGGATTCTTGCATGAAGTTGGAAGATACAATAACTACACTGTTGAGTTTTGGACAAGAATAAGTTCAGAGTCCACTACGGCTAAAAAAATATTTGGTCCAATTGGAAGTAGCGATGGCTTGTATGTAGAAGATGGATTCTTGACACTTTTAATTGGTGAAAGTTTTAATTCTCATTTTGTTTCTGAGTGGTTTAGGCCAATGTTGATACACATTGCAGTAGTAAATAACAGTGCAGTTGTTATGATAAATGGAGAGCAGGTTATTTCTTTAGATTTTAGCACTGCTTCTATGAGCCTTCCAGATGGAGTTGATGAAGATTGGGTTGGGTTCTATTCTTATGAAGATGTTACACCAATTGAGATTGATTGTTTTGCCATTTACTCTTATCGCGTTCCAGATGTTGTTGCAAAAAGAAGATGGGTATATGGTCAGGGAGTCGGATCATCAGAATCAATTGACTCTGCATATTCAGGAACCTCTGCTGCAATTGACTATACATTTGCAGACTATACAGCCAACTATACTTATCCAAGTTTTGCACAATGGCAACAGGGAAGTTTTGATAATTTAGCAACTACAGAAAAATACTTAAAAACCCCAGACTACTCCTTGCCAACAATTTTTACTGGAACAAAAACATTACAAGACATGTACGACGAATCAGAAACACTGTTTGATAACCTTACTAGTGGAAACATAGGAACTGATTATAGGTTTATATCTTTAAATCCTAATTCGACTTGGGATAATGAAGGAGCCTATATATATTTTACAAACTTTAATGTTTTAAATGATCAAGTCGCATCTCTCTATGGAGTTTTTGAAATAGGAAATGAAGGAAGCGGAACAGATCAAGAAGAAAAAATATTATTTAAGGTTTACAGTCAAAGTACTGGAAACTATTTTATAGTTAAAGTTGATGGACTTGAGATTGTATACTCTTTAAATTATGGAGGAACCGAAGAAGAAATTTATCGTGTAGAGAATATTTCTTTAAATGAACCATTTCCAGCAGGGTTTAATATTGAAACACTTGTAGGAGCGTTTGGAGGAAATCTTTCAACATTCTTTGGTAATCAAAACTCTTTAAGCCTTTATGTTGGAGGCGACAATAATGGAGATAAGACATTTAATGGATACATATATTCAGTTGGATTTTCAACAAAGTCAAATTTAAATTTAATATCAGGTGTCTTTAATTCTTCTGGCGTTATAGTTAATGAAAATGATACAACATTAAGTGATATAGTAACAGCAGGGCTTTATAATCAAGATGGGGACCTAGTTGATGCTGAATTTTATAACACTGAATTTTGGGCTTACCTCTACGATGGCGGAACAGTAAAATCAAATTCTACAATTCTACTGGAGCATATGGCAAGTTATACACTCCTGCCAACATTTTCATATAACAAACTATTCTTAGATATTGGTATTGCTGGTCATTGGGAAGATTATCTGCCGTTGTCTTATTTTGGACAATATGTTGAAAATGAGGCTGGAAATTCTTTTTATGATTTAGATTTTTTACAGTTTAACTTGGGATATCCATCACCAGATACATTGCTAGAATCAACGGCACAAGGAACAATAACTTATGAAGACTTAATGAATAGTTATAAAACACCAGTCAGTAAAACGTATGCTCAACTGCAAAATATAATCCTTACTGGATGGAATAACTATGTAGATATGCTAGAAAATTCTTTAAAATATTATGAATACAATACCGAAAATGAATCTATTAGAAGTTATGTAACTTTCCAGTATGTGGATGAAGGTGCAAATGCTTTGTCAAGTTATTTCACAGAGACTGTTTCTCCACAAGAAAGTTCTGTTATTGATGTGTCCGATTACCCCTCTTGGCAAAGTACAAAGTTTGAAATTATTGATAATACATTAGTTTATCCAAGAAAAGATATAGATTTCAATAAACTGGCAGTTGTTTATAGCATTGATTTTAATGTTAGTGGAATAATTAAAAAACCAGTCATTCTAAAAAAGTTAGAGATTGCCTCTCAATCACTTAATGATAACTCCTTTAATCCAATTGGAACAAGATTCGGTTCTGACCTTTTCCCATACAAGAGGTCTGGACTTTACTATGATTATAAATCAAAGAATCCATTTAGCATTTATAAAGGAAGCACACCTTACTTATATACAAACCGTACATCTGGAATCCAGGTTCGTGGAGATTTTGATTTAAACGAAGATCGTGGTATCTCTATGCCAGTAAATCAGTCTGTTGCAGATAACTATAGAGTAAGCGCCTTTCAATCATGGGTCAAGTATGAGCAAAGGGTTTTTCCACTAACCCCAATAGCATTATTTGAGGTTGAAAATAAAAATAATACAATTGTATTTTATGTTGTTGCAAATGACAAATTTGGTAAAAGAGGGGTTGTTTATGCAAAAAACAAAAATGATAACTCTGATTTCAATGAAATTGCATATTTTATAAATGGAAAGGCTGTTCGTGAACCAGTATTAACAGTTAAAGAGTGGTCTGTCTTGGGAATTAATTTTACAACAGATTTAAACTTTGACTTGTTCTTAGGCTCTATAAATTTAAAGGGGCCAGCAATCTTTAATAATATCTCATATTATCAAGCAAATAATCTTCAACAGTTACAATCAAAGATTAATAGACCATGGAACAAGGTTAAGCAAGATGGTGCTATAGATTATGATTGGTCATACTGGCTAAATAACTATACTTGGGATGGAGTCTTGTCGGTATCTTCTTCTCCTCTATATGGCGTAAACTCCCAAGATGTTTATAATAATTACATGGGAACTAATAAGATTATCATTGATGACGAAGAAGGTATGGTATTTGATGCCGATAAGATGAGAGTATATAATGACACTACTTGGTCAGTATCAGTGGGGGCTCCAGTATGATCTGGTATACTTATGGTTATGGATTCTCTATTTAGCCCAAAAACTGGCAAACCAATTGTTGAAAATGTACGACGTAAGGTCATTGATAAGCATTATGACTGGGGTCTGTACGTATACAAGAAGTCAAACGGAAAGTGGTTTACTGATGGAACTGGTTCTGTATTAAACATTCCCGCTCAAAAAGGTGACATCTCAAAGATTGCAGAACTTAAAAGGGCTGCAGTATTTAATGGTGACGATGGAGAAGGCACAGCACATTTTGTTGCTGGATTAACAAGGATATCTGAAGAAGAATACTCAGAACAAAAAGACAGAATGATCCAAGGATTAATTCCAAACGTGAATGATCTAGGAGCAATTGCAGATGCACAGAAAACATTAAAAACATATGGAAAGGATGCGTACGAAAGTGACTGATGATGATAACTTCCAGTATGTTAGGGCAAGTCTAAACACTCAAGAACAAGAGGATAGCCAGTTTAAGGGCAGCGACCCATTTAATAAAAACTGGGAAGAGTTAAAAGAATACTCTGGCCTAGATCAAAACTTTCGCCGTCGCATAGTAAGACAGATTAGCAAAGCGGTATCTCCAACAGCAGCATATCTAGACTCTGCAAATGCAGTGCCTGCTGGAGTAGACGATGCTGGATCAAAGGCTCTTAATCCTGGAACTGTATACAGAAATGGATACGGTCTATTTGATGTAATTACACCACCATACAACATGTATGAACTAGCAAATTTTTATGACACATGTTTTTCAAACCACGCTGCAATTGATGCAAAGGTAGAAAACATTGTAGGTCTTGGTTATAGGTTTGATGTTACAGATAGAACTTCACTAAGACTAGAAACTTCAGAAGATGAGGGCGCAACTGGTAGAGCAAGAAGTAGAATTGAAAGAGCAAAGATTGAACTTCGTGATTGGCTAGAAAACCTAAACGATGATGATAGTTTTACAAAAATCATGGAAAAGGTTTATACCGATGTTGAGGCAACAGGTAACGGGTTTATTGAAGTAGGTAGAACACTTAAGGGCGACATAGGTTACATTGGTCATATACCAGCAACAACTGTTCGTGTTCGTAGACTTAACGATGGCTACCTTCAAATTATTGGTCAGGCCGTTGTTTACTTTAGAAATTTTGGTGCAACCAATCCAAACCCAGTAACAGCAGATGGCCGTGCAAATGAGATTATTCACCTCAAGTCATACTCTCCATTAAATACTTATTATGGAATTCCAGATATTGTTTCTGCAATGCCGTCATTGATTGGTGATCAACTAGCATCAAGATATAACATTGATTATTTTGAAAACAAGGCTGTACCACGATATATCATTACCTTAAAAGGTGCAAAACTTTCTGGAGACGCAGAAGATAAAATGTTTAGATTTTTACAGACTGGGCTTAAGTCACAGTCTCACAGAACCCTTTATATTCCACTTCCTGGAGATACAGACCAGAACAAGGTTGAGTTTAAGATGGAGCCAATTGAAAACGGTATCCAAGAAGGATCTTTCAAGGAGTATCGTAAACAAAATCGTGACGACATTCTGATTGCTCATCAGGTTCCTATATCTAAACTTGGTGGTTCAGATTCTGGTTTGGCAGCAGCACTCTCTCAAGATCGTACATTTAAGGAGCAGGTTGCTAGACCAGCACAACATCATTTAGAGAAGGTCGTTAATAAGATTATTAAAGAAAAAACAGATGTCCTTGAACTTAAGTTTAATGAACTAACTCTTACAGATGAAATTGCTCAATCACAGATTCTTGAAAGACTTGTTAAGACTCAGATTATGATGCCAAACGAGGCTCGTCAGGCTCTTGATTTGCCACAACGTAAAGATGGAGATGAACCATTTGTAATGACTCCAAGAGAAGCAACTGATGCTAGAGCAAACGCTTCTGGCAACAGAGAAAGAGATACAGAAAGAACAAACAACAATTCTGACTCCCCAAGTACAGTTGCTGGACGCAATCCTGCGGGTGAGGGTAGATCGTCTCAGTAATTGAGAAATCTAATAAAACATTTGGTATAATGGACTCTGATATGATAATAAATAAGGCAAACTGGACAACAGACAAGGATAGCCTACGTCTGTCAATGCCTATTGGCAAGGTAGACGTAGAACGCCGTATGGTTTCTGGTTTTGCATCTTTGGATAATATTGACAAGCAAGATGACATTGTTACAGCAGAAGCAAGTGTTCAGGCATTTAAAAATTTCAAGGGTAACCTAAGAGAAATGCATCAGCCATCAGCAGTAGGAAAGATGATCTCATTTAAAGAAGATCGCTATTTTGACCCAAATTCAAAAAAGTTTTATAACGGAGTTTATGTCTCTGCTTATGTTTCAAAGGGTGCACAAAATGCCTGGGAGAAAGTCCTAGATGGCACATACACTGGTTTTTCTATTGGTGGCAATATCAAGGTTTGGGATGATGCATATAATGCAGACTTAGACAAGTCAATTCGCATTATTAAAGATTATGACCTTTATGAATTGTCATTAGTTGATAGCCCAGCAAATCAATTTGCAAGCATCATATCTGTTGAAAAAGTAAATGGTCAGAGTGTTGTAACTGGAACATCCGCAGACACTGTTATTGAAAATGTTTTTTACGATTCCGAAAACGGTATTGTATTAGTTTCTGACTCAGAAACAGAAGCAAGCCCAGTCAGTGGTAAGAACATGGAAAACATTGGTTTCGTAGAAAAGAATGATGAAGAAAAAGCAAACATGATAAAGTTCTTAGTTGATAGTGCTAAAGGCATTAGTACAATTAAGATTACCAAGGAGGTAAATAAAATGACAGAAGCAACAGAAGCAGCAGTAGATGCTGTAGTTGAAAATGTTGAAATTACTCCAGAGGCACAGCCAGCAGAAGTAGAAACTCCTGCAGTCGTTGAAGCAGCAGCAACAGATACTGTTGTTGAAAAGTCAGACGATGGTGGTGCAGTTCCTTCTGCTCCAGTAGTAGAAGAAGAGAGCGTTGCTCCAGCAGTTGAAGCCGAACTTGCTGTAGCAAAGTCAGATGAATCAGTTGCAGATGCAGTTGCTGAAATCAAGAACTCTCTTACTAATGCCTTTGGCGATCTCGCTACAACCATTAAGTCTCTTAATGAGCAGGTTGCAGCACTTAGCAAGTCCGTTGAAACTGTGTCTACAGAAGTAACACAGGTCAAGGGTCAGTTCAATGAGTTTGGAAAGAGAGTAGATGCCGTAGAGCAAGATACCGCTTTCCGCAAGTCTGGCGATCTAGGCGAGATCGTGCAGTTTGAGCCTGTAAAGGTTCAGAAATCCCTATGGGGCGGACGTTTCCTCAAAAATTCCGACCTATTTAATTAACAATATATTCACTAGGAGGTGAAATAATGTCAGAACAAGATAAAGATATAGCCAAGAACTATCCAGGTTCAGGTGGCTCAGGAGCAGAACTTAACTCCCAGGGCTCACTCGTATCAGGTGGTGTTGGTAGTGCTACAGGTCTAGACTCAGCAGCAGCGTCTGTTGGATCACAACTTGGTAACACAGCAACAGCAAACTTTGGTGTAACAACTGGAGCAAATGCTGTAAACCCAACTGGGGCAGCAGGTGGTATTCTTGCACCAGAACAGGCTCGTCGCTTCATCGACTACGTGTGGGATGCAACAGTACTCGCCAAAGATGGTCGTAAAGTTACAATGAGAGCAAACACAATGGAAATCGAAAAGGTTAACGTTGGAGAGCGTGTCATTCGTGCAGCAGCGCAGGGTAGTCCAAACTACACAAACGCTGGTGCAACATTTACAAAGGTAGAACTTACTACAAAGAAGATTCGTCTTGATTGGGAAGTTTCTACAGAATCATTAGAAGACAATATTGAAGGTGGAGCACTTGAAGATCATCTAGTTCGCTTGATGACAAATGCATTCGCAAACGATATTGAAGACCTTGCCATTAATGGTGATGGTGCTACAGGTGATTTCCTTTCAATCATGAACGGTTTCGTAAAGCAGACTACAGATTCTGTATACACAGGTGGACAGTATGTAAACGATGCTCATGAGTCAGTTGTTACTGTAACAAGTGATGCTTGGACACCAACGGTAATGCAGAATATTATTCTTGCAATGCCACGTAAGTATCGTGCAGTTAAGTCGAACCTAAAGTTCTACGCTGGTACAGATGCTTTCCAGGGTATCGTTGCAAACAACGGTACACTTGGCGACGCAATTGCAGAAGCATTTGCTGGTCGTCCAGCAGGTACACCTGCAAACCGTCAAGACTACCTTGATGGAAACGCACAGACAATTGGTAATGCACGTACAACTCGTGTATTAGGAATTGATGTAATGGAAGTTCCTTACTACCCAGATGGTTTCGTCGACTTGACATTCCCATCAAACCGTGTATGGGGATTCCAGCGTGATATTACTGTAAACCGTGAATACAAGCCAAAGAAGGATACAATTGAATACACAGTATTCGTCCGCTTTGGTATTCAATGGGAAGAACTAGATGCAGTTGCTTATGCAGATGCAAACTCTACTTCTGAGTAATACTCATAACTAGTTGATTTGGGGGGGCGGTGTAACAACTGCCCCCCTTCTTCACATTCTGGTATAATAACTTAGGAGGATATGATGATTACAATTGAGGAATTAGTTACAAAAACAGTTTTTGAGTTAAAGTCCTATGCCAAAAAGAATAATATTAATCTAGATGGGGCAACAACAAAAATACAGATATTGGAAACAATAGGAAGTTTTATTCCAGATCCCAACAAAGAGGTTATTGAGCCAAGCAAAACAAATGAGAAAATTGCAATACATTCAAGTAAAAGTATGCATTGGGTAAAGGTTGGCCAACTAACCCCAGGTTATAATATTGTAACCAAAGAAGCATCAGAAAAATGGCTAACACGTAAGCAGGTCCGCCTTGCGACACCTGAAGAATTAGCGAATTATTACGGTAAATAATGCAAATACTTAGACTTCCCCCATATCCATTAACCCTTTCTTATACAGTTCCAGATGCATCTACAGAGTATATTATTGTAATTGATGATCTATTGGAACAGACAGAACTTGAGGTTATTCGTGTTTCTAATGCTCAAAAGGTTTTAACTTATACCCTTACTGACAATTTTCTTAAATATGACAAGTCTTATCCCGTTACAATTTACGAAAGCATTACAGTATCTGGAGTTCAAGATATTCGTGGAGATATTGTTCTAGAAGACAATCTAGACATTGTAAGACCATATGTAGATCCAGCAACACTTGGAACAACTCCAACAGAAATTACAGAATATACAGAGTATGAGAATCTTGCAAGAGCAATAATTGATTCAGTTGTGGGTGGCTTTTATTATAAGAGAACCTACCTAGAAGTTGTTGGCCAAGGAACTGACTACATTCCGCTATGGGATAAAGTACATAAAATTTTAACGGTACACGAAAATGCAGAACTGGTATATGACTCATCAGAAACTCCAGCAGCATTAACTACATATAACTATTTAATAACAAAAGACAAGACTGCAATTACAAAGGATCCTGTAGAAACAGTAGATGCTTTAAACCGTGCAGAAAGAAAACCCGCAAGAATACCATTAGGATACTCAGACTCAATCTCTTTATTTGATACAGAAGACAGCGGAAACGTTCAAACGGTTAGTGGTGGAGTAGCATTTTCTGAGGGAACAGATTATATTATTCTTCTAGAAACTGGATATAAGGTAGTACCATATGATATTCAAGACGCAACAAAGATGTTAATAAATGATATTAAGTGTGGAAGACTTGATTATTATAAGAGATACGTAAAAGCCTATAGCACAGAGCAATTTAAGATTGAATATGATAAGAGATTGCTTGATGGAACTGGTAACATTCTAGTAGATAAGATTTTAAACAAGTACCTTAATAACATTGTCAAGCCTGGGATTTTATAATGGAATCATGCGAAGATACAGACTTCATGTATCCCATGAAAGCAGATGTCTACTATCCAATAGTTGAACAAGGTGCTTATGGCAATGTTCAAAAAACTTGGGTTTTTAATAAAACAATAATTTGTAATTTTTCTAAAGATGGAACGGTAGACGAAGAAGTAAAGCCAAATGTAAACATAACATTAAAAAAAGTCTTAATGGGAAGAACAAAAAAAGACATTAGATTCTCACAAGAAAACAATGCAGACGCAATAACAAACGTAGTCATAACAAACATTAGAACAAGAACAGATGTTCCCCTGTATATAGAGACTTCTGGAGTTAGGGCTGGTAAATCAACAATATACGAGATAGAGTCTCAGTCTCCAATCATAGGACCATTTGGAGATCCAGACTATTATGCTTTGGCTATCCGCCGTTCAGAGAATCAGGCATCGGACATATAATGAGAGTATCCGTAAACACTAAGCAATTTACAAAAGAAATGAACAACATTGTTGAATATTCTTTAGGATATCTAGATGGAGTAAAAGCAGGGAAGTCAGTGTTTTTTAAAAACCTTGGACTAAATGTAAAAGAAGTATTAGAAAAGTATATTGACTCAAATGCAAGGGTAAACCCTCAAGCACTCCACCACATATATGAGTGGTCTAAAGTTGGAAGTCCAGAAGCAAGATTATATGATATAAACTATACAGTAAGCAATTTAGGATTATCATTTATGACAAACTTTAAACAATCTTCATCAATTAAGAATGGGTCAAATGTTCCATTCTATGATAAGGCAAGAATTATGGAGCAAGGCATTTCAGTTGTGATTACTCCAAAAGATTCTAATGTTTTGGTTTTTGAAGAAAATGGAGAAACGGTTTTTACTAAAGGTAGCGTTACGGTTGATAGTCCAGGAGGAGATGCAACCACTGGTGGTTTTGAAAATGTAGTTGATTCTTTCTTTACAAAGTATTTTACTCAAGCATTTTTAAGATCAAGCGGAGTAGCCGCATATTTAGAAAATCCAGTATTATACAAAAACAATATTCGTGCAGGCAAAACTTCTGGAAGATCAAAGGGAGTGTCCGTAGGATATAAATGGATAACAAATGCGGGGCTAATAAATGGCTGATACAAACATATTAAATACTCCATTAATTTGGATTAATAAATACTTACAGGCAAAAGTTTCTGATGCTGCTGATTTAGATATGATTCCATTTTTCCCAACAGCGCCAACAGCAATTGATGATTTAACTGAGTCGTTTCCAGAAGGCGCACTGTGCGTATATGACAGATTGTCAAGAATGAATAAGAGTAAATTTCCACATATAAAAACAGAACAAGTTTTATATTATTTTTATGCTACAGCAGCAGACTCAGTAGTAACTATGATAAAAATACAAGAGGCTGTTTTAAGGTTAATGGATAGACTAGATGAGACAGCAGAAGAAGTAAATAATTGGTGCTCTATCCGTAAAGTTAACCTAGGTACAGCAGACAATCCCGACTTTATAAATAACATGTTCTATTTCCATAGATTTAGGGTTTACCAACTAGAAGAGGCAAGAGACATTATTGACTTTGGTACAGCAAGAACCTATGGCGGCAATAAGTTTATTATTGAGTTTGATTATCACCAAATGCCAGGGATAAATACACATACCTGGACCCCAGAAGGACTTCCAGTAGGCGGAAAAATTACTATATAAAAAGATGTTATAATTGTGTCTGAGGAAACAAAAACGCCAAAATAACTTAATATCTATTTAAGAAAGAGGTGAATAAATGGCTTATAGTCGTGGAACATCAACCAACATTATCGTTGGTGCTGCAGCATTCTTTATGGCAGACTCAACTTTAGTACCAACAGTAACTCCATCATTCGTATCATCAGACTCATATAGAGAGACTCTATCTGCATCTGCAACATATGACAATGTGGGCTACACAACCAACGGACTTGAAATGCAGTTCCAACCAGACTTCGGTGAAGTCCAGGTAGACCAGATTCTTGACGTTGCGAAACTTTACAAGCAGGGAATGCAAGTTAGCGTTGCAACTGCTTTTGCTGAAGCCACTCTAGAGAACCTTCTATTGGCTCTAGCAGGCAGCAATGATGATTTGACTGGAACAAAGTCTTCATCTACTGGACGTATCTTGAACCTTTCTGCAGGAGACTTGGGCGAATGTCCAGTTGAGCGTGGTATCGTTGCGGTAGGACCAGGAACAGGCGACTGTGAAGATTCTGCTGCAGTAGAGCGTGTATACATTGGATACCGTGCTCTATCAATTGAAAACGTAACAGTTTCAGCAAAGCGTGATGAGGCTTCAATGTTTGAAGTATCATTCCGTCTTCTACCAGAAGACACATCAGGTGCATACGGCAAGATCATTGACCGTACACACACAGTTACATCATAATAATGTTGTAATAATCTAGTTTTAGATTACAACTAGCCCACTTCCTTAATTGGAGGTGGGTTTTTTGTTTGTGGTAGAATTAAGTATAATGGCAACCAGAATATACAAAAATCAAACAATATCTTTGTTTAATGGGAAAGAATTAGAAATCATACCATTAAAGATAAGATATCTTCGTGAATTTATGGAAGTATTTAAAGATATCAAACAGGCCAAAGATGATGATGAATCTATTGCTGTATTAGTAGAGTGTGTTCGTATATGCATGAAACAATATTACCCAGAAATATCATCTAGCACTGCAGACATAGAAGATAATTTTGATATGCCCACCATCTATAAAATACTAGATACCTCTGCTGGAATTAATATTAATGAAAAATCAGAGGAGCCCGTAAAAAATCAAGCAGAAAAAAGTGGGGAAACCTGGGAAACATTAGATTTAGCAAAACTTGAGGCAGAGGTATTTTTGCTGGGTATCTGGAAAGATTATCAAGAACTAGAAACGTCTTTATCAATGCCAGAACTAATGATGACCCTTGAAGTAATTAGAGAGTTAGATTACTCAGAAAAGAAGTTTCTTGCAGCAATTCAAGGCGTGGATTTAGACGGGGATAAAAATCAAAATAAAGGTCAAAAAGAATGGGAAGACATGAAAGCAAGAGTCTTTAGTGGTGGTAAAGCAACAGATAGCAATGATGTCTTGGCTTTACAAGGAGTTAATGCTCAAAAAGCAGGGTTTGGAATTGGCATGGGGCTAGACTATGGCGATCAAAGAGACCCTAATGTGATGAAGTAAAAAAATGAAACAACTTAAAAATAGCCTATTTGTGCTATAATTAACATAACTTATAGGAGGAACAAATGTCAACAACCGTACATGAGACTGAAAAAGTCAAACTCATTGATGGAACAGAGATAACCGTTCGCCCCCTTAAGATCTCACTTCTTCGTCCTTTCATGAAGAAGTTTGAAGGGGTGGCAAAAGTTGCGGAAGATAACGAGAAGTCTATGACTCTTCTTGTTGAGTGCGTCCAGATTGCTATGCAGCAATACAAGCCAGAATTGGCTGGAGACGTAGCAAAGTTGGAAGATCTACTTGATTTACCAACAGTTTACAAAATTGTAGAAGCAGCATCAGGTATTAACCTGACAGCAGTTTCTGATATTCTGGCAAACTAGTCATATAGGCATACTAGAAGAGGTGTGAAGCGTGGCTGATGTCAATGCTAATATTGATATAAACATTGACTCGTCCAATGCGATATCGCAACTTAAGTCTTTACAAAGACAGATATCTCAGTTTCACACCTCTATTGCAAAATCTAGCGAGTCGGCAGCATTAGCCCAAAGAGGTCTAGAAAAAAATCTACTTAATAGCATAAACTCTATTGGGTCTTTTTCTGCAGAATTACGCACAGTAAAAACAACTGCGGAGTCTTTTACTACAGCCCTTGAAGGAAACAAATTCTCAATGCGAGAATACTTCCGTTATGCGGGGGGATCAACTAAAACTTTTGGTAAATTATTTAGATCAGAATTTGACACAATTGGCAAGGTAGCAGAAGAGCGAGTAAAGAAACTACAAACCCAGTATATTAAAATGGGGCGTGACACTACTGGAGCAATGAAGGCAATTGCAGTAATGCCAAAATCTTTGGACATGTCAGATTACAATACAAAGATACAGGTAGCAGCACAAAAACAAGCATTATTTAATCAATTAATGAAACAAGGTTCTACCAACCTATTGAACTTTGGTAAGAATACACAGTGGGCAGGCCGCCAGTTAATGGTTGGTTTTACAATTCCTTTGACTATTCTTGGAAGCACTGCATCAAAAACATTTATGGAGATGGAAGCCCAGGCACTTAAATTTAAAAAGGTTTATGGAGATCTCTTTACCCCACAAGCAGAAACTCAAGCAGCATTAGATGGCATTACAGAACTTGGGCAGATGTTTACAAAGTATGGGGTGGCAGTATCTTCTACTGTTGGCTTAGCAGCAGAAGCCGCTGCCGCTGGTTTCCAGGGATTAGACTTACAACGTCAAACAACAGAAGCAACAAGACTTTCTATCCTGGGTCAAATAGAAAATACCAAAGCCCTTGAAACAACCATATCACTTCAAAATGCCTTTGGCATGTCCTCTGATAAACTTGCAGACTCAATTAACTTTCTTAACGCAGTAGAAAACCAGACAGTTGTATCACTTGATGATATTACAACTGCAATTCCAAAAGTTGCTCCAGTTATTCAGCAACTTGGTGGAGACGTAAAAGATTTAACATTCTTTATTGCAGCAATGAAAGAGGGTGGAATTAATGCATCAGAGGGCGCTAACGCACTTAAGTCTGGCCTTGCAGCATTAATTAATCCAACCAGAAAAGCCAATGCAATGCTTTCTCAATTTGGAATTAACGCTAGAGAGATTGTTGTAAAAAATAAAGGTAACTTAAAGGCAACAGTCGTTGAATTTGCAACAGCATTAAATCAACTTGATCCACTCAATAGAGCACAGGCAATTGAACAGATGTTTGGTAAGTTCCAGTTTGCTCGTTTATCAACTCTGTTTGCAAACGTGGCTAAAGATGGAAACCAGGCTTCTCGCGTTCTTGATTTGGCAAACTCATCTGTAGAGGAACTTTCAGCCTTATCTGAAAGAGAATTAGGCATGACCGCTGAATCTTCAATGAACAAATTTAAAAAGGCTGTTGAAGATTTAAAGTTTGCTCTTATCCCAGTTGGCAAGGCATTCCTAGAAGCCGTAACCCCAATTGCAGAATTTGTTGGAAACATACTAAGTAAATTTAATGACTTGTCTGCTGGATCAAAAAAAGCAATCACACTTCTTGTTACAGTAATTGGTGGTTTAGGTCCAGTACTCCTTATGACATTTGGTTTGCTTGCAAATGGTGTTGCTAATATAATTAAACTATTCTTGACTCTTCGTCAAGGGTATCAAAGGTTAACTGGACAGTCTCAAGTACTTGGTGAACAAACACAATACTTAACAATGGAGCAATTAGATGCTGCCGCCGTTGCTCACTCACTTGATCAGGCACATGCTAAATTAACTCAAAGATTTACTCTTGAAGCAGAGGCTTTAAATAAATTAATTATTGCTTATCAGTCTGCAGCAACAGCGGGACAAAGATTTGCAATGAACAACCCAGGCATGATGTTGCCACCTAGAGCCCCAAAGAAATTAGCAAGCGGTATTGTAAGTGTTCCAGGCAGCGGTAATAAAGATACAGTTCCTGCAATGCTTGCTCCAGGAGAAGCAGTTATCCCATCAAAATTTGCAAAGAAGTATGCTCCACTAATTCAAGGAATGGTTGCTGGAAACATACCTGGGTACAAAGAGGGAGTCGTAAGAGACCCTGGATCTGGATCAGCAGGAAGAGTTGGAAAAGTTGTTCCAACAGTTGTTCGTCCATATTCTTCAAACGTTGGAGCCACTAAAGGTTTGGTTGACTTTTTAAATATTGATCCAGGAAATACAGCAGACGTTGTTAGTCTTTATACAAAACAAATATTAGAAGAAGCAAAAGTATCAGCACAATCTGTAGTTGTTGAAATTAACAAATGGAGACAAAACAACATGGCTGCTTTACAAAAAGCAGCAGCAGCAGTAAATGCTGGAGCAGATGCAACAACAGAGTTTGGACCATTGGTAAGCAAATTTAATCAAGATATGGAAACCGCACAGGGCCCATTTAGTCAATTTGCTAAAACTGCACAAACAATGGCTCCTAAATTATCAAAAGATTTAGTTGAAGCACAACAAAAAGCAAAAGAATTAAATTTAAATGTTAAAAATGCTGCAGATGCTGTCAAACTTTCACAAGAATTACCAAACAATGTAATTGCTTCTAATTTGTCAAAACCAGGAAATTTTTCACAATACTCAAAAATTAGAGCAGGAGCAGGTTCTAGATTTGGAGATGACAAAGGCATTGAGTCTATGGGAATTCCTAGATTTATGTTGCCAGATATGCACCCTAGCGAAAGAGCATACAAGTTGGGAACATCTCAAGAACACGTAAGTTCTTCTGTTCAACAACAAGAGCAAGCCATAAGATTAAAAGCAGAAAGAAGCGCAAGAAAAAATGCTAGTGTGTATCAATCAGAAGTTGAAAAAAATACAACAGATATTTATCCTGCAACAAGAGAAAGAACTAGCCCACACAAACTTGCAGCACAAGACGGCAAAGATGATGCAAATGCCTATGAGAATGCAAAACAAACTGCAACCAAACAAAGACGACGTTCTGATAGACCACAGGGACCACCATCAATAGGTCTTGGAGCAATTGGACCTGGAGCAACAATTAGCCCAGCAGGATTGCAATCAGTTGTAAATGAAACAAGAGCAAGACAGACTGCTACAGAAAAACTTGGTAAACTTAATGGCGCAATTATGGGCGGTACCTTTGCATTAACATCCCTTGCCAGCGCGGGATCAATGGCTTCAGGACCACTAGGAGACTTATCTCAACAGGTAATGAAATATTCAGGATTGCTTTTTGGATTAATGTCTATAACTCAGTTACTTACTCAAGCAAAGGTTACAGACTTAGTTGCAACAAGAGCAGGCACTGTTGCAACAGCAATGGGCGGAACTGGTTTTAAATCCTTGTTTTCTAAAGGCGGAGGCCTTGCTGGATTTGGTAAAAACTTATTAACTGCTGGCAAATTTCTTTTAAGATTCCTTGGACCAATTGGACTTGTAACAACAGGATTACTTGCTGCATATTCAGTTATTAAAATGGTAAATGCCGCTAGAGAGCGTGAAAGATTAGCGATTGAGGGCCTTGGCGATGCCATGGCTACAACAACCTCTCAAGTAAAAACACTTGGAGAGTTTTTTGGTGTGCTTCCCAAAAAGTTACCATTTGATCTTCGTCAAACAGAAATAGTTTCCGCACCCGTTAGAACACAAAGAGAAAACTTAAAAGCAAGTCCAGAATTTCAAAAAGAGTTTAAGTCAACGATTGAGTCATTAAGAAAAGCAACTAATGAAGAAGCAAAGATTGTTTTTTCTAGTTTAGCACTTAACCTTCAAGCACAAGGATTTGCAAAAGATCAAGTTCAAGTAATTGTTGATGCTCTTCGTGAAGAGTCATCGCAAACCGATGTAACCTTAGATGTAAAATCTTTAAATCTTTCTAAAGAATCTCTTGATAAATTAAAGAAAGATTTTGATCCACTGCTAGTTAGTTTAAATAAAGCATTAAGTGATGGTATAACTAAAAAACTTGTAGGTGGCGGTGGTGCTAAAGGTGCTTCAGCGCCTCTTCAAGAGATTATACTATTAAATAAAAACGCACAAAAACAACTTGAAACTACATCTCAGTTTATATCCGAGACATCAAAGTCTGCATCAGGAATGTTTCAACTTGGATTAATTGATGGAAAAACATATGAAGCAACTATAAGTGCAATTTTAGAAAGAACAAATGGACTAGACGAAGCACAAAGAAAAATTCTTTTAAATGATGTTTTTAAAAAACTTGGAGTATCAGCAACTGCGCTTAATGGTGTTTTAGGGGACACTGTAAAAGAAATGAGACTTCTTGCCTTAATGTCTTCTGGAATCCTTGGTAAAGATAGTCCAGTATTAAAAGGACTTCAAGCACCAAAAGGAACAAAAGAATACCAAAATGCTTTAATTCAAATAACAAGATTATACGATAAAATGTTTGGAGCAATTGAAAAGGCTTCTAAGGTAGAACCTAAACCCTTTAATCCAAATGCTGGAGGGGCAGCAGGTGAACTATCTGAAATACAAAAAGCAATCAATAGCCTTAAAGAAAAAACTAAACAAATTCTTGATCAATCAGCAGCATATAAGATTCTTAGGGATAACAACTATGATGCAGCAACAGCAGCAGAGTTAGCAGCAGACTCTTTAGTTGCTGCAGCCCTTGCTTCAGGCGCAATCAAGGCTGGAACAGAAAAATGGAAAGAATTTTTAGAAGCAATTAAAAAAGCAAAGAATGCCCTAGCCGTAGAGCCAGCAAACAAAGCAAGTCAAAAATTTGATACAGACAAACTAGCAATAGAGGCACAGACAAAGGCAATGAGAACCTTGCTTGCTGCTGGGTATGATGCAGCAGAAGCATTAGACATTGTTGGAGATGCAGACCTTGTAGCGTTAATAAATAATTCAGAAGCAGCGGGTCTTACATTTGATCAGGTAAAAGAAAAAATTGACAGTGCTGCAGAAGCCATTAAGAATCTTAAAAACCTTGGTAATCCATTTGCCGCAATTGAAGAACAAACTGAAAAATTTGAAAAAGCCTTTGCTGCAGCCATGGAAAAATTTAGAATTGAAGAAGAAAAGGCTAAAAAGAAATTTCAGCCAGGCATTGATCGAGCACAGGCTGAAGTTGATAGAATACAAAAAATAATTGATGGCATTAATAAAACAATTGATGGATTACAAACAAAAATTAAAGACAAACAACGCGGCATTGAAGAAAATATAACTAGAGAAGTTGAAAAATTTGAAGATAGTATTAAGGTAATTGAAGATAAGATTAAAGCAGAATTTGATTCCCCACTTGAAAAACTTTCTAGTGAGTCAGAGGTTTTATCTCACAACCTTGAATTAATAGACCATCAATCAGAAGCAATTAACTCTAAGTATGACCTGCAAGCAGAAGCCCTACAAAAAGTCTCTGACATTAATTCAGATATAGCAGATCAACAACAGAAACAACTTGGCCTTGCAGATGCTTTATCTCGTGGAGACATTTCTGCAGCAGCAGCAGCAGCGCAAGATATGAGGGCAGGATCTGCTGCAAGGGCTGCATCTGCTCAAAGCGGATTCCTTGATTCTGGACGTAAAGCAGAGTTGGCTGCCCTTACTGCTGGCGGTATGACAAGACTAAAAATTGAAGAGCGTCAATATCAAATAGGACAAGAGCAATATAAACTTGAACAAGGTCGCAAACTTTTACAAAAAGAAATTTCAGATATTCAAGAATTTAAAATAGAGCCATTACTTGAAGAGCAAAAAAGAATAGAACTTGATATTCGTGATATTGAAGATGAAATCTATAAATTAGAAAATGCTCAAACAAACAGTTTAAGATCAAATAACATTGAATTAGATGCTGCAAAGATTGCATTAGATGAAGCAAATGGAAAACTTCAAGAGGCTCTTGATAAAATTGCTGATCAAAAAAAGGTTTGGGAAGATGCTAAGTTTGGAATTGATGAAGCAAAAAATTCTGTTGATATTTTAAATACATCTTTAGAAGAAACACTTAGGCTTGCAGAGGCAATCGCTGCAGCGTATGCAAGTATGGGCAGTGGAGATTTCTCAACAAGTGGATCATTTACTTCAGACGATAAAGCATTTGAAAGTTTTATAAGTATAGTTGAAGCACTTGATGCAGCACAAGCAGCATTTGATGCAGCAGTTGAAAGTGGAAACATGTATGCAGTTAGAAATGCTGGAGTAAGACTTGCAGCAGCACAAGCGGCCTACGACGCAACCCTTCCAACTGGAGGCGGTGGTGGTGGCGGTGGCAACAGTTTGCTTATGATGTCTTCTGGCGGTATGGTTCCAAAATATATGGCATATGGTGGAATGTCTATGGGGTCAGACACAGTTCCAGCAATGCTAACTCCTGGCGAGTTTGTAATGAATAAAAAAGCAACTAAGGCTTTTGGCCCAGCACTTGCTGCCATGAATTCTTCTAAATACCCATCAATGATGACTAAAGGTTTAAGTTCCCCTACCTATCAAACCTCAGCAACTAATATTAGTGCCCCCTCAAATGTATCAAACTCAACTTCTGTAAACAACAACTCCAGTTCAGTGTATAATTATAGTGTAGGAATTAATGTTGGTGGATCTAATGCAAACCCTCAAGATATTGCAAGGGCCGTTATGACACAGATTAAAAATGTTGATTCACAGAGAATTAGGACGCAGAGGTAAAAATGGCCACAGCAGGGTATTTAACAGGTAGACGTAGGTATGAACGCCCCCAGGCCCTGTTGTGGTCTGAGAACCCTGGTACGCTCTCCAATGGGGTATACCTGCCCACTGGCTATGAAGTACAAGGTAACTTTGCTGCATCTACAGATCCAGATCTAATTAATCAATTTATAATTCTTTCAGACCATAATCGTGGGGAATTAAATTTTACACCAACAAGAATAGAACAAAGACAAAGAACCATTAATGGACGTATGCGTTCATATCACATAGCAGACAAACTAACAATGTCCGTTTCCTGGAATAATCTTCCATCAAGGTCATACTCTCAGGATGCAGGGTTTTTGGCTACTGGTTTGTCCCCTGATAAAAATACTCCAGGTGAATTTACAACAGATGGTGGAGCAGGCGGAGTAGAACTGCTTGACTGGTATGAAAACCATACAGGACCTTTTTGGATGTTTTTAGCATACGACAAGTACTCAAACTTTGGTGAAGAACTTACCAGTGGTGGAGACTATGGGCATCTTGCTCAATACAATCAAATCATTCAGGTTTATATTGCAGATTTTAATTATTCTGTTGTCAAACGTGGTGGCTCAAACCACGATCTTTGGAATATTTCGGTAACACTGGAAGAGGTCTAAATGTTTGTTAGTGAAACATTAAAGACACATTTAGAAACATCGTCAACGATAAGTCTTCAGTCATTAGTTTTGGCTGAGTGGAATATGAATATGCCAGATAATATTTATAAACTTGGCAACTATAGATATAGACCTCTAGACTCAGATGTTACATATAAGACACTTCCTTTAGCATTTGATAACTTGGATGCTGGAAATTATTATACTGGTGCAACAGATGCAGACGTCGTTATTGATGGCGGATATACAAATTTAGAAGTCCCACAACTTTTTACATCAACTAAAGAAAAAGTTAAAATACTTTATTCTTTAGAAGATTGCGTAAAACCTTTTAGACCTAGATCTGGAATTAACAAAGCCTCCTATTTTAATAACAGATACCTTGCAAACTCTGGAGCATCAATGACTCTTAGACCAAGGTATTACATGCCATCACGATATGATGAATTTAAATATTGGTCATCCTTTAGAACTGAAGATAATATTGAAAGAGGAGTTGCAAAAAATATATTAAACTCCCTAAACTATATTGACGATGCAGTTCCTTTTGTTGTTTATAAAAATGCTGTTCCAGCAAATAGGCTTGTTGTAAAAATGCAAACAAATGTTGGAACTGTAAACATGGGAACTATGATAACCCAGGCTGGATCTTTGGGTGATCCACTATACGGAGTAACAAATAAGACAACTCCAGTTAGGTGGAAGATTCAATATTTAAGGGGTAATGACTGGAGTGATGCTTACTCATTTGATGAAAACTCTCTTAGAGATGATGATACAGCAATTATTCCAGAAGATGGCTATGTTGAGTTAGAGTATGGACTCAAGATTCCAGATCAATATAAAACAAACTTTACATTTGCAGAAAAACTATCATCTAGTACCCTGCTTCCAGAAGATTCAATTAATGGATACGCATATCTTGTAGTTGAAAATGAAAACGAACGTGGTTTATTTTATATTTGGGATGAAGCAAATACAGAATATGATACATTTATTCCAGAATACGGATGGATCCTTGGGGCTGGAGTTTTAAATCGTTCAACAAAACTAGTTACAGACCTAACAAACCCAGAATTATTCACTAACGACTCAAACAATTTAACAACATACAGAGAGTTTGCTTATATTCGTGGCATTAGAGTTGTTGTAGAAACTATGAATAAGTTTGATTGTACTTTTGATTTAATTGAAATGTCCCCTAGACTTGTTGTAGATATTTCAAATAAAGTAATTGATTTTAATATAAAGAAAATTTTATCAGACATAGGCACGACATCTTTGCCAGTAGGACAACTACTTGCCTCAACTGGATCCTTGTCTTTATTTGATGATGACCAAGCGTTTAATGAAAATAACACGGCTAGTATTGTATCTAGTTATATTAGAAAAAATATTAAGTTTCTTTTTTATGAGTCAATTTTTAATGTTCAAGGAGATGAATACTCAGTTCCTATTAAAACATTATACTCAGAAGGATTTCCACAGGCAGATGTTACTGGTGCAACTCTTTCTTTAGAGTTAAGAGATTTTTATTTTTTCTTAGAGTCAATGCCTGCTCCAAGGCTTTTGACTACTCAAACATCTTTAAGTTATGCAATATCGCTTTTACTTGATTATATTGGATTTAGCAACTACACTTTTAAGAGAGTTGACGAAGAGAATGATCCAATTATTCCGTACTTCTTTATTGCTCCAGACCAAAACGTTGCAGAGGTTTTAAATCAACTAGCCGTTTCAACACAAACAGCAATGTTCTTTGATGAGTACAATAATTTTGTTGTAATGAGCAAAGACTACTTAATGCCTACTTTAGCACAAAGAGCAACAGACTTTGTTGTTTCTGGATCAAATAACCAAACAGACTCTGGCATAACAGAAAATGCTACATCTGGTAAACTTCCAAACATTTTATCTATTGCATCACAAGATAAGAAAATTTATAATGATGGGAAAATTAACTACACAACAAGATATATTCAAAGATCCTATGGTTCAATAAAGCAGTCAAGCATGATTGATAAAGAAAAAACATGGATATATAAACCATCACTTTTGTGGGAAGTTGCTGGAACAGATTCTACAAAAACTATAAATGAGTTAGCATCAAAGCAGGGTAGTTATGTTCTTGGAGCCATGCCTTTAAACTCAAATATTCCTGCTGTGGCTCCTACAGTTTTAGGGAATGTAGTAATAAACAATATCATTGATCTTGGAGAAAACATTTATTGGCTAACACGATATAACGGATACCTGTATTCTAATGGCGAGATTATTAAATACGATGCCGCACAATTTAGCGTAACAGGTGTGGGAAATGTATGGATTAGTAGTAACCAAGAGTATCAAAAATATTTTGCATCTATTCCCTTTAATGGAAAAATATATCCAACGGGATTGGTAAGAATATACTCAACCCCATACTATGAAACAGTTAATGGAATAACTAGACTTCAAAATGGAGCGGTTGTTGACCATGGTCGCGGTCAGTTTGGAACAAAGATAACAGATCACTATGCTGGAATAAATACTTATTGGACTGATAACAGTAATGTCCGTGGTGTTGACATGAAAACTCAGTACTTGTTTACAACTACGCTAGATGAAGACATAAGTTTGCCAGCAACAACAACAGGTGCAGCAGGCGTTAACAATACAGTTGCAGGCCAGTCAACAAGAAATAGCATAATTAAAAACTTTATGGCAACAAGCGACTTAACAGACACAGACATTAATGGTTTACTATCAACACAAACTGGAACAATCCAGTCATCTGCTTTGGTCTTTAACGGACCGTCATTTAAAACTACAGAAACACCATTAAACTTTGTTTCATATGTTTATAAAAATCTAGACAATGCTTATAGACATTTTGGAACAAGAATGCGTATTGTGGGTAAAATTGAAAACAATATTTCATCAACGCAAACAGCACTGGGCAGCATTCCTTACTATCAGGTTAGTGGAAGCCAGCCAGACCAAAACGTAAACATCGGCGGAGGCTCTGGAGGTCTTGCAGTTTTATTAAATCCAGAAACAAATAATGGATATTATTTTGAAATAATTGCTTTAACTGAAGATAACATTACTCCTTATTTAAAATTAAATAAAGAGAATCAGGCAGAGGTATCAATTAACAATGTTGTGTTTTATAAAATTAAAAAAGATTCTAGCAACACCAATGCAATCCCAGTTAAACTTTGGGGGGGCTTGGCAAAAATACTTGTAGATGATGGTAAATTTTCTGGACAACAAAGAATGGCTTCTGAAGAAAACTCAACGGTTTATGATTTATCAGTAGAGTATCAAGACATTGGAAAAACTAGAAGGTTCTATTTATATATAAATAATCAACTAATTAAGATAGTAGATGACAAAGATCCTCTTCCAGTCTATAACAATATGGCTTTATTTGTTCGTGGATCTTCTAAGTGTATGTTTGAAAACATTTATGCTTTATCACAAAACTATAGCCAAAATACATCTTTCGTTGTAGGAGAAACATTATCAAAGCAGTTTGGTGACTCCCAGGTTGATGTCAATGAGTCTTTTAGAAAATATGCAATGAGCGGCGTTGTCCAATCAACATACCTATCGGGTATAAGTTCTCAGCAGCCACCAAACTACAATATGTATTTTGAAGAGTTTGGTTCTATTATGCGTGAGTGTGCATATTTTGATATTAAATATGATCGTGCATACCCAGCACTTTATGCACAACTATCTCCAACGTTTAGCAACACAAAGGGCTACACAACTTCTGGGTTTTACGCAGACTCTTATGGTGCTGAGTTCTTAATTTTTAACTCAACAGACAAAGCCTTAAACTTAGATGAGACAACTGGAAACTTTTTAAGAATTCAAGGCATTACATTTACACAAGACACAACGCATGAACTAACTGTAGATGAGTTTTTTAAAAAACGTGGCAATTTATCCGATCCAGAATTAGTAGGTAGCACTCTCACGTACTCACCTCTGGTTGAAAAATCAAGGTATGACGAAATTAGATTAAGTAGATCAACCTATGGTAAAAACGAATTTAGCATTGATAGCATATACATACAAACACAAGATGATGCAGAAGCAATGATGAATTGGATTATAAATAAAGTTATGGTTCCCAAAAAGTCTATGGGTATTAATTTATTTAGCATACCAACCCTACAACTTGGAGATATTGTAACGGTAGACTACAAGGATTCATCAGGTCTTGATTTAGTGACATCAGATTCTTCAAGGTTTGTTGTTTATAATATAGAGTACTCTAGGTCTGGTTCTGGACCAAGCATGACTGTTTATTTGAGTGAGGTATAATATGAGATTTAATCCAGATCGCATGTCTACTGATGATGGAAGTTATATTGAACCAACGCAAACTGTAGCAACTCAAACAAATGACATGCAAACATCAAAAGTAGTAGATGAAACAGATGAGCGCCAAACATCAATATTAGAAGCAAAGACTAGCAATGGGAATTTAATTAAAGCCCTTGAGGCTTTAGCAACAAAAGATATTACCCCTACACCCACTCCAACCCCCACTCCAACCCCCACTCCAACCCCTAAGCCGCTCACCAAGCCAGCCACCCCCACACCAAAAGTAGTTAAACAAATAATTTCAACTTCTGATTTAATAACATCAAACCCTTCAACTCCAAGGCCTATTCCAATAACACCAAACCCATCTCCTGTTGTAAAAACACCACCACCTCCTCCAGTAAAAACAGCACCAATAGACACAGTTTTATTTAATGATGACTCCATGTCTATTGAAATAATGGCTGATTTAATTTTTGAAGATATTGGGGGACATGAATTAATAAACATTGCTAGAAACGACATTATTAATGGACAGCAAATATCTTATACACCAATCAAAAACCTAGGCTTAATTCAGCAAAAGTATAACCCAAACAATATTCTTGGATTACAGGCTACCTCTGAAAAGTACTTTGCTAACTTTCCTATAAAGTTTGAAGAGAAGGTGCCTATTGAGGGCAATGGTCCCAACGGGTTAAATGTTTATTTTGAAGATGCAACTGGAGATCTAATTATTGAGGGAGTTAATTTAAATAAAGATGAACTTTTTGAGGTTGAAGTGTCGTTAAATGGTACAATATATGAAGCAGACTTTGGAGCAACTACATCATGATAACTAATAAAGGCAAGGGCATTATTGGAAAATATATGCTTGGTCAGGCACCAGCCTATGCCTCATATTTAGCCGTTGGCTGCGGACCTACCCCGCTTCAAACAGAAGATGTTGCCGATAACTTTGCAACAAAAGAAAACCTTGACTTTGAGATGTTTAGAGTTCCAATTTCTTCAAGAGGTTTTGTAAACGAAAACGGTATTGATAAAATTGTACTTACCGCAGAACTACCTACAGAAGAAAGATATGAAATAACAGAGGTAGGATTATACTCAGCAGGATCTAACCCATCTGCTGGAGCACAAGACAGCAAAACAGTTTTTGCATTTACACAGGGAGAAAACTGGGAATACCATACGGCCACTTCTTCAGTAGCAATTCCAGTAATTTCTGTACCACTAGATGCCAACGATGACGATATAATAAACGCAACAGGAACGGCAAATGGTGTATTTCAGACTAATGCAGATAACTCTATTTTTTATAATACAGACCGTGTAGACAGATACGAGAGACCAAGGTTTTTAAACAATACAATTTTAATGCAAGGAGATGACTCAGACTTAAGCATAGGTGGCGGAGGCTCTGGAGGAGTTGATCACTTTGTTGTTGATTCTGGAAATCATATACACCTTACTTCTCCAAATGTTGACTTTTCACAAAACTCTCCTTTAGATGAGTTAAGGTTTGCATTTTCTTTAGTAAACAGAGATGGCACATCAGCAGCAAATCCAGATACAGTAAGAATCCTAATTGACTTTGCAGCAACTGACAGCAACAATCCATCAACATATGCTAGGTTTGAAATTAATATTGAAGATGGCGTTGATGGCTATGACTTTTCAACAAACAGATACTTTGTTGTTTCAAAACAATTACAAGAATTATATAAGAGTCAAAACTTTACTTGGAATGCAGTCACTGTAGTAAAAATATATGTTTCTATTTTTGATAGTGGAAGTGGTATTTATTTCCCAACATCAGATTATTACATTGCCTTAGATGCGTTAAGACTTGAAAATATAGCAACCGTTAATCCGCTATATGGTTTAACAGGATACTCTGTCATTAAAAATGATGATGCTACAACAATCATTAAATCTCCTAATACAAACAATTATGTTGAATTTAGATTTTCTATTGGGGTAACCTAATGGTTGATGCAAACATAAAGAAATTCCGTATTTTAAAGTCATCCCTTCCACCAATTGATCACGATACGTTAAAGTATAATTTAAGATATAGAATTGTTTCTGACGATAGAAACAGAACTTCTCATTGGTCTCCAATTTATAACATTTCTGGAGAGTCAATAACGTCAGTCAGCGGCGCAGTTTCCAAGACGGGGAACGTTGTTACAGCAGTGTGGGGAGACACAAATAATTTTCCAGAATACGACGTTTTTGTTAAATTTGACTCAGGCCAATTTTTCTATCACGGGACATCAAAAGTACACTCATATTCATTTTTAAAAACTGGTACTACATCAGTTACAGTAAAGGTTCAAATAGTTTCATCAAAAAAAGAAATCAAGGCAGCACTAAATATCTTTGACTCTGGTTCAGTGTCTTTGGTATAATTAAATAGGAGGAATAACATGGCAAAAATACCATTACCCGAAAGAGGGCAGCCGCTTGATGTAACATACATCTATCAGGTAGTCGATGCTTTAAACAGTCTATCAACACAGGTTTCTGATGCAACCTATAATTATACTGATATTGATGTAGTCGGAGCAGAGAAGCAGAGTCTAAAAACTTCTAACACAAAGTTTATTGGAAGGTTTAAGTCAATTGCAAATAACGAAACTGTAACTGCTGGACAGGAAAAGTCTTATTCTATTGATTATTCTAACTTTAAATATCCGCCAATTATAACTTTGTCAGTTGTAAATACTAGCGGAACAACTGCTGGATCTAACACTACGGTAGTTTTAACATCAGTAACGACTACACAGGCTGGATTTACAGTAAGGTATGGGGTTTCTGGAACTGCAACCATTGGCGTAAATCTTATTGCTATTGGTGTTCCAAATTAATATGACATGTAAAAGATGCGAAGGAAAAATGTTTGTAGATAGGATTCATTCAAATATAGATCATCTAGAAACATACTGTGTTAAGTGTGGGAACAGAAAGTTTTATCATCCACCTAGCGAGTCTGCGGAGGGAAAATGGTTACTGCAAAAGGAAAAATTCAGAGCGAAGAGTATAATAGCGAGCCTATAATTCCTGGTGGTAAAAAAATATGGTTTCTTAATGGAGACTTGGTAAGACTTCATCATAGTTCTAGATCAACAGGAATGGTAACAGTTTATAATATTAACAAAGATAGACTAGAAACATGCCTGCGTTCTGACTTTAGAAGAAATAGAAAAAAGGCTTACACTGTTGCAGAGACTGCTAAGTTAGTTAATCGTCATAGAAAGTATATGCCAAGATTAATAAAACGAGGAGTCATTCCTGCACCAGTTGGATCAAGTATTGACGGTAAAACTGGGTGGCAAATTAGATCTTATTATTCAGAAGACCATGTTAAAGAGATTTGTGCTATACTTGCAACTATACATATTGGACAACCAAGAAAAGACAAATTAATAACAAATAACATGACTCCTACAAGCCAAGAGTTGACAAGGCGAATGGGAGACGGTATACTTACATATACAAAGACAGAAGATGGACGATTTATTCCAGTGTGGAGTGAGTCTATTTAATTATTGAATGGGTGGATAATGGAAAACGATAATACAAAGGTATCTGTAACACTTGGATATACTCTCAATCTAGGAAATTTTCAATCACTACGCCTTGATTTAGGAATTGTAGATTCAAAGCGTGATGGCGAAAATGTAGATGAGGCTTTTAGTCGTGTCTATAAGTTTGTAGAAGATAAACTTACAGAAAAGATTCAAGAAGCAAAGTCTGAAATAAACGAATAGCAATGGCTGATCGCAAAGACCGAATGGCTTTGCTTAGCAGGTTTAATAAGTTTTACCTGCAGAAGTACGGTCAGAAGTCTAACATGAACCTAAACGTTGAGCAGTGGGCTGCTGACGGCCTTGTAGAGTCATATGGAGTTGCTCAATGCTATGACCTGCTAGAGTATTACTTTTCTATTGCACAAGAGCCTTCTTGGAATTATTTTTCATATAATGCAGAAAAAATATTAAACGGTAAGGCAGAAGTAGAACAAGATATTAAAGATAGAATAGTCCGTAGGCAATTAGCAAAGGAGTGGTTGAGTGAATAATACAGAGGCAAAGGTTATTTCTGCATTATTACAAGACAAGCAGATTCACGTTTTGCTACAGGCCAATGTTGAAAACCTTTTAAGAACCCACAACGATGTCTGGAATTTTATTCGGCTTTATTCAGAAAACAATCAATGCATTCCACCAGCAGATTTAGTAAGAGAAAAGTTTAGAGACTTTGAGCCAGTTGCTGGGGTTGGAGCAACTAAGCATCATCTAGCAGAGTTACAGGTAGAATATCTTAACGATAGCCTAAAAGATATTTTACGTAATGCCGCAGGGGAAGTTCAAAGCGGTAATGGCGGAGAAGCACTTGAACACCTTATAACAAAGACATCTGAATTAAAAAAGAATACATCTGCTATTCGTGATATTGATGCAACAGATCTTGACTCTGCCGTTGCATACTTTGAAAATGTACAGAAGCAAAAAGAACTTGGGCATGTTGGTATTAAGACTGGTCTTCCAGGGTTTGATAATTATCTACCTTCTGGAATTATGCCAGGGCAGTTGGGTGTATTCCTTGCATATCCAGGAATTGGAAAGTCTTGGCTTGCACTTTATTTTGCGGTTCAAGCATGGAAGCAAGGTAAGTCGCCAATGATTATTTCACTTGAAATGAGTGAGACAGAAGTTCGTAATCGTGTTCTTGCTATTATGGGTGAAGGTCTTTGGTCACATAGAAAATTATCTAATGGCGAAGTAGAGATTGATATGCTAAAGAAATGGCATCACAACAAGGTTGAGGGTCGTCCAGAGTTTCATATTATTTCTAATGATAGTGGTGGAGAAGTAACACCCTCTGTTATTCGTGGAAAGATTGATCAATACCGTCCAGACTTTGTGGTTGTTGACTACCTACAACTTATGTCACCAAACCAAAAGGCTGATTCCGAAACGGTACGAATGAAAAACCTTTCAAGAGAACTTAAACTAATGTCCATTAGCGAAGAGGTGCCCATCATTGCTATATCTTCTGCTACACCTGATGATGTAAAAGATCTTTCAAGTCCTCCAACACTTGGACAAACCGCTTGGTCAAGACAGATTGCCTACGATGCTGACTGGGTCATGGCTTTAGGTCGTGCAACTAATAGTGATATTATTGAATGTGTATTTCGCAAGAACCGTAATGGTTACATGGGTGATTTCTTAGTTCAAGTAGATTTTGACAAAGGATACTACAGGTATAAAGACTATGAAGACAAGTAATATCTATACACAAGAACAGATCAAGCGTGTTCTTGTAGGTGCAGGGGTAGATATTGAGGCAGAGTTTGGTAATGACTACATAATCTTTTGCCCATATCACAACAACAACAGAACCCCTGCTGGAGAAGTTGCAAAGGATAGCGGACTATTCTTTTGTTTTGGATGCCAGACAACAAAGAACCTAGAAGAGTTTATTATGCACATGTCTGGACGAACATATTTTGAAGCAGTTAGATATATTAAAAGCAAAGAAACAGAAAACGATATTGAAAAACTTGTCAACAAAACATTAGTTGCACCACCAGAATTTGTTCCATATGATGAACTAATCTTAAAACGTTTATATAATCAATTGGTAGCATCAGATAAGGCAAAGAATTATCTTAGATATAGAAAAATTGAAATGGCATCATGGTCAAAGTTTTCTTTAGGATATTCAGAAAAACAAGATTCCGTTACAGTACCAATGCATTCTCCAGATGGAATGTGTCTTGGTTTTGTTGCAAGAACTATTGAAGGAAAAGATTTTAAAAATACTCCAGGATTACCAAAGGGTAAGATATTATTTAATTTACACAGAGTTAAATCATCTGGTACAGTATATGTAGTTGAATCATCTTTTGATGCAATTCGGCTAGACCAAATAGGATTCCCAGCAGTTGCAACTCTTGGGGCTAATGTATCTAATTCACAAACTAGATTATTAGAAAAGTACTTCACAAATGTTGTACTAATTGCAGACAACGATGAGGCTGGTGGCATAATGAAAGATAAGTTAATTGAAAAACTTGGATCTTTGATTACTGTCATTAGACTTGATAAAAACTATAAAGACATAGGCGATATGGAAGATGCAGAAATAAAGAAACTTGAGTTTCAATTTGACAAATCTATATCATCTATGCTAAACTAATATAAACAACACGAAGGAGATAAAATATGAGCATTGTAAAGGGATTAAAGAATATAGAAACCCTGCTCGAAAAGCCAAAGTATGAAAACGATGGACCAAAAGTAAAGTGGTTAAAACTTGCAGACGGTCAATCAGTAAAGATCCGATTTGTTGAGGAGTTAGATGAAGACTCAGCAAACTATAGCGAAAAACGTGGCTTGGCCCTAGTCGTCAAGGAACACACAAATCCAAAAGACTATAAGCGCAAGGCTGTAGACACAATGGAATCAGAAGGTCGTGACTGGGCAGAAGAAATGCACCGCAAAGACATGAAGGCTGGCTGGAGGGCCCGTCTACGTTTCTATTGCAACGTACTTGTTGATGATGGAATTGAGGCACCATATGTTGCAATTTGGAATATGGGAATTAGCAAGCAATCATCATTTAATACTATTCGTGAGTATGCCCTTGAAACAGGAAGCATCTCAAATGTATTGTGGAAGTTAAAGCGTAATGGTCAGGGTACTGAAACAAATTACACATTAATTCCTTCAGCACCAGACAAAGAGCCATTCAACTGGGGAACAGTTGAACCATATCCATTGGAGTCAGCACTAAAGAAGATTCCATATGCGGAACAAGAAGCGTTCTACTTGGGCTTTGATGGCCCTTCTACCACCTCAGCAACCAACGCTGATTGGTAGTATGAATTACGTAGGCTTACATGTCCATACCCATTTTAGTTTGTTTGATGGGATTGCTACTCCAGAAGAATATATAGACCGAGCAGTTGAACTTGGTATGCCAGCATTGGCTATTACAGATCACGGGACACTATCTGGGCATCGGGAACTGTACCGAGTTGCAAAAGCAAAGGGCATTAAGCCAATTCTAGGTCTAGAAGGATACATGTGTGCAGACATCTCTGATACAAGAGATAAGTCTGAAAGAGAAGGTCAACAAGATCTTGTCTATAACCACATTATCCTTCTAGCCAAGAATAAAATAGGTCTAGAAAACCTTAACAAGATTAGCGAACTATCTTGGACAGATGGATTCTTTAAGAAACCAAGATTTGACTTTGCTATATTGGAAAAGTATAAAGAAGGAATTATTGTTTCTTCTGCATGTCCAAGCAGCGTTCTTGTAAAAGCGTTAGAAGAAGAAGAGTTTGCTCTTGCCAAAAAATATATTACTTGGTTTAAAGAACGCTTTGGCAGTGATTATTATATTGAGGTAATGCCACACACAGAAGCACACATTAATAAATATCTTATAGAACTTGCAGATGAGTTTGATATTAAAGTTATTGTTACTCCAGATTGTCACCATTCTGATCCATCACAAAAAGAAATTCAAGAGTTTAAACTTTTAATGAATACACACGCTAAAGTTGTTAAAGAAACAACATTTGCAAAGGCATCAAAGCATTCTTCTATGATGGATAGACTTGATTACCTTTATGGTGAAGACCGCCAGATAACATTTAATAAGTTTGATATTCACCTTCTTTCCTATGAAGAGATTAAAACAGCCATGGAATTGCAGGGTATTGATCGACCAGACATCTACTCAAACACTTTATTACTAGCAGACACAGTAGAAGACTATGACATTCAAGAAGGCCTAAACCTTTTGCCAGTACAGTACAAGAGCCCTGACAAAGAACTTGCAAAGGTTGCACTGGAAGGTTTGGTAGAGAGAGGTTTGTCAGAAAATCAAGAATACCTTGACAGACTTCAGGAAGAGTTGCAGATTATTAAAGATAAAAAGTTTGCACCATACTTCCTTGTTGTAAGCAATATGATTAACTGGGCAAAGAAAGAAGGCATTATGGTTGGGCCAGGTAGAGGCTCTTCTGCTGGATCTCTTGTTTGTTATGCTTTAAAGATTACAGATATTGATCCAATTAAGCATGGACTTTTGTTTTTCCGTTTTATTAATCCAGATCGTAATGACTTTCCCGATATTGACACTGATATTCAAGATACTCGCCGTGATGAAGTTAAAGATTATTTAGTTAGACAGTACAGACATGTTGCATCTATCGCCACGTTCTTACAATTTAAAGATAAAGGAGTTGTACGAGATGTTGCACGAGTTTTAGATATTCCGCTAACGGATGTTAACAAAGTTTTAAAGTTAGTAGATACTTGGGAAGATTTTTGTAGTTCTAAGTCAACAAGAGAGTTTAGGGAAAAATATCCAGAGGTGGAGGTTTATGGTGAACAGTTACGTGGTCGTATTCGTGGTACTGGTATACACGCTGCTGGTGTGGTCACTAGCAAAGATCCGATTTTTAGGTTTGCGCCGTTGGAGACGAGATCTTCTCCTGGGTCTGATGAACGTATACCTGTGGTTGGTGTCGACATGGAAGAGGCTGAACGCATCGGGCTTATAAAAATTGATGCACTAGGACTTAAGACTCTTAGTGTTATTCAAGATGCAGTTGCTATGATTAAAGAAAATCATTATAAAGATATCGAATTGTTATCTATTGATATGGCAGATCCAAAAGTTTATGAAATGCTTTCTGATGGTTACACAAAAGGTGTCTTTCAGTGTGAAGCAACTCCATACACAAACCTTTTAGTTAAAATGGGTGTAAAGAATTTTGATGAACTTGCTGCATCAAATGCATTAGTTCGTCCAGGTGCAATGAATACAATTGGTAAAGACTATATTGCTCGTAAACATGGAAAACAAAATGTTTCATATAGTCACCAGATTATGAAGCCATTTACTTCTGATACCTATGGATGTATTTTATATCAGGAACAAGTTATGCAGGCTTGCGTACACCTTGGTGGTATGTCAATGTCGGATGCAGATAAAGTTAGAAAGATTATTGGTAAAAAGAAAAATGCAAAAGAGTTTGATGCATACCAAGAACAGTTTGTTTCTGGTGCCTCTGCTTATATTGCACCAAATGATGCTCGTGATCTATGGCATGACTTTGAGGCTCACGCAGGGTATTCATTCAACAAGTCTCACGCAGTAGCATATTCAACCCTATCATATTGGACAGCATGGCTAAAGTATTATTATCCACTTGAGTTTATGTTTGCCCTTTTAAAAAATGAAAAGGACAAGGATGCAAGAACAGAGTATTTAATTGAAGCAAAGAGAATGAACATTCCAATTAAACTGCCACACATTAATGATTCTGATTTAGATTTTAAGATTGAAGGCAAAGGCATTCGTTTTGGCTTGACTGGTATTAAGTTTATATCAACAAACATTGCAGAAAAATATATTGCTGCTCGTCCATTTACATCTTATAAACAACTTGAAGAGTTTACCTTTACAAAAGGCAATGGTGTCAATAGCCGTGCATTAAATGCATTGCGTGTTATTGGTGGAGCAACATTCTCAGATCAACCACGAAATGATGCAGAGATTAAAGAAAACCTGTATGAGTTCTTAAATCTTCCAGAGTTTAACATTAGTATACCTTCCCACTATTATGCATTTATACAAGACGTTGATTCTTTTGAAGAGAAGGGGTCTTTTATTTTAATGGGAATGGTTAAGGCAATTAAAAGAGGAAAGGGTTGGTCACGAGTTGAAATTTTGGACAAGACTGGTAGTGTTGGTATATTTGATGAAGAGTCTACGACTATTGAGACTGGTCGTACTTATCTTATTCTTGCAAATGATAATAGGATTGTTTCTGCAATACCTGTTGATGAAATAAAAGCATCTTCAAACGCTCTTGTTAGATTCTTAGGATATAAACAATTACCGTATAAAGATGATGAAATGTTTGTAGTTTCTTTTAAGCCTAGAATTACAAAGGCTGGCAAGAAGATGGCTTCATTAACCTTAGCAGATACCAGCAGAGACTTGCACTCTATCACTGTATTCCCAACGGCATTTCCAAAAGCATACATGAATATTGAAGAAGGTAAGGCATATAAGTTTAGTTTTGGTAAAACAAAAGATGGAACAATAACACTGGAGGATGTAAATGGTTAGCATGGAAGAAGCATTAGCACAACTTGACCCAAAGTTAAGAAAAAAACTTGGTAACGGAGTTGGTATTAATTATGAGTACCAAGCAACACCTAGTTTTGGTTTAAACCGTGCACTAGGAGGAGGCCTTCCTTATGGTAGGCAAGTTCTTATCTGGGGCTCCAAGTCCTCTGCAAAGTCCTCTATGTGCCTTCAGATGATTGCTCTAGCACAAGCAGAAGGAAAACTATGTGCTTGGATTGATTCAGAAATGTCATACTCAGAAGACTGGGCTAGAACTCTTGGGGTAGATCCAGAAAAACTAATTTATTCACAAGCAAGAACTATTAGCGATATGGTGGACGTTGGAGTTGGACTAATGAATGCGGGAGTTGATTTAATCGTGATAGACTCTATTACATCGATGCTTCCTGCTATCTACTTTGAAAAAGATACAGATGACATGAAGGCTTTAGAGAATACCAAGCAGATTGGAGCAGAATCCCGTGACTTTAGCAATGCATGGAAAATGCTTAACTATGCTAATAATAAAGTTAAGCCTACTCTGCTTGTGCTTATTAGCCAGTCTCGTAATAATATTAATGCTATGTATACTAGTCAGCAGCCTTCTGGTGGTCAGGCTACTAAGTTTTATTCCTCTTGCATTATTAAATTATTTAGTTCCGAGTCCGACAATCAAGCGATTAAAGGAAAGATTAAAGTAGGGGATAAATTAATTGAAGAAAAAATTGGTAGAAAGATTCGTTGGGAACTCCAGTTCTCTAAAACCTCTCCAGGGTTCCAAAACGGCGAGTATGATTTTTATTTTAGAGGTGACGATATTGGTATTGATGCTATTGGTGATTTAGTTGACACAGCAGAAGCAGTAGGCCTAGTTAATCGTACTGGTGCTTGGTATCAACTTGATGATGGCACAAAGGTTCAAGGTAGAGAAGGTTTTATTAGTCGTGTTAAAGAAGATCTTGACTTACAAAAAAGTCTAAAGGACAAACTTGCCAATGGCTGAAACAAATTTTAAGGTTTTTACTGGTGAGTTTATTTGTCAAAAATGTAAATTGCCTGTTACATCTTTAAGGCTTTGGACAGAAACGGGTGATGCTACGTGGATGTGCACATCAAAACATGTATCAAGAGTTGGTCTTATTCCATCTAAAAAGAAAAAAAGGGACTTTGAAGATGAGTGAAAGATCAGAATCTAAAAGAATGGGTGCTAAGCAACATAAAAACAGTGGCCGCAACAACACTAAAGGCGATGCTTCCTGGAATAATTTTGTAATAGACTTTAAAGAATGCTCAAAATCTTTTACATTAAACCAAGATGTTTGGGCTAAGGCCACAACTGATGCATTAAAGAAAAGCATGGACCCTGCTTTAGTTATTGTACTTGGCGAGGGTACGCAAAAGGTACGCCTTGCTATAATAGAATTAGATATGTTAGAACAATTAATAGAGGAGAATAATAATGGAACCAACAAAGACAACACTTGAGCAGGTCAATGGATTAGCAGAAATTGCAGAATTTATGGATGATGAAGAGTTGACGGTAGCGTTGACAATGATTGCTAAGATAATCATTAAGCCAGATATTCCTATACAGGTTGCAAGTCTAGAAATTGTTAGACTCCAGGCTATAGCCGCTAAGATGGCTTTAAAGGCTACTTGGATGGCCAACGTAGACAAAAGTAATAGAGCAAAAAAGAACATTTACTATACTGCAGCAGAATCAATTAACTCTCTTGTTTCAGCACTCAAGTATTTAATACGATAAGCGTAACCTGCTATACTTATATAAACAAGGGGATATAATGACAAAAAATTTACTACATACAATAATGATTAGAGAAGTTGAAACACCAGAACAAATAGATGCAAAAGAATTAGTTAATGTTATTCAGCAAGGGTATCTTGTAGGCAGAGATCCTGAGCATAAGCAGAAAAAAACTTTTGGTCCATCTACAATTGCATACGGTTATGGAGAATGTCCAAGATACTGGTATCTTGCTTTTGAGGGTGCAGTTTTTGAAGATAACTCAGATGCCTACGCAGTAGCAAACATGACTAATGGTACTCTTTCTCATAGCCGAATTGAGGCAGCGTTTAAAAACTCTGGCATTTCAATTAACTCTGAATTTAAACTGTTCCATGATGATCCACCAATTTTTGGGTATGTGGATAACTTTATTCAATGGAAGGGTGATGAGATTGTTGTTGAAGTTAAGACAACAAACAATGAGGTATTTGAATATCGTAAGCGCACAAACAAGCCAAAGATGGGTCACGTAGTTCAGTTGCTTATTTATATGAAGGTCCTTAAAAAATCTAAGGGTATTTTAGTTTATGAAAATAAGAACAATCACGAACTACTAATTATTCCAGTAGAAGTAAACGATCACTACAGAGCCTGGATTGATATGGCTTTTCAGTGGATGCGTGACGTTCGTAAGGTTTGGGAAGATAAGACTCTTCCTACAAAAAACTATAGATCTAATTCAAAAATTTGCAAGACCTGTCCTGTTAAAAAGGCTTGCGGAGAAGCAGGGGTGGGCGTAATAAAAATAGCATCCCTGGAGGAACTGCGTGAAACTATGTAGCATCTGCCACTCATCTTTTAAGGCTGCAGTAAGTTATCAAATTTACTGTGGCAAGGTTTGTAGAGACCTTGCAACTAAAGAAAAAATTGCAGAAAGATATGCTGTTACAAAAAGACAAAAAAGAAAAAACAAGATACGTCTTTGTCTTGGAGGATGTGGTCAAGACCTATCTATATATAACGATTCTGGATTTTGTGCTAACTGCAATGTTAGCGAAAAAGCAGTTGCAAAAATGTTAAAAGAACTGAAAGGTTATATTGATTATGAGCAAGAATAAATGGGGATTAGAGATGATGCCTAAAACTATTTGTGCTATTGATGCTAGTACTAATAGTCTTGCTTTTGCTTTGTTTGATACCGAACAAAAAACGTTGGGCACTATTGGAAAGATTAACTTTGAAGGTAAGGACACATACGAAAAGGTTATGGATGCAGGGCAAAAGGTTAAGGCTTTCTTTGATTACTATAATGGTTTTGAAGCAATCGTAATTGAGCATACTGTCTTTATGAATAGCCCTAAGACCGCTGCAGATCTTGCATTGGTTCAGGGTGCTATTCTTGGGGCAGCAGGTCAATCTGGAACAAAAGCCATTGGCAAGGTTGCCCCAATTACTTGGCAAATATTTTTAGGGAATGGTAAATTAACTAAAGATGAAAAGTTTTTAATAAGATCAAAGAATCCAGGTAAGTCAGAAGCCTGGCATAAGTCAAATGAAAGAGAAATAAGAAAACAAAAAACTATTAGGTTTATTAATATGCAATATGATAGAAATATAGTTGATAATGATGTTGCAGATGCCTGTGGTATTGGGCATTGGGCAATAAAAAACTGGGACAAAGCAATAGGAGATAATAAATAATGGCAGAGTTAAATGCAAACATACCACCAATAAACTGTTATGTAAGAGGAAACTACTTAAGAAACCATCAAGATAGCCACGACAAATATTTTGAGTGCGTAGTCTTTGGTGTTTCAAGTTTAAAGTCTAGAAGTCCACTATTTCATATTTTGATGCCAGACGGTGGCCTTTGGTGGAGGCTTCCAATTTCTGCCTTCTGTACTGAGCCAGGAGTCCCAGAAGTTGATCTACACAACCTGGTGCTATGGAATTCTTTTAGTCACCATATTGCGGTAACAAGATTTGAAAATTTAACAAACCTTAGAATGTCCTATATTGATAGAACAAAGACAATGCATAAAGGAACATATCTATTTACATTAGACTGGCATAACCCAGATAGCAATGTCTTAGATGATGGATATTCTGAAAGTCCTGCAGACCATAAATGTGGGCATGTCATTCAAAGAGATGATGGCAATTTTGCAATTCAACCTAATAACAGGGTCAGGGTATACGAACCTTCCTTTACGCTAGAAAAAGAGTATTTGATTGAAAGAATAATCAATGAAAAGAAGTATGACGTAGAAAATCAAGATAAGTGGATGATGGAAAACTCTAATAGGTTTAACTATGATATTGACTTAAACCAGGTTGACAAATAGCCATATGACTGCTAAACTGTATACATCAGAAGTCTATATGCGTAAGCGTTATCTTATGGATAAAAAGACTCCAGAGGAAATTGCTAAAGAATGCGGAGCCAGTGTTGAGACTATCTACGTATATCTTGCAAAATTTAATCTAAGGAAAAGCAAACGATGAAAAGATTTAAACAGTTATTGTTTACATTAATGCTGATTGGCTCAGCAGGACTTGCCTACGCTATTTTTACCATTAAAAATATTCCAGAGATTTTTGATTGGAGTTTAGATGAAGAGGTTGATGATGAGTAATGATCTTAACATTACTGTTGATCAGGTAAACCACCCTGTACATTACACAACAGACCCATCTGGAATTGAATGTCTTCAGATTACTAGACATCGCAATTTTAATATTGGAAATGCTTTTAAGTACTTGTGGAGAGCAGGAATTAAAGATGAAGCAAAAACTATTCAAGATTTAGAAAAGGCCATCTTTTATATTAAAGATGAAATAAATAGACTAGAGGGAAAGTATGTCAACTGAGACAGAACTTATTCAACATCTTGATCAAGTAAATCAAGTAGTTACAGAATACCTAAAAGGTAATGATCCAACAGTTATTTCTAAAGAGTTAGACATTCCACGTACTCGTGTTGTGTCTTTAATTAATGAGTGGAAGGTTATGGCGTCTGCAAATGATGCTATTCGTGCCCGTGCAAAAGAGGCTTTGGTTGGTGCAGATACACACTATACAAAGTTAATTACAAAAGCATATGAGGTTATTGATGAGGCAAGTCTATCAACAAACCTTAGTGCCAAAACTGCTGGAATTAAATTAGTATTAGACATTGAATCAAGAAGAATTGATATGCTACAAAAGGCTGGTCTTCTTGAGAACAAAGAACTAGCAGAAGAGATGATTGAAATTGAAAGACGACAAGAAGTTCTTGTTGGAATCTTAAGAGACATTGCCTCAGAGCATCCAGAAGTACGTGACATTATAATGAAGAGACTTTCTGTTATTGCAAAAGAAGGAGAAGTGATTACTGTTGTCCACGATGTTCAATGATTTTCTTGAAGTATTAAAAGAAAATCACTTTATTGAAACTCCAGTTGACGTAAAGACATTTGTCCAGTCACCTGACTATCTTGGTCAACCAATTTTATCTGACATTCAATACGAAATTGTTGAAGCAATGAGTCAGATATATCGTAAAGAAGATTTAATTGACATCATGGGTGATGTTGAAGGCTCAAGACATTTTGCCAAGTACACAAAAAATGAACTAATCCTTCAACTTGGCAAGGGTAGCGGTAAAGATTTTATATCAACAGTAGCCTGTGCATACGTAGTGTATAAACTGTTATGCCTTAAAGACCCTGCAATATATTATGGTAAGCCTGCTGGAGATGCTATTGATATTATTAACGTTGCTGTTAACGCACAACAAGCAAAGAACGTTTTCTTTAAAGGTTTTAAAACAAAGATTGAGAAGTCCCCTTGGTTTGCTGGAAAGTATAATGCCAAGGCTGACTCAGTTGAGTTTGATAAGGCAATTACCGTTTATTCTGGACACTCAGAAAGAGAATCGCATGAAGGTTTAAACTTGCTTATGGCAGTCCTTGATGAAATTTCTGGCTTTGTAAGTGAAGTTGCATCTGGCAATGAGCAGGGTAAGACTGCTGATAATATTTATAAAGCATTTCGTGGATCAGTAGACTCTCGTTTTCCAGACCTTGGAAAAGTTGTTTTGCTTTCCTTCCCTAGATATCAGGGTGACTTTATTTCACAAAGGTATGAATCAGTTATTGCAGATAAAGAAACAATTGAACGAACACATACCTTTATCATGAACGAAGACTTGCCCCACACTGATCCAGGAAATCAATTTCAAATTTCGTGGGACGAAGATAACATTCTTCAATACAAAATTCCAAGGGTATACGCATTCAAAAGACCTACATGGGAAGTAAACCCAACCCGTAAGATAGAAGACTTTAAACTAGCATTCTATACTGACCTTGGCGATGCAATGATGCGTTTTGCCTGTATGCCAACATACTCATCTGATGCTTTCTTTAAGCAAATTGACAAGGTTGAGAAGTGTATGAACACTAGAAACCCAGTAGATTCATTTAGAAGGTTTGACGAAACATTTGTACCAGATCCAGAAAAAACATACTACATTCATGCTGACCTTGCACAAAAGCATGACAAGTGTGCAGTTGCAATTGCTCACGTAGATAAGTGGGTAAATATTCAGGTAATTAAAGATTACGAACAAGTAGCACCAATAGTAGTAGTAGATGCAGTTGCCTGGTGGGAGCCAAGAGCAGAAGGCCCAGTTAATTTATCTGAAGTAAAACAGTGGATTATGAATTTACGTAGACAAGGTTTTAATATTGGGATGGTTTCTTTTGACCGTTGGCAGTCATTTGATATCCAAAATGAGTTGCAGGCCGTTGGAATTAGGACTGAGACAGTCTCTGTTGCCAAGAAGCACTATGAGGATCTTGCTATGATGATTTATGAAGAGCGTGTTTCTATTCCAAGAATCCCTATCCTATTAGAAGAAATGTCAGAACTTAAAATCATGAAGGGCAATCGTGTTGATCACCCCCGTAAAAAATCTAAGGACTTGGCAGATGCCGTTACTGGTGCGGTATTCGGAGCGATATCACACACACCAAAGAATAATAATACAGAGATAGAAATTCATACCTGGTCATCATCTGCGCGAGTTGCAGAAAGGGACGAACGTATGGTAGAATTAGATAATCGGAAAATGCCTGACGATGTTAGGGATTTTTTAGATGGTTTTAATTTAATATAATATTCTGGTCAAAGTATCAGATAAAACTAACAAGGAGAAAAATGAATTCATTTAAAAAGATTAGTCTAGTCCTGGCTGCAGCCTTGGCTTCTACGGTTCTTGGTACGGCAACTGCACAAGCAGTTCCTACTATTGCAGTATCTGTCAGTACAGTTGCAGATACAGATGCAAATACATTAGCAGGTGCGGCAGTAGTAACTGTTCCGTCTGACAACAAGGTAGACGCTGCGGATGCAGTTAAGTTTGCCCTAACAGGTGTTGACACAGGAACAGTAGTTTCTGTTGTAACATCGGGAGCACTTATTGTTCCAGCACTGTGGGCATCAACTGCCCCAGTCACATCTGCTTCAGGAGTAACATCATACTCAGTTAATACTGGAACAGGTACAACAGCAGAATTTTATGTTTACACAAAGTCAACTGCTACAGGCACTGTAACAATTACCAATGGCGGAAACACATATGTATACTACGTAAAGGGAACCGCTGGTCCTGCATACAACATCTCACCAGTAGTTGCTCTATCAGCAAATACTTCAAGCGTTGTTGAATACTCAACTACAGTTACAGATATTTTTGGAAATGTACCAGCAGGAACTACACCAGTAGTTACTGTTGTAGGCGCAACAGTTTCTGTATCATCTGGATCTTCGGATGCCTCTGGCATTTCTAAGGTATCTGTTACATATCCAGTAACAGCAGGTAATGCTGCAATTGGTTTTGCTATTACAGCAACAGATGTTGATGGACTTCCAGTAGCAGTTAAGTCTGTTACAAAGTTTGTTACAGTTTCTGATCTTGCTACAAGCAATGCATCACTTACTGCACAACTAGCAGCCTCAGTCGCTGCTCGTGCAGCAGATGCAACAGCAGCAGCAGCAGCAGCCACTGCTGCTAAAGCAGTAGCAGATGCAACACTTGCAACAGCAACTGCAGCACTTGCAACAGCAAATGCATCACTGGCTAAGGCAACTGCAGACGCGGCCCTTGTAAAGGCAGCGGCAGACAAGGCACTTGCCGATGCAAAGGCAGCAGCAGATTCAGCAACAGTTACCGCTAAGGTAGCATCTGATCTAGCAACAGCAACTGCAGCAGCAAAGTACAAAGCGGAATACAATGCACTTGCAACTAAGTGGAACAAGAAGAATCCAAAGGCTAAGGTTACTCTAAAGAAGTAACTTAACCTAATAAGTTAGAGGGTTGGCTAAGTGCCAGCCCTCTTTCTTTTTATATAAAAATGGTATAATAAACTTATTAGTCATATCCACCACTACGACTATATAGGGAGAAAAATATCAAAAACATACTAATCAGATCAGGATTGGTGGGGTTATTTTTAACATTATGGATGATCTTTTCTCCAGTAAATTTTTCACATGCCGAAGATGTTCCGCCCCCAGCAGAGCAGGTTGTAGTTAGTCCAGCACAGGTAGCAGTAAATACAGCCATTGCAACAGCCACCACTGAGGTTGCCCAAGCAGTTTCAGCATCAAATGCCGTAGCAGAGGTAGTTGCGACAGCGGTAACGGCGGTTACAGTTTCAAATACCGCGGTAGCAACAGCAACCACCGCAGTCACAACGGCAGTAGCGGCAGTTGCAGAAGTTACTAATACAGCACCAGTAGTTGCAACAGCAACAGTAGTAACGCAAGACGTTACTACCGCAGTTACTGCGGTAACCACAGCAGTTGCAGCAATACCAGTAACTGCAACAACAGCAACTCCAGAAGTTGTCGTTGCACAAGCAGCAGTTACCGCTGCAACTCCAGTTATAGTGGCGGCGGTAGAAACAGTGGTAGCAGCCTCTAACACGTTATCAGCAACTCCGATTACCACAGTTACACAGGTAGCCACAGCAATTGCAACAGAAGTTGCACAATCTGCAACAGCCTCTACTGCAGTTCAAGCAGCACAGACAGCAGTAACTGAAGCAACAGCAACGGTAGCAACGGCAACTACGGCGGTAGCAGCAGTAACTACTGCAACTACAGAGGCACAGACACAGTTAACTCAGGCAAATGTTGCAATTAATACCGCTCAAGATGCGGTAAATGCTTTGGTAGCCACAGTTGGAACAACATCAAATGTTTTAGCAAATACAGATGATGCGGGTATCCGCATGAATCTTCCATTTAATTTACAAATGGGTGGAGTCACATATAACAATGTTTATGTTAGTTCTAATGCAACAATAACCTTTGGAGTAAATGAAGGACAAAACTACTCCTCTACACCCAATGCCCCTTCAATTTCTGTAGCGGGGTATGACTGGACTACATGGAGTAATGGATCTGGTATTACTTATTCAACAACAACCAATACTCTATCTATTGCGTGGGACCTTAGAGTATATCCTCTTACTACCGCTGAGACACAGATGACTCAAGTTAGGTTTAATGCCGATGTTAACCCAGCAGATGGCGCATGGCAAGCAGATGTAAGTGTGACTGGACCAATACCAAATGGCGCTAGGTTTAACGTAAGAGAGACAACTGGGGGTGCCGTAACGGCTATTGCTAATACAAGCACTACTACAGGGTTTACTGGAACAATTAGTCAAGGCGCTGTATTTACTCCTACTCCTGATCCAGATAATGCAACAGTATTGGCAGCAATTGATACAGCAAATGCACAAATTGCTACATTAAACTCAGCAGTTACTGCAGTTGTTGCTACAAACACAGCAAATACAACAGCCGCAGCAGCAATTCCTGTAATTGCTACTGTTTCTGCAAACACCGTGACTGCATTAACAACAGCAACTACAACATTAACTACAAAAGTGGCAGATATTGCAGTTGTTTCAACAGCAGTGGAAGCAGTATTGGCAGCACCGACAGTTATTGCTGCAGCACAAGCAGTGATTAATGCAGTTCCTGCTCCCGCTCCCGCTCCAGAGCCTATTCCAACCACACCAGTAGAGCCACCAGTAGTTGCTCCTCCAGTAGTTGCTCCTCCAGTAGTAGAGCCACCAGTAGTTGCTCCTCCAGTAGTTGCTCCTCCAGTAGTTGCTCCTCCAGTAGTTGCTCCTCCAGTAGTAGAGCCACCAGTAGTTGCTCCTCCAGTAGTTGCTCCTCCAGTAGTTGCTCCTCCAGTAGTTGCTCCTCCAGTAGTAGAGCCACCTGTACTTGAACCACCTGCAGAAGAGCCACCTGTACTTGAACCACCTGTACTTGAGCCTCCTGCAGAAGAGCCACCTGTACTTGAGCCTCCTGCAGAAGAGCCACCTGTACTTGAGCCTCCTGCAGAAGAGCCACCTGTACTTGAGCCTCCTGCAGAAGAGCCACCTGTACTTGAGCCTCCTGCAGAAGAGCCACCTG